ATGTCAAGGGGAAGAAAGCCCAAAGATCCGGGGCGCACTTTTGCTTCTCTGTATGAGACGTTCATCAACTTCAAGCAGGCAGAGGGTTGTCGTGAGCGTACCATCGCGGACTATCGTTCTACGTTCAAGGACTTTGCCAAGTTCTTCGATGTCAACCTGCTCATCACTAATCCTAAGCTGTATGATGCTTTGATCGAGTACTTCAAGTCTAAAGCGGACAAGCAGCCGGCTACTTATAACAGGCCGTACTCTAACCTGCATGCGTTCTTTGAGTACTGTGTAGCGCGTTCATACCTGAAGTCAAATCCGCTCAAGGATCTCGGCCTGAAGAAGCGCAGGGATGACGATGAGACCATCCGCCACGTGGATGAGTCAGCTATCGATAAGTTGCTGAATGCTATCGACAAAAGGACGTATACGGGCCTGCGCGACTATGCTCTTATCCTTCTTACTCTGGACACCGGGATACGTCCCAAAGAAGCATTCGCCCTAACACTCAATGATGTTGACCTGGAGAAGCTGACGGTGCGCGTTCGCAAAGAAGTCTCCAAGGTGAAAAAAGAGCGGATCCTGCCTATAACTCCCATCACAGCTGCTGCGCTCAGTGAACTGATTAACAACACCCCGGAGGAGTGGGGCGACCTCATATTCTATTCCACTACCGGCCTTCCTATGACGACGCATATGTGGACAAAGAGGATGGAGAAGTACAGTGAGAAGATAGGCGCCAAGATAACGCCGTATTCTCTGCGCCACACATTTGCCATCATGTATCTCCGGAATGGCGGCAACCAGTTTGCCCTGAAGTACGAGATGGGGCACAGTACAATGACTATGACGTCGCGCTATGTAAAGCTCGTGCAAACGGATGTTGAGACTCAGCACAGGATCGCTTCGCCGGTTTATAAGCTGGTGCGGCGCCGGAGTCGCGGCATAAAAAGAGGCCCAGCCGAGACTCAATAACTAAATCTCCAGCTGGACCTCCTTACTCCTTAGCGACCTATTGCCTTTTCTATCAAAGCTGGTCATTACAAAATAGTGCCTACCAGTATCCATGTTAGGAACGGTGTACTGGTAGGCTTTTTTGTCGCGTACTATATCGAGTCTGTAGTATGGTCCACCGGCCAGGCGACTGTGCCATATCTCATAGCCGCTTGTATCAACCGCCCTTGCAGGGCGCCATGTGATCGTAATGTTGTATGTGTTCAGGAGGTACCACTGCGCTGCGTTTTCAAACATACCGTACCTGCACCTCATCCCCGGTTTTCGTCATGAAGTTGAAGAACAGGTACCCGTCTTCTATTGTGTAGTCAGTGTTTGGCGTCAAGAGCATGCCGTTTACCGATACCAGAGGTATGGAACCGTGAAGCGGTCCTGAAAGCTTAAAGCCGTTCTCACCGTCCACGATAACGACAAACGTCTCATACAGCGGTTCACGCCAGAGTATGCTTACCTGTTCCATCGCTTGATCTCCCCCTTAGGATGCATATGCTGCATATATGCAGGATGTGTTGAGATCTTTCTTCCCTTCTACCGGCACTATGATCGGCCTCCCATCTTCTGTAGCTATCACACCCAGTTCTAACAGAGCCTGAATAGCGGGGTATTTGGCCCAGCCCAGCTCGCTGTCTATTCCCTCATAGTCCCCCGCAGCGACAGCTGTATACACCAGCTCAAGGCTCTGCCTGGTCAGGGTCACACTGGGTGCCGCTGCTTTGACTATACCCTGGACATCGCGCCTGCCGTTGTACTCGTTTATGCTGAGCTCAAGCGCTATGTCCAAAGGCTGCTGGATATTGTCATAGTACCGTGCTCCGTCAAACCATACCGTCCACAGGTTTCCCACTTTCATCCTGATATGCTTTCCGTCTGCTGTCCGGGTGCTACAGGCGGGGTTTACGCCGCGCATCAAAAAGACGGGGACGGGATTGCCGCACCCGAACGGCTCAAGCATGGCAAGCTCGGCTATATCCTCGGGCGTGATCACTTCATCCGCATTCAGGATAGCGTCGATATCGCACACCGCCGGCGCGGGCGGCGGCACCACCTTGGTTAAGGCGTCTACAAAGTCGTGCAACTTGTCCTTCTGAATCGTTATACCAATCGCTGTCTTGTGCCCGCCGTAGACGGTGATGTGTTCCTTTACCTTACCAAGCATGCCAACAAGGTCGTACCCCTCCGGTGCGCGCCCGGAGCCTTTAAGCGTCTCCCCTTCGTCGGAAAACACTATGGTGGGCAGGCCGAACCGCCGCGATATCTTTCCAGCAACGATCCCCGCAACACCGTGCTCCAGGTTTTCGTCCGCTACGATTATGATTCTGGTATCGTCATCCACCTTTACTTTGGCTAGCGCAACTGCTTCGGCACTGTCGGTTGCTTCCTGTCTGTCCTGATTGAACCTGTTGATGGCCGCTGCAAACTCTGCTGCTTCGTCCTCGCTCTCCGCTATAAGGAGCCTGAACGCGTCATGCGGGGTGCTGAGTCTGCCAGGGGCGTTAAGCCGCGGGCCTATTGCAAAACCAAACAGGGTAGCGGTCGCGCGGCTCACTCCAGCGCTCTTCTTAAGCGCCTTTATCCATGGTACTTCAGAGGCATTCCATAACTCTATTCCCCTTGATACTATGTACCTGTTCTCGCCTATCAGGTCACACACATCGGCTACAGTGGCCACAGCCGCCAGAACGTATAGATCGTGCTCTATATCCTTGCCCGTGCTCAAGGCGAGGCCTTCTACGAACTTCAGCGCAAGCCCGGCTGCACAGTAGTAGTTATCCCTATCGCCGTAGTATTTGGGGTTGACGAGTGCTGCAGCGGGCGGCCTTCCACTCAGCGGCTCGTGATGGTCTATCACTATGACGTCAATTCCGGCGCCTTTTGCCTTTTCGCATACCTCTATATCGTTTGTCCCGCAGTCAAGAGCTATTATGAGCCTTCTGTCTTCCGCCAGAGCCTTATCTATAGCCTTCTCCTTAAAGCCATAGCCGTCTTTTCGAACAGAGAGAAGAAAGTCCACATCGCTCCCCAGCGACCTGAGGTATTTGTATACCACCGCCGCCGAACACACGCCGTCCGCGTCATAGTCGCCGTACACCAGAACCCTGCTGCCGTTCTTCAAGTGCTTCATCGTGAGCTGTACGGCTTCCCTCATGCCGGATATGGAATAGGGTGCGACATGTGTGTAGCTGGTCATAAAGCTTATGGCAGCGTCACACGTCTCAAACCGTCCCGCCGCCACGGTACCAAGCAGTCTGCCGCACCCTATCTCGCGTACAAGGTCGGCCGGGTCAAAGTTAAGCCGCCTTGCTCTCCAGATTGGATACCTCAATTTTATCCCCCCAGTATTGTTCCTTTGAAGTGATGCGTGCCAGGGCATTCGTGATACACACGCAGGGATACGACCGTGGTTTCAGGCAGCCGGGTTCCCCTATCAGCGACGTATGCTGTTCGAGAGTACGGCGATGTTTGAGCGACGTACCATGGCTCAGGATCGTTGCCCACGTACAGCCTGAACTCAGCGGAGCAAGTGCCAGTAGCTGTAAAGCCAACCATATACCTCAACCCATCGGATACCCATCTGCATATTTCGGTCTCGGTCCCTGGTTCAGCGGGTATCCCGATGTTGTTCCGTGCAAGCATCGGCCACTCTCCTTGACCATAGCTTCTTTCTGGCACTACTCCTTATCCTTACCACCCTGTTCTTAGGCACGCCGAGCATTGCGCTTATCTCATCATCGTTATACCCATTCTCATAGTACAACACGAGCACGCGCCTTTCAAGGGGGGTTAAGCTGCAAAACATCTCCGAGCATGTGAAACCCATAATCCAGTTCTCACCCAATTCCTTGTCGATTTCGTCCTCGGTTATGATGATCCTGTCCACTTCCGCCTCAATCTCGCTCACGGCATCCGGCTGTATGTACAGGTCGCTGTTTTCCTCGCTGTCCAGACAGGCGGCGCTGCGCATTGCAAGCGCAGCCGGATCGTTAATGAGCCGTATGACTCTTTTGTATGCCCTGTAGTGGAAGGCTTTACTGACGTACGTGTGGAAGAAGCAGCCGCGGTCGTTGCGGTACCGCTTGGCCATGGCGAGCAGCTCGCTTACAAGCTCGCTCCACAGGTCCTCCTCGTCAACCATGGCAAACTTACGTGCGACGTTTGCTGCGTGATAGTACATCACCTGCAGTCCTTTACCGCTCTTTCTGCTGCGTATCCGCATTATTCTCTGTCTGTCCTCATACTCTTTCACGAACAGACAAAGGAATTTCCTCATGTTCTTGTTGTAGTAGTCTATGTGCCCGCTCTTGAGCAGCTGTATGTAGTTCTTTAGGTAGCCCTTAAACGCGTCTATCAGCCCCAGGGCGGCATTGTTATCACCTGCTTGGTATGCTTTAACAAAAGCATCAACCTCTTCATAGGTGTACCTTTTGGTCTTATCCCTGTGCGGCATGTTCAACGGCTCCTCTCCCGTACAGAACTAGGTATGTATGACCCAAAGCAACTGCGTCTGTGATATCGTCTATGTACCTGCCTGCTGCGCCTGCTGTGATGTTGCCGTACATTGCAAGTACGGCTGCAGCGACTTGTTGCTTTGTTGCATTGCCTACCCCGCAGCACACCTTCTTTACTATGCTGGGAGGTAGGGTGACTGTTTTCACCCCTTCAAGTCCTGCAGCCGTCAGGATTGCCCCGTGAACCGCACTCAAGTAGTATGCCGTTTTCGCATTCCGTGCCGTATAGCACCCCTCTAGCACCACCACGTGTATAGCCTGGTTCCTTATCACATCAGTCACTTTGCTGAATATAGCGGAGAGCTTTTGTGGAAGATCGAGCTTGGACGGGACGGTGTAGACACCGACATCGCACACCGTCCCGTCCTTGAAAATACAGTAGCCAGTGTGGTTAAGTGCGGCGTCCAGCGCAAGGATGTTCTCCATCAGCTCACCTTCTTCTTACCCCTGCTCTTGCTCTTTGCCGCAGCTTTCTTACCCACCTCAATGATTACCCCAACCAGGTTGAATGCAGCGATGAGCACAGCTGCAGCCGCGAGCAAGGCGTTTACCACACCAGTGGTTATCCAAAACGCTGTCCAGTATGGGTGCACTGCACTGCCTCCTCTCTATACAACCATAGCAATGAGCTGGCGCCAGTCCTCGCCGAAGTGCATGACCATCTCCTCGTCCGTATAAGCCTCGTTCTTCAGCTTGGGCGGCTCCATGTCCATAGCTCTGTAATGCTTTGCCATGTGATCATATGCAGCCTCAACACCGGATGGTCTTACCTTCAGCAAGAATGCCATTGCAGCTATTGTCCCCTTTTTGTGCACGCAGAGTTCATTGTTCCTCACGTCATGATGCGGATACTTGTACGACCCGAAGTTCTCAGGATCTCCGTCAATTATCAGGAACCCCTGTGAGAACTTACCCCAGTTCATCTTCTCTTTCTTGCCCGAGCCGTCACTGCTCGCCCATTTGGCCATTCTCTTTCTTGCAGCACTGGCATCCCATATATCGCTGTCTATGACGGGGCCGCCTTTGTATGGAACCACCTTCTCAACAGCGAGCTCCTCTACCAATTCGCCTTCCTCTATTTTCCGTACCAGCTCCTCAAGCTCTTCCTTTGTCGGTATCCTGCCCGAGTCGCCGCTTACCGATTCAAGCAGCTTCTTCATTTCATTGGACAGCACCTTTATCGTACCGTCCTGGTACTCCTCCATGATAACCTCGCCAGTGTTGGGGTTTACTATCCTGATATAGCTCATGACCTTTCATCCCCCTTCTCAGATGGTAGTTTTGGTACATACTCCAGCAGCCAGTGACCGCTGGTGCACAGCGCCCTGTACGGGCATCCTCTCTGGCATCCGCCTATGGACGGATAGAATATGCTTTCTGATATGGCCCTGGCGATGGACCTTACTATGTGCTCCATAGCTTTGTAGTCCCGGCTCTGTATTGCCGCCTCGCTGCTTGTTCCCGTGCTAAGGTAAAACACCGTAGCTCTTGTGACCGGTCTTGACACTACGCTCCTGCACGCCGTCCATGCTGCTATTACTTCAATATCACTTGACAGCGGCAGGTCGGGGTTGGCCGGGTTTTCGTCGGAGAACATCAGCAGCTCCAGCTCGCCGGTGGCATTCCTGCATATCGCATCCACCCTGCCGCTTATCTTCACCCCTTCAACCTGTATGCTGTACTTCTGCCCAACAACTAAGGGATACAGCGTTGTCTGTTTGAGAAACTCGTGGATTGCAAGGCTCTGCTCAAGCCCTCTTGCAATTGACTTTGGGGAGAAGCTCCTAAGTCTCTTCTTCCCGACCACCGACTTCAGTACGGTATTGTATGCATATCGCACATCAGCCCTTGTCGGGAACCTGTCCTGTGCTGCATACAGGATGAAGTCTCCGACCTTGCGGATGCACAGCCTGAGCAGCTCATCCGCGCCCGGACTGGCATCTATGTTCTCTATATGTTTGAACCTGTAAAACAGCGGGCATGTGCAGTAGTCCTTCAGCTGCTTGATGTCCAGCACCAGCTGTTGGCTATTTCCTTGGTTCAACGCCGGGCGTGCTTCTGTCGAGTATGTCTTCGATTGTGTTGCGGACGCACTCCCAGTGGACGCTCCATTTCTTCTCATAGGCTGCTATCCTCGGGTTACTGTTGTACGTGAGTATTTCCTTGTTGCATACGATGCAGATTTGCTTGTTCAAACCGCAGTCCCCCCTTTCTGCTTGCCAGCGTGAGCTCAATATAGTCCCTGCAGTTGTTCATAAGCCAGCGTATTATCCTGTGCTCAGACATGGGCCTTTCACCATAAACATCACACACCTTTATACCAGGCGTGCTCAGGTAAAGCTCTATGTCGTCAAGCACGACTGCCCCACCTCCAGCAGGTCCCACCACTGCCACCGCGGCATTATGGCCAGCAGCTCAGCCCTGGGCTTTCGTCTTACCACCATGCATTTGATATCATCACTCTCAAGGCCGGATGTTACAGTTATGCCGTACGGATAGCTGATGCTGCTTATAATCCCGCGGTGGAATGTAAACAGAGTGCTCTTGCTGTGTGATGACGTTATCAGGTATACATCCTCAAGCGGCTCAATAACCGTACTCGTATCCGGGTGGTATAGACTGTACGCTTCAGGATAGTTAATCTCATCGGCCAGCCTGATCAGCGCAAGCGCGTAGCCGTCCACCACTTTGTCACCTATACACTCTATGGTGCCCGGAACGCTGTGGACGTGGGTAAGCAGGCCTTCACCGCTCGGCTCGTACCGCACCATCCACAGGTTAACGCGCTCGTCGCGTATATCATCCGGTTCCACTTCGCACAATGCGTAGGTGGTGTAGCCAACCTGTCCGGGGCTCTGTCTTGAGCTTATCACAGCGCCCTTCCACTTCATGTCAACCATTACGGCGGGGTATATGAATCTCTTGTATGCTGCGTCCTGCAGCTGTACTGTGTTGTCCACTACAAGCTTTGGCCTTCTGCCACTACCTGGTCCGCCCAATTACTCATCACTCCTCCTATTACTGTGTACTCAGCGGAAACTTGGGTGAGAAGTTTTCGCGCCTTATCATTAGCTCACGGTCACGCTCCGAGTGCTGGCATAGCGGTATCGGACAGTCCTGACACTTTACAAACAGGTGTGAGGCCTTCACCATGCACTTATAGCATATTGGGCATGGATGATAGCGCGGACAGTTGCGCTTTCTAGCCTCCTCAGGCCACACGTTCCTGTATGACACTATGGTGAACTCCTCACTGCTCATAATGCGTGTTACGCACCTCCTCTACTTGATATCGTGATGCACGATGTCGAGGTACTTCCTGTGCGTTGCGTCATCCGGCTCCTTCATGAGCGACAGCTCGGGTATAAACTCGAAACAGAGCCGCCCCTTGAAGGAGTTGTACTTGTTCTTTGCGACGTGTACCTCGAATACAGGATAGCGTGCAAAGTCGTTCGGTGGATACCAGTAAAGGTTGCTCTGCTCACCCCGTGCACCAAGGTCGTTGTAGCAGAGCATTATCGACTTTGCCTCGTACCTTATCTTGATTGATTCCCTTATGTCATCAAGCTGCGGGCGCCTTTGGCCGTTCAGCTTCCGCAGCTCGGCTGTGCACACAATCGGTATATCAAGCTCGTTAGCAAGGTCGGACAGCGCCTGGGCTATGTACTCGTATCTTCCGTTCTCGCTGTTTATCCTCACATCCGGCAGTACGTCATGGAAGCTGTCCACAAACACGACCAGCTGCCATTCTTCACCCAGCGTCCCTAAGTCCACCTTTCTCTGCCTCACTATTTCACACAGAGAGCTGATCATGCCTGCAGCAGCACCGTCCAGTATCTCGTACTTCAAAGCGCTGTTCTTGATCGTGTCTATAGCCTCAACCACCTTTTTGTACACGCCGGGGTTCTTTTCCCAGTTCACACCCGCCTGTTTGACTGTGTTTATCGGCAGCCCGGATATGTGTGCTGCAAGACGGCATACCTTTTCAAACTTGGTATCGTCCAGCGTTATGTCGATCACGTGCACATACTCGTTGTTCTTCACTATCTGCCACGCGAGCTGGCTTGCGAAGGCCGTCTTACCCATGTTGGCCTCCCCGGCTATGATGTGCAGTCCGGGCTGCAGGCCATGCAGCGCAGCGTCCAATCGCTTAAAACCCGTAGTAAGCCCTTTTCTGCCGCGCTCGATTATCGCCATTATCGCGTCCAGTTCCGCTATTGTTTGCTCTATCCATGGAAACTGCATTTCGGTAGTGTTCAATTTCGCATCCCTCCGGTTCACACAGGTCTAGGCTCTTAAACGTCCTACACCCGTACGCGTACTGGTTTCTGTATGCTGATCTGACGGTGGCTTCAATCTCATCGCCGTTCATCGGCGGGCTGCACTTGTTTCTACCCCAGTCAAGCAGTATCTGCAGCGCTTCTCCATACTCCATACCACACTGGTAAAAGTAGCTTGCCAGCGCTATTGCCGTGTTGTTTCGCCTGCCGAGCACCGCGCCTTCAGCAAGCGCCTTCTTAACGCACGGCGCTTCGTACTTAAACTCCTTCCTTCTGTCCCGCTGCTCTATTGTCATGCTCGACACCTTTGCTTTTGCCTTTGGTGATACAGGCACACGGTCCGGCAGCGGGTTCGGCCGCGGCTGTCCAGCCAGCTCGATTATCTCTCTGTACGAAAGGTTTCTGATCTCGTCATAGTACAGCCGCACCTTGTACAGTCCCGTTGCTTCATGCATAGTGTTTGGCAGCCTGAGCAGCCGTGACCTGTCGTATATCGCCGTGTCGATACTGACTATCTTCCTGCTTTGTGCCGTTGACGCTATCTCCTTAGCCAGCAGGCGAAACACCTCGTTTATGTTCTCAGAGGGCTCCAGTCCAAAAATGCGGGTGGGCACCAGGATGGTGAGCCCTTTTTTGCCGGAAAAGTAGCTCAGTACGTAGTCCTTCCTGATGCCGTAGAACGCATCCAGGATGTTGCATACAAACAGGTAGTCCCTCCTGATTTCCACCCATGCAGCCTCGGTAACATCCGGATCGCTTGACGTCAGGTTGCTGTTGTCAAGATCGATGTAGAAGTACGGCGCGTACATTGCACCAGACTTGTCCTTGCTCTTGTATATGTACGCCGTTGCAAACATGGCCTTTGGTCCGTACTTCCTTATAAACCATGCGGCTTCTTTTCTGCTGCCTGCCGTGAAGCGTATGAACTTGCCGTCATCTGTCTTGTGTGCAAGCTCGATGTACCTGAACTCTTCATTCATGCCCGAGCCCCCTGTATGGCCCAGCGATTTCCTTCTATCTCAATTGTATCACAAATGAGACACGGTGTCAAGCAATAGAAAAACCAGCCCCTGCTTACTCCTGGGCTGGTTTTACTTGTCTAGCTTCTTTTCACTGCTATGTCCCATAACACGTCCAGCTTTTCCAGCATGCGCTGTGTGAACCGTGACTGGTCCTCTATAAGCCTTTCTAGTCTGTTGAGCATGTTTGTTTGGCTATCAATGACTGCTGACAGTGCATCAAGCTTTTCAGCGAACTGTTGAATGGTGTGCTCTATGGCATTGTTGCTTTTAACCAGGGCAATGAGTATCTTTGCCAGTATGACCATTACGTATATCAGTACGGCCAGTGCTATGTAGGCGATGCCGTACTGCCCCAGCATATCGAGCGGAATGTTTGGGAACTCCACCCCATGCACCCCCTGTATGCTACATTTAAGCTCCGGAACTGTCTTGGTACTGCAGTGTTATTCCCGACACGACGGGTCGCAGCAGCTCATCCTCCGCTTCTACCTCCAGTATGACCTTTATCTTGCCGGACTGGACTGTAGCCGGGAGTGCGCTGCTTGGCAGCGTCTGTGTCCCGTCGCTTATGCTCACTGCAGCCTTCCCGCCGTTTTTCACGTCCACTGCTGTGGACAGTATCCTCCACGGCCCGTTCCCCTGCAGCTCAACTTCAGCGGTGAACACCGCCGGTTCAGTTGCAACCACTGCTCTTTCCACGGCCAGCACCGCCAGCCCGAGATGAAACTCCGGCTTGCCGTCCAGCCATACGGGGTTCTTTTGTATAAGCTCGACACGCACGGCATCCGCCGCTGTGGGCCTGGTGGTTATAAACACTGCACCATCTGTTGGAAGAAGGTCCGTATGGATGGGTATCCACTTGGACTTGTGCCTGTATTCAACTGTGTTTATGGTAACGCCATAAAGCGGGAACGGCACTATCCTGAGCTGATTAAACTCCGGCTTTTCCAGGATGTTTACCGGCAGCTCTACGGTGTACACCGCCCTGGTACCGCTGTCGGAGCTGTACGGCACGGTCCTCCACCATGGTCTGTAGCCGTAAAGCGCCCCTTCGGGCGGCGTCTCCCTTATCGTCTTTCCATCGGCAGCGGGCTCCACGCTTACCTTAACACTGGCAGGCAGTATCTCGCGTCCGTCTTCCGCCTCTATCGTGATGCATGGCAGTGTCTTCTTCGCCATCACGCTTCCCATGTTAAAGCGCGGCATGATTATTCCGCTCCCCGCTGCAGTGAACCTGTCAATGCTTATGCGCTGCTCCCAGGTGCCGTCAGCTTTTCTCTTGGGCGCATTGAGCAGGCTCATCAGCTCTGCTATCTTACCGGTTATGGCTATCTCCTGCAGCCTTGAAGCGGTAATCAGCATGTCCGTATCCGCACTTATACTGTTGTACATCTTGTAGAGCTGCTCTATATCACTAGCCGTACTCTTGATGAAGTCGTTCAAGTCCTGGCTGTTACTGCGATACGGTATCAGTCTTTCGTGCATTTATGAATTCCCCCATGACTATAGACTTCGCAAGCGTGTCGATCATCAGGGCCAGCTCGCTGGCGAAACTCTCTAGCCTCTCAATATCACAGCGTATGTCGTTCATCATCTGGTTAACCTTGCGGCTTTCCATTGGTCCCCTGTACCTATGATTGACAAGTCTCATGACCGGTACTGCCATGGTTTTTACCTCCATAACAATGAACAGCCGTAGAGAATCGGGCTTGCTTCGCCTGTCACGCTCTTCATCTCAATCATGGCCCTGACCATGAAATCATTTCCTCTATTCGTATAATACCTGCACAGAAACCTTAAGGGACCATCGGCTGTTCTGTCCTGTTTGATGTAGAGAGAACTGCCGTCAAATCCTATGCTTTGCTCAGCGGAAACATCACCGTGGATCAGTGTGCGCATGTCTACAACATTGAGGGGACCGCGGAAGCCGCATACCATTCCGTCAACAATGTCGACGGGAAAGAGCAGGCCAAACACGCCATCCGCCGCAGGCTTTACAATAACCTCAAGCAGGTTCCAACCTTTCTTTAACCGTAGTGTATAGACTCCGTCCTGCGGCACCTGCTCTATTAAGTTCAGGTAGACTGAGGCTGGCACACCGGCCGGCTGTGGCGCCCATGACTCAATGACGCAGCCGGTATCGCTGGTGACGAAGATGTGCGTTGAAAGCCTGTAGATTCGCCCTGCCCGGATTTGAAGTACTGCATCCGCATCGATGTAAGCGCGGTCCGCAGTACCCGCCGTCTCGTACCAATCCCTGAGCGTGCAGCCATCATGCTCTGCCTGTTTGGATTCGACAACAAACATCCGGTATGCGCTGTATACCCTTATACTGTTTCTTATTGGCAGTTCACTGAACTCGTATATCCTGTGGATGCCTTCCTGGTCTGTCGCGGTAAACAGCACTTCTTCCTGCAGCTCCTCGTCCAGCTTATGGAGCTTCATCCACGCTCCGCTCTCCGCTTTGTACCACTCTACCCTTTTCCCGCTTTGATAGCCGATGTACATATCCGCACTGCAACCAGGGGGTAGGGCGATATCGGGTTTGATGCACACCTCCGCGCCCTTGGGCGGAACTGCTGGCGTCACATATATCCCGCTGCGTGAATACCTGTTCAGATAAGCGGCGATGCTGCGTATGAACAGATAGTTAGCCATTGAGTTTTCATCGTCGTAACCGGTCTTCCTGAACACCACCTGCAGTTTCTTGACGGCTTTCTGCGGGAACACGAACAGAGATGAGTGCTTATCAGTGGCGCTTACCTTACTGTCATCGACATATAGCGCCACATCGTCTACTTTGCCGCTGTACTCCACCGCGATAGCGTTGCACTCTACGGCAGTCTTAAACTCCACGTCGACCGTCAGTGTTATATCGCTCGACCCGGCAATTGTCACAGCCCAGCCGTCCGAGTCTTCCTTTACTATGCTGCTGAAGTCGCCCGTTTGCTTTACTGTGCAGGTTCTGGGGTTCACCTGCCAGTAGACCGATGCGCTGCTTATGTCAAGCCTGGCGCACCAGCCGTTCTCCTGCTTCACCGTTGCGCACTGCTTGAGGTAGTCTATCTCACATGTCGTCTCGGGTAGATTTTCTATGTCACGCTCGAATAAAAGCGGCTCGTAACTGAATGTGAATACATCAGCATCCACTGACGCGCTTGCCAACCTGGCCACGGCCTCCCTTGACTGCAGCTTCAGCTCGGCTTTCTTCAGCACACTGTTGCCCAGCAGCTCTTTTACATCCGTCACGCTCTTTTGTACTGCCTCTATCCAGAGGTTAAGGGCGTCTATTGCCTCCTGCCATTCAGCGGGGGATGCAACTTCGCCCGGTGTTATAGCCGGCGGATGGAACGCAGCTGGAGCGGGGGCTGTCTCTTTTCCCGGCGGCAGCCCTCGCCTAACAGCCTCTACCCTTTTCCGGGCATCACTGATCACTCTTGCTGTATGCCTGACGCTCATAGCAGCGCATCCCTACCTTCCGCATCCCTCGCCTCTTCAACAACGACTGTGTACCCCGTAACTATGGGCGAGACGTATTCGCCGTGTTCAATGTCCGGCCGGCGCAGCTTTATCCTTACCCTGAACGAGTCAGCGGTCTTTGGTATGTATATAGCGCTTTTATCCATCAGAAAGTCCGGTGTATACCCTGACAGGACAATCTTGCGCGCAAGCCCGAATACCGCCGCTTCTTCGTCGTTTCCGGCTATACGGTGCCATGTGGCGCCATCGTCAAAGCTTATCCCCACTTCGGCCAGTCCGTCCCTCTTCAGCGCCTCGGGGATGATATACTCAACATCTACGCTCAAAGACTTGATGCCGCCGTCAATGTGGTACGGCTTTGACACGTATTCAGATTCCTCAGCGTATGTGTTTGCAAACAGGGAGATGTCTCTGATTCCTATGCTGTACCTTAGGGCGGGCAGTATCTCGGCGGCGGGCTGAAGAAACAGCTCGTCTATAACTGCCTGCTCGTCGAGCGATTCCTCACCTTTTATGTACTCCGGTGGTCTTATGTCGCCAGTGGCGGGGTCGTACCTCATGCCGAGCTTGCTTACGGAGTACACCTTATCGGGAAGCCCTATGGCTACGCTGTAGGGATAGGCTTGCTTTATCCGCATCCTTACCTTTTTGGCGTACTGCGGCAGGCACGGCACCATGATTTTGTCGCTTAGTCTACCTCCTTGCAGGCTCTGCCGTAGACCTTTGCAGTCGTCCAGTGTGGCTGATACAAGGTACGGCGGCCTGTACCACGGTGCCGCCGGTATAAACGGGTTGACTATCATACCGCTCACAATCTCCGGCGCTTCAAGCTCCATCTCGATATCGAGCACCAGCGGCTCCTGGTCAAATGATAGCCAGTACAGCCATTCCGAAAAGCTGGTGTTCCTGTACTTGTACCCCTGCAGGCCAAACAGCCGTTCATACTCGAACCATGTATCGCTTTTCCCATCAACCATGTATTTCGGATCAGCGTGTAGACCGTCTTTGGCATGGTACAGCCCGCTTTCTTCATATACAACATGCGAGTTTCCGGGCAGGCCGTTACCTGCTATTCTAACAGAGGATATTGACAGCTCGGTGCTGGATAGCCTGCGCAGCGAGAGCGCGCCGATGTGCGACACAATCTCCGCCGGCTCACCCGCTATGGCGTCATAGTCCATGCTGCTGGTATCTACAAAAGGCTCCCTGATTACCGTTAGAAAGCCGCTCCTTAAGCCATCATAGTCCACGGAGCTGCTCCTTAAACTGCTTATACGGGCATACATCTCCTTCAGCTTTACTGCCACCTCGGCGTTCCTTACAGCGATAAGCTCTTTGATGCCGTCTATTTCGTCTATAATGCTGTCCATCCTTTGCTTTACTTCTGCTAGAAAGGCTTCGAATTCGCTGGCAAGCGGATAGTCGTAAAGACGCATTAAAACGTCAGCCTCCTGTTGGCTAAAATGCATATCTTATTCACAATGGGCGTCATGGATGCTGCGCGGGCCGTGCCCGTTCCGTACAGGACAGCCCTTACCCTGACAACTTCCGGTAGGGCGCGGTACGTGACTGATATCTTGTTAAACTCGTTGAGGACGGTATCAAACTTGAGCACTTTGCCGCTGACTGTGTAGTTTATACTGCCGCTCCCGCTCTGATGCCCCTCTCTGTACGGGGTTTGATTGTAAATACCGGGCTCCCCGGGGTACCGCGGCTGTGTCAGAAGTTTCCCGTCAGCAGTGTGGATTGACACCCTGATGGGAACATAGCCTGAACTTAAAACCGATGGATCCCAGTCCGGAGGCATGCTCTTCACGGTATTGCGGTCAACATACGGCATTCGACTGAGGTACACAGCCCCGCTTTCGTCGGTACCGCTGAACTCCTCCGTAACCTCTGTTATAAACCCAAGTGCGGGCGCTTCGTATGCGGTCTTTTCCGGGACGTATACGGCAATAATTGGACCTTTGGGCGTGCGCTTGAACGTTATTCTCCTGTTTGACGACAGTACATAATCCGTACCGTACTGAAGGATGCTGCCCTCTGCATACAGCACCAGGCCGTGCTCAACGTTAAACCTTAAATCAGCGACAGGGCTGCCGCTCTCGATACGCATTTTCACGCGCTCGCGCACACTGGCATTGCCGTCGGGCACTATCGGCAGCCACGTCCTGCCATCAAATGAAACGTCGTATTCCACCACGTCAGACGCACCGGAGAGGACCTCTTCTGTGCGGAGCTGTACAGCAATGGTATCATGGGGAAGTTCTATCGGAGCGGATATCCACTCTGCCGATGTGGCATATCTGTTTAAACCCACAAACATCCTTCCTATAGCATACTCGTACTCGTACCATACCTTCCTCAGTTTAGCGCTCTCCACGCGTCTGTAGTGTCTCTGGTTTATGACAAACTTGAGCTTTCTGGCATATACTAGCGGAAAATGTAGCGTCGTCCTGCCTGATACGAGCATGCTGCCACCGGCAAGGCCCGTGCCGTCGGGGGAGACCACGGCTATCACTTCGCCTGCCGTGTTCAGGCACTCCACGACGACAAGATCCATTGGCAGCGCTGAATATGACTCAAGGCTGATGGTATTGACCGGCTGCGGCACCTTAAAGCTTATCGTGAAGATACAGGGCACGCCTGATGTGATATAACCGAGCTCTTTCCGTGGCTCTAGCCTGGTTATGTCGTCAGTCTTGACGACCATTCTCCATATACCGCCATCCTCGATGTTCTGTATTCCATTGTCGGAACAGTTTCGTCCGTGAACATACTCCAAGGCTACATCCGCACTGTCGAGTGCATTCAATGATTCTGAAACGGGCAGGGCTATAGAATCGCTGCCGAGACCGGTGCTGAATACCGGCAGTTTCGAATAAAACGCCGGTGAAAACTCTGTATTGATAGCCGGTATAACCTCTATCACGTTACCCGACTGTACGTTGAATACCCCGGTACTGTCCATTACCTGTATAACCTTACTTGCCTCGGCAGCCGAAGAATAGTTAAAGCGCAGCACAGCCGCCTCCAGCTCGTCAACAGCCTTTATGCAGTCATTGAGCGTTGCTTCTATGCTTGCCCAGGTAGATGCCACTTCATCTACGTCTATAAGCCCGGAAAGGCGCTTTGGTGTTATCCTGTTGACAGGTGTATCTGGAAGCTGAAAATCAAGCATGCTCTAAACCCCCATCTGTATGCCTATCGTGTCAACTACGAAGTCAGCAGCTCCGAGAGGTATCAGCTCGAACTTTATACGCGGCTGGCTGCATGTAAAGTCTGTCTTGTATATCGCATAAGCCGTGGTACCCACGTCCGCAGCGGTTATGTTAATCGACTTGATAATGCTGCTGCCCTCTTTGATGTTGAGCATTGCAATACCACCAACTGCCTGCTGCAAGGCCCGCATTCTGATGTACAGCCTGTAGTTTCCAGGATGTACGATCTCGCCCGATGGACAGTCTATCATATTGACTGATACATTCCTTGGTATAAACGCAGCAGCGCCGGTGCATGCGTTTCCGTCCGGTATAACCTGCGCTGGCGGGATGCAGACTTCGCTTGCAAGCCAGAGCATGGACGTGACCGGTCTTCCGATTCCCTGCATGTTCTTGTATTCAATTGTGCCGTCAACCTTGAGGTTGCCTTTTATGCTGACTGCACCGCCCGCACCGTCAACCATTACGCCGCCCAGGTTCAGGCTGCTGGTGCCCAGCATATCAACCACGTTGAGCCTTCTGAACTCAAAGCTGGCACTTGAATCAATGTGCTCTGGCTTGATAGCACCGCGCTTTATCGCCGTACTGTCAACCTTTATTGCCGTCTGTACAGGAGTGGAAACCTCGTCCACTTCATCTGTAAGGTTTACTCCTATGTCGTAATAGCCGCCATATTCCCTGTTGCATATGATGAACTGCACCGTGTTCCATCCGGTATTAAGGTGCAGCACTACCGTCTCGGCTGGTCCGGAAGTGTTGTTGCCCGACATTGCCTTTACAAGGTTGCCGTTGAGGTAGACCACAAAATAGTCGTCGTGCAGCACGTTGAGGTACACGTCTTTTTCGGAGCTGACAAACAGCTGGATTGTGTACCGCTTGATAACGCCCGGCCTGCATGTTTGGTCGGGCCACTTCCTCAGTCTCGCGCCCTCAAAGTGCTCATATCCTACAAACACTCTTTTGTTCTGTTCGGATTCAAACAGGAGGTTGGTGGGCATTGTATATGACGCCTCAACCTCTTCAACGAGGAACGCTGGCAGCAGCTGCTTTACGTAATCGGCGGATACCCCGCTGTCGGTCCCGTTATCAGCCGGTGACAGGCTGCTTATTTCCCGCTCCAGTGCCTGTATCTGCGTGACAATATCGCTTATAACGGCATTTGCCGCGTTTATTGCCGCTGCAAGCTCGGCTGCCGTCTTGGCAAGCTTTTGCTGTTGGCCGTACAGCTTGTAGCAGAACTCTATTCGCTCCTTCTCCTCTTTAAGCAGCCTCTCAAACAGCTTGCTTTCTACCGGCGAAAGCACCTTTACAAACGAGTTCTCGTTAAGCTGCTGTACACGCATACTCTAACGCACCTCTACCCTTTGAATATCTACGCCTGCCACAACAGTGTCCGTGGTACCGTCTGCGAACGTGTATTCCTGCCAGTCAAGCACTGTTTTTACACTGCTCTGTATTGCACCGTCCGCAAAATGCTGCACGTAGACTTCCTGTAATCTCTCGCCGCTGTACACCAGGTCTGCTGTGAACCGCTCGCCTTCCACCCTCACTACTCTATCCTCCTGGGCGGAATCGCGGAGGAGTCTGATATATCCCACTCCGGGTAGGAGCTCGACAGGTAGGTGTTCCCACCACAGGACGTTCTTGACTTCTGATACAAGGTCTATCTTGTCGTTTTCACCCGGTTCGCCGCTGTGGCGGTGTATCTTTGGGTGATGGTCGTCGGGCCCAATCTCCAAAAGCTCGCTGTGCTTAAGCTGCGGCTTTATCTCGGGCGGCTGCGGCGGGGGCGGCAGCTCGAGGTCTTCATAGTCGATGACCACGTCCGGCTTTCTGTCAAGGTCTACAGCTATCGTCTGGTCAAAGTAGAGGACCGCCCATGCATATATCCTCGGCCCTGTACCTTCGGCTGTTCTCGAGAGCCTTGCCCTGAAATAAAGCCAGCTCCCGTCAGTCCTCAGTTCAACCACCTTGCCGCTGTTCGCCTCTACTGTCTGAAAATCGAGGCCATTGTTGGATACCTCGAATACCACTTCGTCGCCCTGGTCGGCGAAATAGTCAACGAACAGCAGCACCTTCTTTATGTTGCAGCCGCTGCTTGGCTTGTACCCTTTTGATGTGACAAAGCCGCGAAAGCTGCCCGGCTTTAGTACCACACTCCGCTCATCTTCGCTGTACTCAATCCCGAGGCTATTGTTCATGTCAATCTTGCTTCCGTCGGGTAAAAGCTCGAGCCACATAGCGTTCACGTCGGGATGATGCTCGAACGCGTCAATGGCCATCCTGAGAAAGTCTTCATCCTGCTGGCGGAACGCCTCGCGCTGTAGCTCAAGCGCTATCTCCCGCAGCACGTTTATGTCTTCGGCAGATATTACCTGTCCTATATTGTCAATTGTGGGGATCAGTTCACGAAACCTTTCAAGTCTCTTTATATCCAACTTGGCTGCACCTTCCTTTCGGGATTAGCTGTACTCAACATTGATTATCTCCGGTGCGTCGGGCGGTACTATATCGTCCGTGTTCACCTCTATTGTTACGGGCTCTGATTCGTTGCCAAGACAGTCGACCGCCGATATGCTGTAAGTGTATGTCTGATATGCCTCGACGCTTGAGTCGGTAAATGATGTGCTGGCCGTCTCGCCCAGTACCACCGTGGTACCGTCCGGGTTCGTACGTCTCACTATATACTTCACCGCAATCCTGGGCACTTCAATCGGGCCGACTGCGTCCGACGGGTCAGAATACGCTCCGAGCGCCGAACGGGTTATAACCCTGTACATACCGCTTATGCCAACAGCAGTGTCCGGCCCTTCCAATGATATAAGTACTGCACCGCCATGCTCACCATCTGCGGGGATTATCTCCGCCGCTGCGCTCTTCGGTGGCGGCATCGGACCGGCAAATGATGGCGCATCCTCGAAAAACAGCTCCATTGTCTCGCCTATAACTTCCCATGTCGTTCCGCCATCCGTGGACTTTTGTATGATGAACGGCACGTCGTCCAGTGCCTGGTCCAGTATTACCGTGCCTATCTCCGACGGCCACGACCTGTTACCATACCTGTCTGCCGCAACGACGTAGTATCTATAGGTGGTGCCTGCGGTGAACGGCGGCAGGTCATATTCTATCCCGACATAGCCGGTGCTCATGTTCGTTGACAGGCGAATATTTCTAACAGCAAGAGGTGGGGAGTAGTCTACGGCGGGCGGGGCCATCGGTGTTACCCCGCTCTGCTCTACACTTGAGTCAAGGAACTCCACACCGTCGTAGTAGTATGATGCCACGACCTCGCTTCCCTCCGGTGGGACCGGGTCGAGTTGTATAACTCCATCGACGTAATTGATACTGACTGGGATAACCTGCTCACCGTTTACGAACACCTTGATATCCCGCGTTTGTATTATGTTGCCGTGTGTGGTGTAGAACACGTCACCGACCCTGGTTAGGAAATCTCTTTCCACGTATATCGGGTTTTCTTCCGCAGGCTGCTTGACGATATATGCAAGCACGGGGTCGGCAGAATTCATTGCTCTGTAGACCAGGTAGTGCTCGGTTATGCTGTCCCTGTTTCGGTCAAACGATATCTTTACGCGCTGCACTTACTGCTGACCTCCTTTACCAGCACCTTTTCAAGCACAAGGTGCTGCGGCGGATAGAGTTTGTCGCCGTCATCCGTCTCAACAAGGCTCAGCACCACATGCCTTACCCTGCCGGGGTACACCTCGTCGCCGTCCCAGTATTCGTACAGGAAGTACGTACCGGCGGCTTTGTACCTTTCCGCCTGCTTCTTTATGAACTCCTCGCTCCAGCCCCTTTCCTTGAGCCGGTTCGGCAGGAACACCCTGACGAGGCCGTTCCTCTGGAAGGGCTCGCCATCCAGATAGCCTATGTCCCAGTAGTGCCTGCTCTCGGGCTCTATCTCGAACGCCCTGGCCATCAAGCTCTCTTTTACGCCACCGCCCCTTGACCGTGCGTCCAGGAGCTTTACATCGCTGTGCGAGTAGGGGAACCCGATCCGTACCACGGCAAGCGCGAGGTGTGCCGGGTCCTGCGGCATCCTCAAGCTGTGATACACCTTCGACTCCAGCCTCTGTTCGATAGCAGGAGTTTTGGACATGTAGTAGTAGTCAACAAGGTACCGCTCTTCCAGCCTGCCGAACGGATCTATCTTGGCAGAAGGGTCAACTATGAGTATCTCCCTCGTGCTGCCGTATACTTCCGTCCAGTAGGCCTCACTGCCGCCGAGCATCATACCGTCGCGCGCCCTGTATACCGCAATGCCGCGCTCTTTCAGGTAGTCGTTCTTCAGCCTCATCCTGAACGCCAGCCTGCCGCTTACACGCTCATAGCCCACGAATGCCAGCTCTTCCTGTTCGCTCCGCTTTACGTAGCTCACCACTGCCGCCGGCGTGATGCATATGTATACGTCCTTGCCAATCAGCGCGGAAGACGGTAGTTCTTCCATCGCATAACCTGGGAACATGCAGCTGTGCCCTCTGGCAGGATTAAGGTCCAGCCTGTAAAACCTGTCTCCCTCTTCAAACCCGCTGTAGTCAACTGAATCGGGCAGGTAGGAGTACTCGATTACTGCACCTTCCCCGGGAAACGGATCCCGAAACTTCACGATACCCGTGAACACGTCGACATAGTCTATTGCCAGCTCTCTGTCACCAGCAACCGCCCTTATACCGGCTATGCTTCCGTCCGTCTTCACACTTGCGCAAACAGGGCTCTTTGCAAGCTTTACAGTGAAGCCGTCAACTGCAGCAGGGCTCGTTTCTGCCGTCTTCACAATGTTCGGGCCAGATATCGTGTATGCGTAGTACCGCCCATCATCCGCAGCTTCGATGTTTACCCCGCGCCTTATGCTTATGTGCCACGGCATATGTGCCGGTTTGTCACTGATGCATACATCAAGCGAGCGCCGTGTAAGCTTCACCGCATAGCTCTTTACAAAACATGAGGGGATGAACGTTTCTTCAATCTCGACCACCATACCGCCGTGCGCGATGATCTCCCCGACGGTGCTGGCGATGGTACCGGCCGGCGTTATACATTCCTGTCCTCCTACCGTGCCGCGTATGTTAACGTACCTCGTCTGTTCGGCGGGCTCTACTGTCACGGTCGCATCTTCCGGCATCCCGGCAAGGTCAACAGGGCTTATCGTCTTCACAGTTTTGCCGAACCCGTACCCCTCAGCGGCTTTGATGACGGTCTCGTATATCGTGCTGCCGTCTTTTTCCACCGTGAGCCGCAAGGCAGTAACTCTTCTGGGCGCCCTCAGGCCGAGCATGGCCAGGTTTTCGTTGGTGTAGGGGATCACCCTCCACTTCTTCCTTGAGTCAACCAGCAGCGGGTTAGGCGCGCCGGTGTCCACGCTTGTGCTGGCATATACAGGGCTCTGCCCGTCAGAACGACAGCTGACCGCAACTTTGGGGTTATCCGATTCCGCGCTGTACCGCACCAGCGCATTTGCTGGTATATCCTTAAACAGGCTTTTGATAATGATCTCGCACTTTTCACCGGTCAGCACTTTCCTGCCGCCTACATACCCTTCCTGTTCGAATGGATAGAGGGACCTGCTGTTGTATACATAGTCGCTTTTCCACGTGGTCATGTACGTCTTTACGGTCCCGTCCGGCAGTACCGCTTCGGCCTTTATCCTGTACCTGAAGAGCATGGGCGCCCTGTCATCAAACACCACACCGTCGTCCACGATTATCCTGCGCAGACCTATCTCGGACGCCTCCGCTATCCGGTACGTAAACCCTGCGATACCGGCCACCTGGTCATGAAGCATGAGCCCAACGGGATAAGGGCACAGCGTTTCGGTAACACGTTTTGTTTTGCCATCGTCGTCCACAGCATAGTAGGATACCGTGTATTCATCATCCATCCTGAAGTTGGTGTATATAAAAGAGCGGTAGTACCGGCCGTCGGGCTCCATCACGATCATGACCCGGTGGTCGGATGGTAGCTGTCTCCCGTCCGCTGCTGATATGCTCACGCTGTTCGGATCGCGACTTGCGCACCTCTCTTTGCATACGTACACGTAAAACATTGGCTCGTCGCCGGCAAAGACATCGGTTACCTCCACTGCTGCGAATTCATGGGCGTCGTTCCAGTTTTCGTCACACAGCACGCCGGCGGGGTTGGGGAACATCACGGTCAGCACGCAGTCCTCACTGTCGGTTACCGTGACAGGCTCAACTGATACTACGTCCGTTGTCTTAAGCTCCGGCGCTTCAAAGTAGCTTAAAACGACTTCGTCTTCGGCCTGCGCAGAAGTGCTGGTGATAAGCATCACCTTGGGCTCGGCATCATGGGGTCTTGTCGGCTGCATGCTTTATACCCCCGCTCTCCAGTGCTTGCTGTACGTGGTTATATCAAGCAGGTGCAGTACTGTATCACTCATTCCAAGCATGTGCAGTCCGCACCAATGGAACTGCCCAAGCAGCCGTGGCTCTGGAAAGGTTATATCCTTTCTGTACAGTACCGATACGCCGTTGCCGTTCTCAGTATCGTATGCAAACCTTATATCCGTTATCGTCTTTACACATACCACCGCCGTGCTTGAACCGTACGTGACATCTACGCAGTAAGCAGGCCCGAACGAAGGGAAGGCATTGGTCATTTCATCCACGGCCGTCCGGATAGTCCTGGCGACGGCAGGGCTCACAACAGCACTGTCAACTACCTCGCTCGTGCCGCCTACTCTCTCAAGCACTATATTCCCCGCCTGAGGGCTGTACGTTACTTTGTAGCAGTCCACAGCGTCTGATTCGGAGAACCTGACCGCTACCTGTGAAGCGCTGCTCAGGCCACTGGTATCGTCAAACGAAAACACGAACACCAGCCTGACCGAATCATCAGTCTCATTCTTGTACAGCGGTGTGAATGTCATGTTAAGCTCCGATGCCATGACTATCTTAAGTCCGCCGTATATCGTGTCGCCCCTGTCCAGTACCCCGCTCAAGGCGGTGACCATTCTGTCCGGGCCGGCAAACAGCAGCGCTGCATCGCTCAGCGAAGGTCTGATGGAGTAGACAGACCGCGGTTCCGACCCCTGCCCGGCGGCTATCAGCGCGTCTACCTCTGCTCTGGTATAGTACCGGTCGTCGTGGTTATGCTCAGCAGCGGCCAGCTGCTCCGCTCTAAGCCCGCCCACCATCTCGGCATTCAGACCAACCTGAAGGCTGCCGTCCTTGGCAACGTGAACGGCGCTGCTGCTTACATGCTCTCCGATTGCACTGTCTATCTTGTCCCAGTTTTCGTTGAAGCTGGTGGTAAGCGTTGCCTTAACAAGGTCTTTCGGCTCGGCCTTGTTAAGGCCGAGCATGTTCGTCTTCGTTGCCATCTAAACTAGACCTCCTTACAACAGTTCTGGCGGCGTGGTGGCAAGGGTATCTATCGTGTACCTTGCGCAGTCATCGATGGTAAGACTATCCGATAGGTCCTGTATACGGTTGTTAACAATTCCGCTTATCGGCGCATCGCCGCCTATGAACACTGCAGCTACCGCCTCTTCAAACAGGTTGTCCGGCGATGTTGCCCTGATAATATCCCTGACATTCTGCGTGTTCGACGCCGTGTACTTCGTGACAAACTCGCCATAGGGGTTTGTCACGCCAAATGGCTGTTCTATGGTCCCACAGTCTGAGGTTACGACCACCCGTGCTCCGCTCACGGGCAGGCCGTTTTTCAGCACGCGCACCTTTACATTCGTGCTCCATCCCGGCTCGAGCTTGTCACTGTCCACTTCTGCTATGCATACAGCAGTAGGTGCTGCATCGGTTACGGGGATGTTGATATTAACTGTTCCGGTATCGCATGATACGGATATACCGCCTTCTATTTCCCATAACGGCAGATAGAGGCTTGCGTTCCCGCCAAGGTCGGTGGTTACCGTGCTTACGCCGTTTCGGGTTGTTATGTCTATTGTCGTGCCAGCGGCCGGACTCCCGTCGGCATAGCATGCATGAATGTGGATATACGCTTCCCTGTCTCGACCCGGCGTTACTGCACTGGGTGCTATGTTGATCACAAGCCGCTTTGCACCGAGCTCCACATCAGTTCTCTTAATCTTCAGGAAACCCTTGCTGATGTACAGATCGAGGGGATTGAGGCTTACCTCATCCCAGGCATGCAGTCCGTCATGCGACGTCTCATAATGCACAATTACCGGGTCGCCGGGCTTTGCCTTTTTGCTGTGCACCTTGATGGTAGCCCCGCCTTCGGGCGCTGTCGGGTCTATTGTGAAGGAGTCCATGACCCTGTACGATACTTCAACGATGTCATACTTCAGCACCCTTACAGGGAGTATGAGCATGTTTGCACACAGCCTGAACCTGCTTATCGAGAACCATCTCTCGCTTCTGTCAGGCTTAAACCTTATACTGACCGTATCCGGGTCTATATCCGGATACGCGAGGTAGACGTACTGCTCACCAAACCCTCTTATCGTCTCTACGCAGTCAAGGGAGAAGTAGTCATCACCGTTCTTGAACCTCACATACTTAAGCGGTGTGCCGTCCTGAAGCATGGCAGTAACGGGAGCCAAGCCCTGCGGCGTCGGGTACACCACGGCTGTCATGTTATCCCCGAGGAATGCAGTGTTCCTGGACACGATACCTCTGACAATGCATGCCTCGATATATCCCGTTCCACCGGAGCTGCATCTTACGAGCGCTACACCTTCAGGATACACACGTCCGACGGCGAACTCTGATATGCGCTCGGTTTCATCGCTTGATATGAGTCCATACTTGATAAACGCATCCAGGCATATATCATCCAAAAGCCTGTGCCATTCTCCATCAGCGGGGACTGTGCCGCAGAATGCCATACTCCTTTCTTCCGCTGCCTCGCCGGTACTGATTACTGCTCTAACCTCAGCATACACGGGTATTAATGGTACACCTGATTCGCTGCCGGACACGTCACTTCGACCGTACAGAAAACGCTCTTCACCGTTCACATAGTAGAACCCGTTCTTGGATGTTGGTATCCATTTGTGCGCTTCCGGAGCGTCTACAACAGCGGTGGCGTCTATTGCCACAAACGGCGTGCCGGGTATGTCAGCCACTCTGTTCACCCTTATTTCGATTCCAGCACCAAGCGGCAGACATGCGTATGAGTCGGCTTCCCAGTTCGGTTTGAAACCAATCAGCTTTATGGGCTCTTCTGCGGATGGAAGCTTTACTTTCTGGACAGCTGGCGGCCCGTACAGCTCCGTATAGCTCTTCACAACCACCGTCTTGTCGTATGACAAAACCAGCACGTCGTCTTTGTCGGTTGTTGTGCTGCCGCCGCTGTTTTTGAACCTGGCATCAACTGCCGGGTTGTCCACCTCGAAGAAGTACTCGCTCACCTGCGCACTGTCGGGTAGCACAAGGTCAACAGGCAGTTCTGCCGTGCCGCATATGTCAATGACTTTGTACGGTCCGCGCCATGTCCGCTTGCGCGGTACGGCATAGCTTTCGGCAAGGACGGTTACATACCCGTCAGCTGCTGCAAACTCTGCCATACTGCCGCTCCATATTTCTATCCCTGCCGGCGACAACTCAGCATAGACGTTCGGATCACCGTTCAGTTCGGCTACTATGACGAACTTACTGTAGCGGTCTATGTCCGGAAAAGCAGCCCTTGCTCCTATGCTCGTCGGATAAGCTCTACTAGCCCAGCCCTGGAAGCTTTTCACCAGCTCCGCCTCATAGCTTGCTACCACCCTGTCGCCGGTTGAAGCTGTGTCGGATGCGGAATTGAGCCATCTTACGGTTGCACCTTCGGTAATGCTGTTCACGGTCAGCTTCCACGTCACATCGCTTCCGGTATAGACATTCCCATCGCGACCCAAAGGCTGAAGCTGTGCTGTATCGGCTATCACTTTCAGGCCGTCGCGCTTGTAGACCGTATCGTCGAAGTGCCATGTGGTGGTTGTGGTAAAAGGCACTAGCGGATAAGCGTAAATGGGCGAGACACCGCAGTTTACTGCGTACACCGCGCTTCTTTCGTCTAGCGATACAACCTCTACCTGTTCGAACAGATGATAGGAGTTAGGACTGACAAGCGCTTCGAGCTTTGATACGGCAGCCGGAGTGACGTTGTTCAGCCCTGCAAAGAAGTCCAGGTGGACGTCCCCGTATACGCTCTCCACCCTTACGGTATGCACCGTCGAGCTTAAGCCCCAGATCAGAACGAAGTTATCACCGGTATCCTTGGTGTAGAATTCGCCTACCTTCACATCGTCCACGTATATTACAGCAAAACCGTCATTGTGGTCGCTGCCTCTGAACTGGACGGCAACACTCGTGGATGGCACTGAAAACGTGGCTTGTGCGTATGATAAAGGTCTCATCCATACCACTTTGCCGTCGGGTGACAGGTAACACCCGGAGCTTTTTTGTACGGTATCCGATTTTGCATCCACCTTTTCGCTTACCGTCCAGTCTATATACCCTTTTACGTGGAACGCATGCGGTGGAGAGACCGATACAGATGAGTCGACGCCCTGCGGGTTTGACTGGGAAGCTGTTCTGTCAAGCTCGGCTATGCTGAACTCGCTAGTGGATAGGGGGACGGTCGATACGGTAACCTGCCCGCTTTTCGCTACGACCATATCGCCGTGTACCTCAGCGTATACATTACTGCCGCTCTTTATCACTACTTCATAGCCCTGTATGGTGTAATAATCGGCTGTCAGGAAGTCCTGCGGCAGCTCCGTGCCGCCCTGTGCGATGTAGTCGGCTATTATTTGGTCCACTGTCTTCGCATCTGCGGGCTGGTATTCAAAGCCACCTTTTGCAGTGCCGATCAGGCTGGGTATCGTACCCGTCTTGATTACGCTCCGCCTTATATCCTCTACAACGGCTATAAGATTGGAGCCCCAATCGCTGTTTGTTATGTTAAGCGTTATACCGCCCGTCTCCTGAGCTATCTGGGAATACGGATTACAGTCATTCGGGTTTATTATGCCGGTGAGTATCACACCGCTGGCCTTCAGGCTGCTTATCAATGCCGGGATGTCGTAACTGCCCATATCCCGCGCGCCTTCGTCGCTGACCAGCACAAAATACTTGACCGCCCCGTCCCTGAACTGGTAGTTGGTCAGCGCAAAGTTAATGGCATTAATCCCGTTTTCCTCGCCACTAGTCACCGACACAGTGCTCTGGACCATTGCCTGGAAGCTAGCGCTGTCGGTTGCCCAGTCCTTGCCATTGTACAGTACTTTCTTTGCATCGGCCAGGTACTTGACGACGCCGAGTCTGTAGTCTATATTCTTCTGGGTTAGCGTGTCCGTAAATAGCTGGGCATTGCTGGCTATGTTCGCCACGTCGTCGTCCATAGACCCGCTGACATCAATGATCCAGATGATGTCGGCCGGCGCTATCACGCTGGAGTCCTGATACGTTACCTTGAGGTCGTACGTGAACTGCTGGTCGACAAACTCGGCATATCTTACAGAGCCATTGACCTTCCATCTGGCCGGTATGGGCTCGTACACTTCCGCAGAGACGCTTACATCCACATCGGCACCTGGCTGCAGCTTCAGGTCGAGCGAGTATGCCCCGTAGTCGCGCTCGGCCATCTCTATCCCTCTGGCGCCAAACCTTACGGCGCATTTGGCACTCCCGGGAACTTCTTTTACCTCTTCGACCCTTTTGACAGCCCTCGTTATTACTACTGCCTCAGGCTGAGCAGGCTTTATGAAGGTTTCAAGGTCGGTGCCGTCGCCTATACCGCTTGAGAAGCCAGGTATAAACCTCGGGGTATCTTCCGTGTAGACGTTGCATTCTATCTCGGAGAACTCGTCGCTCAAGGTCACTGACGCCATAACCGGCGCGCTCTTGTATCCGCGCCTGTCTATGGCAACCAGGATGCGCGTATAGGTCTTGCCTGGCTCAAGGTTGTACTCTATATAGTCCCTGCTGTCAGCCGACAGCCGTGCTATTTCCGTCCCGGCGGTGTCGTACAGAATGAAGCCGCTGACCGTACCGTAATGATCCCAGGTCCACCGCACTACTCTTGGCGAGAGTGCCGTTCCTTCAAACAGAACGGGGATCTCGATGTTTACCAGTCCAGCGGCGCCAAAAGTCTCCGCACTTGCGTATACCACCGGGCTGGCCGTGCCTTTTCGCATCGCTCTGATACCGCGCGTGTAAAGCGTCCCGGGCAGTAAGCCTTCTTCAATATAGCTGGTAACACCTTGAGGCAGGATTGCAATGACGTTGCCCTGCTCGTCTATTAGCTCGTAACTGTCAGCCAGCCCGACAGAAGACCATACCCACTTGATACTGCTTATGTTCAACGCCTGGCCTTCAAATGACGAGGGCGGATAAGGCGTCTGTATAGGCACAAACACACTTGCCTCAACCGGTTGGGACTCGCCCACGTTGTTTGCAGCGGTCAGCCTGCGTGTGACCGTTATACCGTCGTCAGTTATGGGCTCGGTGTAGAGTGTCGTGTTTGCAGGCAGTGCGGCTATCCTGACGCCGGAGGCGTTATACACGAAATACGAGGTCTCAATCGCGCTTACGTCATTCCAGGTCCACTCTATGTAGCCGTTTTTGACCGTGCCTTTGAAGTTGGTCGGCACTTCCGGCGGGCGCGGTGTGCTCTTTAAGTATGCCCATACATAGCAGTTACCGGTAGTGGTGTAGACTACCGGTTCGCTCAGCTTAAAGTACGGCTGTACAAAGATGTCCGCTGCTCTTACGGTGTAAGCGTAGACGATGAATTCATCCTGGGCCGCACCGAGCGCTGCAGCTCTTTGGTCCACGTACGGCTTCATCATGTTATAGACAGTGGTTGAGCTCACGGGCTGGCTGTTTGCAAGGCCCGTGGCTGACGTGTCGAGCGTACCGGTAAACGAAGCCTCAACATCCGTCTGCAGCACGGCTTCTCTGTATACTCCGGCAAACCTTACGCCGCTGCCCTTGATCGTGGCAACACCGTACGAGCCGTTCAGTATAGGCGTGTCAGTATCGGTATAGTCAAATACCACACTGCCATTTGCCTCTATCCTTATCCTGTTTGATACAAGCGTGACTTTGATAAGGACGAAATCGCCGCTCCTTACAGGCACGTTGGTCTCAGCAAGCACCCGCGGAGTGTTGTTCGTCACCTTTATAAGCCTGGTGTTTTGCTGCCAGCCGAGCGCGCCGTCATCCAGCAGGAAACAGTAGTAATTGGATGCATCAGCCACGCGAAACGCTATACCAACAGCACCTGACTTGAGCTGCGGTATTATAACGGGAACGGTGACTGAATAGTCCATCAGCTCGACAGCAGTGGTGTCGTAAAGCCCGCCGAGCGCTTCGGAGCCGTCACTGCAGCTCAACCAGCCGTTGCTGTCGACGATAAAAGACGGCTGGCCCTGTCCAAACCGTCTCCAGTAAAGCAGGATGCCAGACGGCAGCCCGAGTGCGTCCTTCATCCTATAGCATTTTGCGGTAACGGTATATGTAAACGAATAGCTCATGCTTCAACAGACCTCCAGAAGCCATGCGTTGCTGCGTCGTATATGTTCTCGAGCAGGGAATACGCCCCTGCATCCCAGAACGCATCGCCCCATATAAAGTGTCCCCACTTGACCGGGACGGCGCGGTCTATCTCTTCCTTCAGCCGCACCGCATTTTCGGATGGCGTACCATCCTTCTTGTAAAGCAGTGCGACAACTTCGGGATCGTCATTGGTTGATAAGTCCTGCAGTTTAACACCGTAAGCGTATAAAACGTGCCTTTGTTGGCCAGCGTACTCCTCTCTGCCGAGCAGGCATACTTGACCGTTGTCTCCAACTATGAAGTCGCCTTCCTCAACCGGCTCATAGTCCACCATTATCGTTTCCGGGAGCACGTACCTGTGCGGGATGATAAAGTCAGTCCCGCCATCATGCCATGTAGCTTCGGTATACAGTCCCAGTTCCTTCGCAATGCCTCTTAACAGCCCGCGTTTCGAGGCGTCATGACTTAGCCGCGATGCTGCATACAACCTCAGTCTGTACGAATGATTGTCTTCACCGGGAAGCCTGGGGGTGGAAAGGAGAATGCCGAGCTCGTCAAGCGTGTTCCACAGCTGCTGCTTGGAAAGCGTGATGTCTACCGAGGCAATCTGGCGTCCGTCAGCATTGGTTATAAGCACGGTCAGCTTGTTGTCATATGGCGCCATCGTGTAGACCGCCCTGTCTGCGCGATCCACGTATGCAATATCGTGCGTGTATAGGTGTGGTGTACTAAGCTCCGGTACGCTGGACACGAGGAAGGTCCATATATCGTCCACGACCCTTAAAACTCTGCCCTGGCCGTGCAGAGTAAACTTAAAGTCGGGCTCAAAGCACACGGCTGGCAGTCGGCCCATATAACACACGTACGGCTGGTTATCCGGAGCGGTCTTTAGGTACTTTGACAGCGCAGCGTATTCAGCAGTGGATTCATACTCGTCCAGTATGCTGCCGAACACGTCTATCAACTGCCAGCCGGCACTGTTTTTGTCATACCTCATCCTAAACCATGACGGAAGCTTGGCGCGTATCTTGTCAGCTGTGGACATACCGGCAATTCTCCTTTCCTGAAGCGTGTTTGATTATGGACGGAAGACCTGGCCTATTGCTTCATGCACATTGCTTGCGATCTCCCTGCCGTAATCTTTAATTGCCGAACCAATGTTGCGCTTAGCCAGAGCGGCTGCATCGCTCAACAACATTCGCTTTACCTGTCCTCCAGGTTGCGGTACGTTAATTACTGTAAAGCCATTAACCCTCCTAGGATCCGCAAACTTCCATGCGCCGCCTATTGCAGCGCCAGCACCAGCACCCAATACAGCGCCTGTGACAAAACCGCCAAACCTGTGTCCCTCTCCAGCGGTTAAGGCGCCAATGGTACCGCCGGCTATGCCGCCTATGATGGCGTTTGCGGCTATCACGTTTAGCCTGGCCATCTCCTTACCCCCTTTGCTGTGCTAAGGCATAAGCCCCTTCTCTTATCGTATATTACCTGTTAAAGCACAAACAGGAGAGCCGTTGCGACTCTCCCGTCTGCGCTGCACCTGTTTAATCCTACCAATGTTGAGTTTATATCATTCCCGCCTGCTTTGCCTGATTCAACACATTAGGGTTTATGGTTACCTTTCAAAGCGGTGTCGTGCCAATAACCTTGTTTGCTGCGCTTCCACGGCCTGCCAGCACGCTCTTGCCTACACCGTACAGGTATCCACCTATGCCGCCCATGATTGCGCCAGCCATTGCACCGCCTGCAAAGCCGCTGAGCCTTTCGCCGGGCTGTGCCGTCAGCGCGCCTATCGTGCCAAGCGTCACGCCACCAATCAAAGCACCAAGCACGGTCTTGTTAGCGGCTATCTTGTTGAGTGCTGCCATTAGCGTACCCTCCCGGTGGGAGCGCCTTAAGCCGCGTTGTGGAGGAAAACCAGGAACGGCCCGACCATCGCACCACCAACAGCGCCGTACCCGAAGTACTTCCACCGATTTTCCGGCTCGTCGCCGATTTCTGCACCAATCAAGCCTATTGTGCCATATATAGCACTGCCTGCTAGCGCGCTTAACAGGTATTTGTATGTGTTGGACGATATACTATTGAGCGATGCCACCCGGCGCTCCTCTCTCCTATGCTACGCAGTATGATACAAGTATCACGGAACCCGGCCCCGGCGCCACGTTGAACGTTATGGTCCGGCCGCTCATTGTGTAGTCATTGTCAGCACCTTTGTTCATGAGCAGGCCGTTCACGAACACTTCCTCGCTGTCCTCAACTATGTCTTCAGGCAGGGTGAATACATTGTTTACGCCGTCTATAACCCCGTCCGGTTTCACTCTTACCCTCCTGTTTACACTGCTGCTACCGGTTGCTTTGAGGATTACCCTCTTGTTAGTACTATCTACCTCTACCTGCATGCCATCACCGATGACTATCTCCAGCACGTCGGTTTTATTGGCCGCCTGTATGACATAGTTTCCTATCTTGACAGCAGAGAACGCGTTCTGGTTGGGTTCAGCATAGGTTTGGACAGTATCGAGCTTGGCTTTGTCGATGGCAGACATCAGCCCTGCAGTCTGGGATGTTGCAAGTCCTGGGCGACCCTGTATTTCTTCCCACTTGACGTTATCCCAGCCTATACTCCCGGGCGTGCTCCCCGCTTTCAATACCTTGCCGCCGTTTGTAGTGCCGGTAGCGGGAACGTGCAGATATCCATCACCTGTCGGGTGCTCATACTGATAAGAACATACTTTGTGCGTTGGGTGAACGTACCTGTTTGCGCCAAACTCTATGCTGTCGAGCTTGGCTTTGTCCTGGGGCGACATAAAGCCCGCCATGCTCTGAGTAGCTGTTGCGTGAGCGTTTCCGTTTGTTCCGATGTGCTCTACAGGCGCAAATCTACCCTGCGCCCACTCCCGGGTAGCGAGGGTCTCTAAGCTTTCCCCTATGCCCAGCTTGAACTTGTCGTCGGATTCGTCAAACAAGAGCTTGGCGTCTTCAAGCTGGCCGCGGTCGACAGCTATCCCCGCAGTGCCTGCCGTTACGCCTTGACCCTGCTCACCTTCGTTTAGTATAATGGTGTTGTCGGATGTTGTTACGGTTTCCGTGTTAACCTGGAATACGGTACCCTGGAATGTGGCGTCACCGTTGACAACGAGATTGCCTACTGTAGCAGTCCCGGTAATGTTTGCGTTGCCGGTAACATTAACACCCGGCGCTGTGATGTTTATCTCTTTCTGTGATGCCAGGTTTATCTTTGCGTTAGGCCCGTCTGTGTGAATATCAATGTTTGCATCTGTATACTCCGGGGTGTATATCTCTACATGCGCCTCGGAGCTTATTTTTGTCTCGCCGGCGCCGGTCGTCTTTATGTCTATCGTCTGGTTCGGCTCAGCCTGTACCTTTACCTTTGCCTCTTCAGTTCCGAGTATCGGCGTGGAGCCTATATACAGCGTGTTTGTGGACAGGTATGCCTCTTCGACGTATATTGCCTTGAACTTGGCTGATGGACTACCAATGTTCTGTACACCGTTTTGCGCTGGTAGGATGTCTCCGGTGACGGTCAGGTTACCCTGCACGCCCAGATCGCCTTCCATTGTGTCGCCGGCTTTGTTGAGCGGCGTGAAGTTCATCTGCGTCAGCTCGGCGATCTTGTTCTTCTCCTCGGTCGTCACAAACCTGTGCTGGTCGTCCTCTTCAATCATCGATGCAGGATGTGTGGGCGGGTGAACGTATTTGTTAGCCCCGTATTCGACCGACGCAAGCTTTATCTTCTCTTCGTCTGTGAAGGTGTTTGTGTTGGGGTTTGCTTCGTAGAGCGCCTTGACCTCGGCCGGAGAAAGCAGACTGTCGCCGCTGTTGATGGTCACAAACCCCGCCCCGGCACCTTCAATCCTGAGGATTACTTCGTCCCCCTTCTGCAGAGGCTCGTTAAACATGATTGTCGTGCTGTTTAGCTCGATGTAGCCGCCATCCTCGCCCGCTCTCTGCAGGACGCCGTTGACGAACACTTTAAGCTGACCAGAGCCAGTGGTGAACGGCTTTTCAACTGTAATCATTCGCTGCCCGTCGACTGCTTTTACTATCTGCTGGAAGGGCTGCGACATTCCCGTCAGCTGTTCGCCTAAGTGCTCATAATCAGGGGAACTTGCCTTGATCTGTTTTAGAGGAATCTTGCCTATCTTTGCCATAGACCTCTGCGCGACGAACGCATGCCCTCCTTCTGTAGGATTTTAGGCAGTGGATAAACAAAGTCCACGTTATCTCAATTATTCTCCCCTGCCAGCACTTCTTGGACCACTTCCTTCAGGTTTAAGAGCTGGGGCACCTGTTCGATGGAATACTTTCCTTCCTTTATATACCTCACCCATAACCTTACAAGAGCGCTTTCTGGTGTGAACATTATTGTACACCTCCAACTGCCATGGAAAGTTCAAGCAGCGCCCGCTCAAGCTGCTGAATCCTCTCTTCCAATGTGAGCGGCCTGTCGGCGTATTCATACCACATTTCCTTGGTTGTAGGGTTAATGTATAGCACCGCCATTTTGCCGTCTACTTCTTGCGGTTCTGGTATTTCAGCAACTTCAATTCCCTGTTCGCGCAACGCGGCGGGCAGTTGTTCAGGCATATAATGTATTAGAGTTACCCTGCCGCGATTTGTGTTTTCCTGTTCATAGAATACTAAAGGCATATATATCATACCTCCTTGTTGAGTTACCAGCAGTGCGGGAAGGCACCACAGAGTCCTGGATCTACTGCTACGGAGTAGACAGCGGCGCCAAGAGAATACGACCATACTTGGCTACCACTAGGAGTGAGTTTGCGGACGAAATTGCCATTGGTACTACCAGCATATACATATCCATCCGGATCTACTGCTACGGAGCTGACAGTGTAGCCAGCATTATACCACCATACTTGGCTACCACTAGGAGTGAGTTTGCGGACGATGTTACCGCTACCAGCATATACATATCCATCAGGGTCTACTGCTACGGAGTTGACATTGTAGCTAGTATAATGCAGCCATACTTGGCTACCACTAGGAGTGAGTTTGCGGACGTAGTAATCGCTACTACCAGCATATACATATCCATCAGGGTCTACTGCTACGGAGTAGACAGTGGCGCCAAGAGAATACGACCGTACTTGGCTACCACTAGGAGTGAGTTTGCGGACGTAGCTACCACTACCAGCATATACATATCCATCAGGGTCTACTGCTACGGAGTTGACATTGTAGCCAGCATTATACCACCATACTTGGCTACCACTAGGAGTGAGTTTGCGGACGAAAACACCACTACCAGCATATACATATCCATCAGGGTCTACTGCTACGGAGTTGACATTGTAGCTAGCATTATACGACCATACTTGGCTACCACTAGGAGTGAGTTTGCGGACGTAGCTACCACTACCAGCATATACATATCCATCAGGGTCTACTGCTACGGAGTTGACATTGTAGCCAGCATTATACCACCATACTTGGCTACCACTAGGAGTGAGTTTGCGGACGAAAGTACCACTACCAGCATATACATAGAAATCATTAAACGAATGTACTAACCACTGTGCCCCATTCCACCAATAGCTCTTTACCCATTCCCATTCCGTGCCGGTCCGGCGCCGCACAAAGCCAAGAAATACCCAGATATCAAGAGTACTTGGACAAGAGACAGAAGCATCACCAGCAGTAGCTCCTACGAAACCGTAAAACTTGAGGTTATAAGCGTTGGTATAAGTCTCAGGTGGAGCATTCGGTGCGTCAGTATCCACCCTCTTTGGTATGAACTTGATCCAGAAGTCGCCTTCGCTTGGATCTGTCGGCTCTTCGGCTTGAAAGTATACCTTATTCGGTTGATTATCTGTACATACCCAAATGTCATACAGAGACGGATTGGGCGGTTCGGTGCTTGAGAACGTCATCTTGACAGTCCGCCCGGTAATGCCGCTTGAGGGAGGAGTAGCAGAACGCCCTCCTCCCAGCAAGCCATGAAGCATCAAATCGGGACGTGTGTGTTTAAGCATTACGTGCTACCTCACTTTCCAGCTCACCGTCGGCATTATAGACAAGGTCGTATACTATCTCCTTCAGCAGCTCGCCCTCGGGACTGTAGTATTTGACCCTGCGTTCAGCGTATTGAGGTGGCGTACCGCCAGAAAGCTCTGACGTCTTAAAGAGCGAGCCATCTGGGCGGCGCCACTCCACCAGGGTATATACCCCATGGCTGTCCTTGTTCTGACAGATTACGCTCATTTCTTCGCCAGCTACTGTTAAATGTGTCATTAGCGATTCAAATGTGCGTGGCATTATGAATCAGCTCCCGTTTGAGAGTGCGGATTTTACAGTTTCGGCTTCCAGCGCTGGTGTACAAATGGTACCCAGCTGAGGGGGAACTTGCGCGCAGGCCCGATATTGCCTTGTGATGGGAGCGCACCATCTTCTTTAGCCATTTCCGAACGCACGCCAAGGAAGTAGTCGCCTACTTTTCTAGTAGACGGCCCGGTATTAAAGATATCCACTATCTACTTGAGCTTTAAAGCCATGATTTCAATTGTAAACGACATAGCAGCAGTGGGCTTGATGCGCAGGTAAATGTTATTGCTCTCCGTAGTGCACACATATGGCAAGTCAAGTACGTCATAGAGTTCGCCGGATGCGGGCAGGGAAGCATACTCGACGCGGCCGTCAGTTTCCGCCGTCAATATCTCCACTTCAAACGTATCAGCTGCGTTGTCTGATGTAACTCTGATTGTCTTGATGAGCACCTTTTGAACGCCAGCCGGTACCGCCACTATTGATGCGGTATCAGCAGGGATTTCTTGCGTTGTGGTGTTTAACACAATCAGCTCCATATCCCCACCTCCGATTCCGGCCGCGGCCAGCTGCGCTTTGAGCAAGTCAAGCGTACGAGGCATTATCCATCAACCCCTGTTTCTTCAACCTCGATCTGTTCGTCGCTTGCCCCCATGACTAACTTCAAGAAATTCATGCACTCGTCAACGGAAGCAAAGTCTTCCCCTGTAAACGGGTTGAATTGCTGGATGAGGAACGTATTGCCGTTATCGTCAACACCATATACGACATACTTGCCGTTTTCGGAAGCTATCTGAAAAGACATATCTTAAAACCTCCCCTATCTAGGAATGAGACCGGCCGGCATGACTTCAATAGTCAGCGCCAGCTGGCTGCCGTCATCGGTGGTAACGGTGAGATAGTGAGTACCTGTAACCAGCGGCGTGCCAGTGATGTAATAGCCGTCGCTGGATATGCTTAAGGAAGTTGGCAGGGCGGGCGAAATGCTCTGAATGCGCTTTTTGTTGGCAGCACCGAAGGCGATTTGGCACGGCCGCCCCGCAACGACGCGGAAGTAGAGTTCGCCGAGACCGCCTTGTCCAAGTTTCAGCAGGTCAGTCTTAGTAACACCTGTTACCGGTATCGCTGTTGGTTGTTCTGACACCATTACCGTATCATCTCTTAGAACATATGACGTCAGTCCCGCGCTTATAGTTACAGGATATTTGACAGGTTCAGCAGCAGGAGCCGCGCACAAAGCAGCCCCTGCTTTGTGTATATATCCATCGCCCGTTTCAAGCATCCGTGCAGGTTCGGCATGACTATGACCGAAATTGTATGTGAGACTATCCGTATCGTGAACTATCGGCATGCGGTACTCCTCCTTATACGGCCGGGCTTGCAGTTACGCTCAGCATGCCGCTTCCCTTAACGATTATCGGGACCTCCAGCGAAGCATCGGCCAACGTCTGCACTACAATCGCCTTTTGCCCGTTCGATGCAAATACGGCATTGCCATTGAGAACCAGGTGCACATAAGCAGCCACACGGTTGTTGCTGGAATCAAACGTGTCAACATATACGCTGCTTGATATATCCACGCCATTGTATGAATAGCTCTGGCTGGCAAACCTGGTGGCTATAAACATAGATACAGAGGTGTCGGGTATAAGGTCTACGCGCAGGTCATTGGCATTAGCTGAGTATACGCACCAGAGACGCTCCAGGTCGTCAATGCCGATACCGTGTACATCATCTACAATGCTCTTTGTAAGCACCAGCTTGTCATTCACGGCATCAACCGCAAACATCAAGATTCCCTTCTGGCTTGCCACGATGACTGTCTTATAATTACCAGCCACAAACGCCGCTTCCGGCGCAGTCTTGGCATTTACATCGAAAGGTATCGAGTAAACATCGGTCAGTGTAAGCTGGCTGCCATCGTCGATGCGGAAGAGGTACATCTTTGTACCCTCTGTGCGGTAGCGGAGCGTGGCCAGTGTGTCGTTAGTAACACCTGTATAATCCACCACAGAGTTGTAGTTCACGCACGGCACGTAGCAGAGGTACTTCTTGGTGCCGTAGTCAAGGTAGAGGAGTTTGTTGACGGTGAACATGGCGGCACCGTTGGCACAGAGGTAGTAGGCGCAGGCGTTAACAGTGGCAGCCCCCGCTCCCAACTGAGTGATGCCTACCAGGCTTGTTGTCAGGCCGTTCAGGTTTACCGCACAGGCCGCGGGCGCGGAGACGGTGTTGTTAGCCAGGTCTACCGTCAGCATGGCGATGCCGAAGGTGCCGTCGTCGCCGTAGCTGGTGATAAAGTAGACTTTGCTCCCGTCCGGCGAGACCGCTGGCTCGCTGTAGAGACAGAAGGCCGATGCGGTATTAACGACCGTTGTCTGGCTGGCCGCCACGGTGTAGATGCCGGTGGCAGGATTATAGAGCACAGCGTTGAAGACCGTCGGCGTGTAGGCCTTGCCGTTGTTTGCGCTAGACGTGCGGGTGCCGTAGGAACTGGTCAGCACCACCAGCCTGCCGTCGGCGGTGGGGCCGAGCACGCCGTGTAGGAAGCAGTAGGAGAACCACGACGGCGCAGAGGGGGAGAAGGCGCTGTTCAGCACCACGGGGTAGCCGTACTTGGGCGGGTAGAGGGCGTAATAGTTGTAGGCGCCGCTGCTATAGAAAAACCCATCCCCCCTGTACCCTACATACGGCGCCGCCGGCCCGGTGATGCTAGTTAAAGTCTCTACCCTCAACTGGTCGCGGCCGAAGGTGACCACATTGCTCCCCACCGGAATAAACTTGCTCATGCCGTGCCGGTAGGTACCCCAGGCGGTGCTGCCGGTGTAGGTATAGTTGGTCTTGAAGTTTGCATCCACCGCTACCAGAGAGAGGAGTTCATCCGGATACCCGATCCACTTGACACCGCCTACGTCCACAGCAGACCGTAGAGGCGTGACGCTCGGCGGCAGCGGGCAGCGGTAAGCCGGAGCCGTGCCGTCGCCCAGGTAGCGGCTGTAGTAGCGGGTATTCGTGCAAACAGGAGTAATGTTTGCCCTCGCAGAGTAAAGCGGTATCAGAGCCACGCCTTCCGGCACGGGCACCAGCGTTGCTTTGTCATACGGTCTGCCGTTGATAAACATGTAGTCGCCGGCTTCAATAATGAGAGGGATGCCTTGAGTATTTGTGAGAGGTTTATTAGTCTTGTAGTCGAAGATAATGGCCATCCTGTTAACCCCCTATTGCAATGTAGTTGACTTGATACTTAACCTTACCTTTCCCTGAGGCACGGATAATGATGTCGTTCCTGATGACTTCAAAAGAGGCTGTGCGCCCGGAAGGGATAGAGCCTGAGTAGAGCATGTCCTGCCCGCTGTAGACTTCAAAGCTTACAGAATCAGGAGAGGCGTTTGCGATGTCGATGACGCCGTTGATGACCGCCCCCTGGACTATGCTGTACAGGGAAAAGACATCCTCTAACTGCTGGGTGTCGAACTCGACCTCTGCCGATTCAGATTTGATCTGGGTGGACATGGAGTTGAGCCTATCGGCAAGCGTTGCTTTACCGCCGCGCGCTTCGGCGATCTCATTCCTGAGCGCTTCTATCTTAAGGCTGTGTATCTGATAGTCCTGTATGCGTGTGGTTGCCATGACGATCCTCCTTCGACCGTTCTCTATGCATTATACTACCCAACAAAAAGAGGGCAGGGACGGCTCATGTGTTGAGGAGAATGTTCAACTGCCCTCCGCTTATCGTGCCGCGCTTACCACCCGAACGCCTACCGCTCCGTCCTCTACAAACCTTTCATTCCAACGGCACTGCTGGTCGGCTACGTCAACCTTTCTCCCGTTTCTTGTAAGGGAAAGTATCCTGACTTCCTCTGCTGCCGGGTGTACCGCGTCTTTGACTACTGCTAACAGATCTGAGATTACCAATGGCGCGCCGGGGTATAGGGAGTTAAGATACTTTGCCGCTGAAAGCTCGGCTGCCGACCTGTAAGCTGCTTTGTCGTCATCCATCACATCGCCGCTGAACGCCACGAAAAGCTCCAAGCCTATCGGTATCAACCTGGGGAGCAGGACTTCGACACGGGTGCCGCATGCCTTAACCTCCTCCACAGCCCACCTTACGCTCTCCACTATGCTGTCAAACTGAGCCGGGTCGTCCGCAACCACGTACACAGCACAGGACCCGGTGCCCAGGGCATGCTCGTGGATTATGACGTCCTTAACGCCCTCTACAGACAGCGCAGCAAGCCTGATAGCGGTGGTATTAGCCGTAGCATCGGCAAGCGCCTGCTGGGATATCCTGTACCTGTACTCATCGTCCGGTTCATCGGGCAGTCGCTTGCAGTGGACTATATCGCCTAACAGATCGAGGAATTCGCCCGAGGCTGTTGAGACGAAGCTGCTGTAGTGTGCAGTGCTGAGCTGTCTGTACAGGTCCTCCACAGCGGAATTTACAACTGCAAGCAGCAGCCGCACCACGCTGCCCGGGCCGCTGTCGCCCAACACCGTGCTCTTCAGCAGCTCAAGCGCCCGCGTCTGAAGCTCGTCTAACGTTCTAACAGGAATGAACACGCTTGACTACCTCCCCTTTTCTTTACACCTGCGTCACCGTAGCGCCGCTGTTCAGGTTTAGGTCAACCTTGAAACCAACGGGATTCCACATATCGGCCGTCTTGACAAACACGAACACGTTAAGCGTCACACTGTCTATAGGTACTGCCTTGACAAATACATCATTTCGCGATAGCAGGCCGTCCCCCGTCAGAGTCGACACAATCCTTTCGGTTATCGCGTCAGCCGTCTCCCTGGAGTTGGGATACCCGAGAAAGTCTATGAGGTCGGCGCCGATGTGGTCGTAAAACCAGTCAACGGTCACCGATTTCAGCCTGTTTCTAACAGACTGGATAACGTATTCCGCACCTTCGGCCAGCATTATGTCGCCCACATCGTCAAGAACAATGTCACCGTCTTCTGAAAGCATGATATCGGCCACTGCACACGCCTCCCCTCTCATTCAAATACGTACTTGGGCGCCTTAAAGCGTATCGGTTGTGAGGATCTTATCTCAACACCGCCGTCAGAGGTGATGTTTACCTTCACCTTGCCGCTTACGGTTACCGTTCTGTCTGAGGTTATCTTCACGTTCTTCCTGCTCCTGACATCAATGTCCGAGTGACACATCACGGTGGTCTTACCTTTTATCTCCGCCTTGAGCTCTTTGTTGATATGGCTCAAGACATGGTTCAAATGATGCACCAGCCTGTCTGCGATGAAATGCATGGACTCATCAAGCGGATCAAGCTTTATGCCGCAGTCGTTTTCGACGAATATGTCAATGGTGCCGTCATCGTGCAGCCGTACGGAGCTTTTATGCAGTGGGTGCGACAGCGCCACCTCCTGCGTTTTGGGAAACGGTACGTCCTGAAGCTGCTCTTCAATGCTCTGCAGCGGGTGCTCTATTCTCTTTGTCAGCAGCTCGTTCAATCTTTCCTGCGGACTAGGTGGAATACCGATGCTCAACTGCTACCACCCCACAAACTGACGCGTGCTTAAAGCCTGTCTTGATATTAGTATCCCATGCTTTTGGTAGTTCTGTGAATGCCCCCTGGTTGCAGCCATGTACGCGTTATCGACAAGCCCCACAACCATTGGCGTATTGTAGCTGCCGTTTATGAACTCCACAAGCACCTTTTGGCCGGGCATCGGACCGGCCGTCTTAACACCACCGGATATAACCACCGGCACGCGCTCAAATAAGCTGTCGACACCCGTCCCGGGCTCGCTAATTCTGACGGATGCCAGATTGGTCTTTTCATCGTAGCTCTCGATAACACCAATTAACGGCCGTGCCTGCGTTCGCAGCACGGGCAGCACGACCTCGTCAATCAACATCTGTTTGAATGACGACAACTTACACAGCACCCCCTAATCCAGCAGCTATGGTTACGGCAGCCGCCAGGACGACGGCGGCAGGTATTCAAGCGGATCCACATGCTTACCGTTGATCCTGAGCTCAAAATGCAGATGCGGTCCGGTAGAGTTACCAGTACTGCCTTGATAGCCTATTACCTGGCCCTGATATACAGGCTCCCCTCGAGCTACAGTGACCGTTTTCATGTGCGCATACAGCGTTTCTATACCGTCGCCATGGTCGATTATGACATAGTGTCCGTAACCGTCACGGTCATAAGCTACCAGCTTTACCGTCCCGCTCGCCACAGCGAGGATCGGTGCCGGACTGTCTTTTTCGCTGAACGCCAGGTCAACACCCTTGTGCTCTCTGTAACCGCCAGATGACTTCTTCCTCTTCTCCCCAAATGCCGACGTTACTGTACCCACCCTGTTCGATGGCGACCCAAACACCAGCACACCGCGGCTGGCTTGTATTGTTTGCTGTCCGGGTTCACCCTCCGCAATGCTGGGCGGTATGCGGTCGTTGTCATATGCTATGATATGTTTGCCACCAGTTATTCCAGCAACGAAATAGTTGCCCTTGAGGAACAGTGGGAATATCTTTATCCTGTTGAGGTTCTCAAAGAAGATACAGATCTTCCTCAGCGCTTTGTTGATGAGCTCAGTTACTAGGTATGTTATGACGAAGCTGACAATGCCTGCCGTTCCAATAGCTCTAATACCTGCTATTACACCCCGTATACCAGCTGAAATAGCTGCCACGGTTCTAGCAGTTTTAGCAGTCAGTATAGCGGCGCGTGCCGCTCTGTATGCCCCAACAGCTGCGCTCATTACCTGTACAAGCCGTACCCTGTTCCAGCACACAAACGTACCAACCGCAAGTCCGTTCGTGATAATACGCGCCAGCGTGTTCGCCTTGCCATCCGTTGTTGTTATAAGATCAGGCTTGATAGAGGTGACAAACCCCGTCTCACCGGAAAACATGTACACCACACGCCCAACCTCGCACAGGCCGTACATGTGGTTGACCGTGTCGTTAAGCGATATCATGTCATACGGCTTAATCCCCGGTATACCGCGCGTCACCAGCTCGCCACGGTACATGTCACGCATCCGTTCGGCCAGATAGTTGCGCCCGTATGCCAGCGCAACGTCCTCGCCCAGCGTAACCCCCAGAAAGCTGTACACCCCATCAGGGCCGAGTATGTCCTGCACCGTCCCTGAATCCACAATCTCCGTCTTCTGTAAGTCCGACCTTATGGTAAAGTCGGCGCGCACAATCGGCGATGTCTTGGGCGAGCTGCCGCGCGTGTATATCACCGAGACGTTTGTGATAATGTCCCTCGAGCTTGCTATTACCTGGTTGTCTATGATATCGCTATGCGACGACAAGGCATGGAACTGCTGCATGGTAGTGTATACACACTCGTAGTTTTCGTATCCAGCAAACGGTCCCGATGCCTTATCGGAAACCCCTTCTATCCATTCTTTTATGTGCCCAATTGGGTCCTCGAAAAACTCCTCTATCCATTTGTTGGCTTGGGCAGCCGGATTTGAGGGTTTATACACGTAGGCTTTAAGTTTCTGCCTGCCAAACTTAAGCGCCTCATTGCGGTCAGGAATGAATATGTCCAGTCGATACCCCTTGATAGCACCACCAGTGTCTTCGGCTATAAACCAACCCCTATTTGGCCAGTGTTGAAGCGCGGGAATGAATATCCTAGACCCGTAAGGGATAAGCTTTGGGTCAACCGCGATTGTACGGCCGTATGTAACTTTCGTACCTGTAGCCGTAATACCGCGCCCGTCCATCCCAGGATCATTTGCCGTATATGCCGTAACTATAAACTCAGCCTCTATATCCGCTTCTGCTATAAGCAGCTCCCAGGAGCCGCTCTTCATCGCAAGCCATACCTTTTCAAGAAAGGTAGCGGCATGTTGTGCAGTCTCTCCAATCCAGGAAGACAGCCCACCAGACAACTACAGTCATCCTCCCTTTTATCTCAAGCAGGCTCAATGGTTACTTGAGCAGTGCGTTTATCTTGCTCCACGTTTGATACCCCACAATACCGTCGACCTTTAGGCCGTACCGCTTTTGGAACGCCTTGACAGCCGCCTCCGTCTTTGCACCAAAGATTCCGTCCACTTTGCCGCAGTTGAACCCCAGGCTGTTCAGCGCAGTCTGCAGGCGCGCTACCGCCTCGCCTTGGTCTCCACGGCGCAGTGTCGGATAAGTGGACTGCTGCGTTGCGGTGCCACGACTCGACAGAGCCGCAGAAGAAGACAGCCCCACTCCGGGCAGCGCCATCCCCTTGCCGTTCTTGCGCCGGTACCTTATACACACAGGCCAGAACGGCATCCCGATAAACAGCGTTGACCTAAACTGAAATGGCAGAACTGCGGCTACATATCCATCAGCTGTTAGCGTACAAGTCTTGATAACATCCCATGGCGTCTTGTTAGCAAGGAATACGGACACATACGGCCCTGTAAAGATGGAAGTATCGCCCATGTACACCTGAAGTGGAGGGCGCTGCGGTCCTGAAGCGTATACAGCCGCACCGCCTCTGCGCTGTGCTACACGGTCCGCTACACCCATCAACTTGTCACGCGGGTTGCCCTGCGTGCCGCCGCCCGATGAGGTGCCCATGTTTGCCGCATTGGGCGCGGACTGCGTCGCTACCTTCTTCCAGTGCTCGTTAAAGTCCGCACCAGCCAGCGTAAATGGATAGACGTTCAACATGACGTCCCATGTCTGTATCGTGCCCATCAACTGCGACGCAATCGTAAGAGGTGTCGTATGCTTTCGGACGGTCCCAAAGTGCTCTATGCCGTACGGGCTTGATGCGCCGTACTGATACTGACCCACTACATCGCCAGCCAGGGCGGAAAGTGTCCCGGGCCAGTTAAAATGAAACCCCCAGCCACGCTTGGTCATTATGTTCCTTATGATACTGTCGGGCGTAAGGCCAAACTTGAACAGGCCGGTCTTGTCCTCGTCCGAGAAGCCGGGCATCGTGTTCATGAGTTCGTGCCCATCACCCTGTGCCACAAACGTGACTATTTCGTCAGCGTTTGCCTCAACTATTGTACCATTGAACAACACGGGCAGGCGCGACGCCACAGCACCGTAACCCATACGTATGTGTACTCGCGTACCGGGATTTATGTTAAGCTCGTCAAGCAGTCTCTTGCGCGCATCAATGCTCTTTTTGTCTATCACTGTTGGAAGTATGTTCTTCAGCGCCTGGCCAAGCCAACTCTGATTGGTGTCAGATGTAGGTGTAAGCGGCTGACTATTCAGCGCGCCATACGTATTCGTCACTTCTATGTAAGCAAGGTCAGCCGGATTCTTCCTGTCCTTCACTATGCTTATACCAACAAGGGAGTGGTAGAAGTAGAAGTTGTTCCACAGCTTGCGACCGCCTACCCACTCGCCTTCGTCAATGAACAGAATAAGGTACGTTGGGAACGCCTGAACCAGCCGGCCGCGTCCGCCATACGCCAGCTCATCGTGATACATCATGTTGGATATCTGCTCCGGCGTGAACTTGGTCGGGTCTATATCGCTGTGCAGGTCGTATGCTTTCTCCTTTAACGGATGTACAAAATAGCACGAATCCAAAGGCGCAAACCATGACGGTTTTTTGGTAGCATCAACCTGGGCACTGAGGAATGTCCCCGACGTCGACGCAGATCGTTCTGCAACAGGCTGCCCTGCTGATGTTTTTGATTCAAGTAGTTCGATTATCTTACCCCACGTCTGCGGCCCCACAATCCCGTCAACCTTCAAATTGTATGCACTTTGGAACGCCTTCACAGCAGCTTCCGTCTTGGGGCCGAATATACCGTCCACTGCTCCACAGTTAAAGCCGAGGGTATTCAAGGCCTCCTGTAGTGTCCTTACCGCTTCGCCACGAGAACCTCTCCTCAATAGTGTTTTAGCGCTGTTGCGTAATAAGCCCACGGCACCACTGCTGCTGCCACCATCACTATGCATTGTAACAGCCATGAGAAAACGCCATCTTAAGCCGCCGCTAAGGCGAGCAAAGACGGCTTAGACACCCCCTCTGTTCGTCTGATAATTATCACAGCAGTTCATTGCTGTGGTACGAGTAGTCTATGTAAAAGTCAGGGTCGACAACAAGCGCTGGGCTGTCGTTCCACAGCGGATGCTTGTACGGCGTAAAGTTGATAGCGTTCAAGCCATAAGCCGCACGCTGCTTGTTGATAAGCTCCATTGCATCAGCTACACGTGCATACGTCGGCAGGTCAAGATCGGGATAAAGGTCAAATACGTCTAGAATCTCCTCAACTAAGCACGCATGCTCTATCTCGGTCAGGTCTTTTAAATCGACAGTCGCTACCGCCTTGAGCACTTTGTCAATGTACTGCACGGCATGTATGCGTTCGTACTCACGCTGCATTTTGTCAAAGTCGACCATTGACAGCACTATCCTGTAAAGCCCGGCGCTCTCCGGTACGGTCTCCACCTCTATAGCATTGACGATTACGTACCTTATCCCGAACAGGGCCGTAAGCTCGTTGTCAAATCCCAGAAAACCGCTCACAAACTTGTTCCGGTACTTTACCGAATACTCATCCGCAGTATCAATAAGCTGTTTGAGTGCCGCCACCGCATCTTTGTTTGCTGTCTCGAACGTGGCTATAACATGCTTCTCCATACCGCCTATGTACTGATGCGATGGCGTGGTGAAGGCTTGAATGTGCCCCGACGCAAACCTGTTTCCAATGGCAATAACCAGGTTCGTCAGTACAAGGTCGTCCGGCAGCGGTACGTCCACCATGTACGGGTCGGGCGACCAGCCGGGCACATCAGCCGCTATATTGCCCTTTGGAACAAGCGTTATCGTTCCCGATACCGGTTCGTAATACGTGTCATAGCCAAGGGTACTGGCAGTATCCCGTAGGGTCACAAATACTCTACCGTTGGCCGTTCTGTACGGTTTGAAGCTCCACGGGCCTATTACAATGTAGGGCGACTTCCAGTCCGTGGTAAGTCCGAGCTTCTGAGCAAGAATGCGCGCCTCAATGATGGGCTCGTCACGGCCATCTATCTTCACAATCTGATACTCGCTGCGATTAATCGTCTTCTTCGGCGTAGGACCCCGGTTGTGTGCAATCTCCTCTAAGACTTTGCTGTCAAGTATCCTGAACTTGTAGCGCGCAGTAAAATGCTCCGTCTCAACCGGTGCAAGATAATAAGCACTTTCGGGCTGCATCACCTGTTGGTAGTACCACCTGAACAGCGGCCATACAATCTTGTCAGCAAAACCGTAGTCAGGAATAAGCATGTACGGCTCTATTGTGGTGGCGTACATTGCCAGCTTGGCCTCCAGAGCGCCAGGAAAGTTGGGCACGGTTGAGATGGTAAGCGAGTTAAGTGTCACGGTATGTATATCGTACACATCGTTAAGCGTTTCGTTGAATACTGGGACTATCGGTGCGCGCATGAAGTGCGCAATAAGGCTGCGCAGCCCGTCCATATAGTATGACCGGCCGTCAACACCCTCAACCGCCACACCGTTTATGTCGTCCATGTCATTAAACCATAAGTCGACCCCAATCTCGGTCTGTGTGTTACCAGTCTTTGTGATAATAGGCCCTCTCTGCCGTACACCCCATATGGTCTTATTACCGCTCACCTTTTTGACGTTTATACTGAGCGGTGGTATGCGCAAAAAACAGTCGCCCACCTGCAGGTGGTCTGGCGAGAGCCCCACCCTGCCGGCCGGAATAAGGTCGTTACCCACCTTGATAAGCGGCTCGGAACGCAAGCGTAATTCCCCCTCTCAAAAAGTATACTACCCGCTGGTATGTAGCCAGCGGGTACCGTTAAACCCTGGCATATCCGTACTTCAGAAGCTGAGAGAACACTTCTTTGGCATAGTCCTCGTTAAGCTGTGACGTGTCGTTTGAGAAGTTGACGTTGACGTTCACATTGCCGTTAAACGCCTCGCTTGCTATGGCGTTAATGTCATTAGCAGACAGCCGCCGTTTTGTCCTGCCGCGTATGGTTATACGCGCACCGGTGTTTTCTACCGGGACAGGCCTCTGGTATACTTCACCCTGCTCACCTTCCGACATGGCAGGCGCAACAGGGATAGGTTTCTGAGCTCTGGCGTATCTGCCGCCACTGCTCTCCGGTTCTGTGTAGTCATCCTTGTCTCGTGGCCGCAGGAGTGCCATTAAGCCCAGACTAGCCAAGCCTATTCCCGCCAGCACCTTCCAGTTGCCTATCGCCGAGCCGAGCAGACCTCCGGCTCCACCGCCCGCACCAGCGGCACCGGAAGCTGACTTGGCAGCCGCCTTGGCCTTGATGAAGTTGTTTATCTGCTTTATATGCTGTGCACCGGGCCCCTGTTTACCGCCCGCCGCAGCAGCTTGCGCTTTTATGGCTTGATTTATTCGCCTTACTTCCTCTGCGCCTGGCGCAGCACTGGCCGCTTCTGCAGCACGCTGTGCTATATCCTCTGCTGCTTGTTGAGTAGCACTACGCGCCGCCTGCTGAGCTGCTGCAGCATTGGCAGCTGCTGTATCAATTACATCAGCCGCTTGTCGCGCTACTGCCGCAGTAGTGGCTGTATCAACGACGTCAGCTGCTTGTTGTACCGCCGCAGCAGCCGCTTCTGTAACAGCATCAGCTGCGCCCTGCACCTGCTGTTCAAGTGGTCGGAACAAGCTGTACAGCCGTTCTTCAAAGTCCGCGAATCCCTTGCTACTGCCACTCTGTACCTTCTGCCTCAGTCCGGAATCCTTAACAAAATCCGCAAGTCCCCTGTCATCCCGTACTCTTAGTGAATAGCTTATCTCCTGCCTGAGTTCTGGATCCTTCAGCATTTCATACAGCTGTGCCTGCAGTTCGGAAAAGTCCAGTGTCGGCCGTCTAAACACTCGCTTTTGCTCAAACCTCCGTGGCTGTAGCTGGGAGAGATCCTGTATCGGCCGTCCGGGCACTCTCTTTTCCTTAAACTCTCGCAGCAGGTCAAACAACTGTTCCTGGAACTGCGGTGTTTGCTCCAGCTCAATCAGTTGTTTGAGTCCACCAAGCCTCTCGCCAAGCTGCTGCCTCAGGTTGCGGAACCGTACCAAAAAGCTCTCCGGATCCTGCGTCTCCACCAGCATCTTATCCGGTGTCGTTAGGTCTTCAAACAGAGTGTGGATACGGCGCCAGAGCTTTTCCTGCAGCGGCAGCTCCGGCGGCTCGTGCCGCACAACCTGAACAGGGATAGAACTCTGCAGCGGCACATGCGTTCCGGTAAGAGGATCTATCCCGCTTTTGACAGCAGTACTGACATCCACATCCGGCTTTAGGTGCCGCACAATAGCGTCCCGGACATGCCCTTCTACCGTGTCAGCGCCCGCTCTGGTATAATACAGAGCAATTTGCTCCAGCTGTTCGGGCGTAAAATCGCCGATACGCTTGAAGAATATGTCGCCAACGCCCGGGACATTGCCGGTCAGTGGTATGCGCATGTCCGCGCCGCTGCCCAGCATCGCCCACGTTGGCCGCCTGTCTGCCCGCAGCTCTTTCTGCAATCGACTGCGCAGCTGCTCTAGCGCATCACCCATCTCAAACAATTCCAGGTCGGACTTTGTCAGAGGAACGGCGTTTGCATTGTATGCATCGCGCAACTGCTGAAACTCGTCTATTATCTGCTGGATGTTCGCCATATCCTCTGCGGGATTGGCCGACAGCGGCGGTATAGAAACATCCTCTGTAGGTACGTTGGTAAGCACGTCAGCCGCTTCGCCGATAGCCGGCAGTGCTGCGATGTCTATACCGGCATCCTTCAGCTCCTGTATACCCCGCTCTAGCGCGTCCAGTCGGGCGCTAATCACCGGTCTTTGGCGCAGCCATTCCATAAACTGCGCACGTCCCTGTACGCCCTGCTTCTTAGCCTCAGCTGGTATGATGAAGCTGTCATATACCCAGTCGATGAAACGTGAAGCGGTTTGTTCGTCACGTATCGCCGGGATGTGCGCAGCTTCGAGACTGGCTGCAAACTCGTCCAGCGCACCGCGCTGTGCTGCGTTGTATATGCTCTGCGCAAGCCCGTCCAAAGTGCGTACATTCTCATCCGCAATCCCGCACTGTCTGAAGTAGTCTATGAGGGAATATACCGCTTTTTTCCGGCCCTCCGGTGTTTTAGCGCTGCGCTCAACGTACTCGCGCAGCCTGCTGTACAACTCTTCAGGCACAACGGTGGGAATATGGATTTCACCTTTACCAACCGGAAGGCCGGTAAACTTGTACAAGCGATAGGGCGTGTACCGCGATACTTCCAGCCCAAGCTTCTTGCCGGTCTCGCCCTTTATGAAACCTCTCTTAAACTTCTCCCCGATCTGGCTGTAAAGCTGTCCCGGGTCCCCTTTCAGCACGCCTGCACCGTGGAGCATGACTATGTCTTCAGCAAGCGTCTTAAAAGCCTGGCCTTCCGGGCTGGCGAGCCATTCCTGCATGTGCGGCAGCATGTGCTTGTACATTGGCGAAACGTCTCGCGTTAAGTAGTAGCGCATCTGGTCTACGGTCTTCTTGCTTATGTCACGCGACCCGGTACTACCAAGCATGGATACAAGCAGCTGCTCACCCGGTGTAAGCTGTGCACCACTGTCCAGTTTGTGTGCCGCTTCGAGTGTTTTGTCAATGATCGGCTGAAAAGCCTCCGGTCCTGCTGCACCCTGTCCGGTATACGCTACCAGCCGGCTCAGCTGCGGCAGCGAGGTCTTAATGCCGCGCACCTCGCGAGCTGTCAAATCAAGCACATCGTCCATAAAGATGTTCTTCGCTTCTTCAGCCGATGGAACGTATGCAAACTGCGAGTGGAAACGTTTGGCCAGGTCGGTAAAGCTCTCCGCTGCCACCTCGTCTATTATACCGGTGCCACGCCAGCGCCCTGCCTCGTCAAGATCGAGCCGCTCAGCTAGCGCATACAGTACACCGTCCCGCTCTTCTATGCCGCGAAAACGGTAGATACCCTTGGTTGCCGTATCGCCGGCAATTGGAGTGAGGTTGCCTATAACGCGATCTGGAACGGTATGTCGGTACAACAGATCGCCTTTGCGCAGCGGTCTTATATCCGCTTCAGCCGGCAGTGCAGTTGAAATACCAGCATCAAGTACTGTAAGCGCGTCACTCTTTGCTGGCAGGTCAAACACGCTTCGTACGGTATAAGTGTCTATCTTGGGCTTCCTAAACAGGCTGGTCAAAGTGCGCTCAAACCGCGGCGCCGCTTCCGGTGCACTTGTGCGCACCATACCAACAGCCTCAGCATATGTCTTACCAAGGTCTGGACCGGCAACATAGTCAACGCTCTGTTTAATCCTGCGTAGGTTCGCTATGGTATCGTCAAGCACCTCGTCCGGTGCAGCAGCTGCTTCCGGGACCGCGAGGTTTATAACCTCCGGTGCGCCGACAAGCTCGGAGATAATGCGGCCGTCGTCACCACGGCTGTAGCGCACCAGTTGTACATTCAGTCCGGTGGTGGCTGCGCCTTCTGCTGCCTGTACCGGCGTGATAACCGCAACTGTGTATGGCCGCCTGCTAACGTTAGCCTTTAGCCTGGTCAGCGTGCCAAGCGTCTCATCAACGGTCACACCCCCGCTGGGCGGTGTCGCCCGCTCCAGAACAATACCGCCACCCCTGGTAAGGCGCTCATATCCCGGCGGAGTCAGATTGGGAATACCCTGTGTTGGTTTAAAGACTTCAAACTCGTCCAGCAGTCCCGCCGTCAGCTCATCCATACCGCTTACAAGATAGTGCTCACCGGTAAGCACATCGCTGGCGATTATGTCACCGCCCGTGCCGCGCTCAAGCGTTACGGGATGCCAGACATTGCTCTGTTTGACATACGTCTTAAGCTTTACCTTGCCGCCGGACTTCTCACTTAAGTCAAACAGAGTACTGATTCGTTCCTGGCGCTCACGCTCAGGTACGCCGGACAGGTCTATCTCGTACCTAACCGGCTGAGTGATGTCCATTGTTTCCTGAGCTGCTTGTGCCGCACTTTCGCCCGCCTCTTCCGGCAGCTCAAGCTCGTACACCAGCCCGCTGTCCACAACCTCGTCTGCTACATCTTCCACAATGCCTTCCACACGGTTTGTGTCAAGAGTGACATCCCTACCTGCCAGCCTGCCGGTTGACGAACCTTCGGCCAGTGTGACAAGCGACTCCTCCTCAACCGGCCTTTGTTTTAGGTACCTGGCTATCTCGGCCGGCTTCATGTCTGCAATGTACTGCAGATGCTCGATACCGCTAGTGACATCACTATCGCCGGCCTCGCGAACAAGACTAACAACAGCGTCGTGTATAAGCTTGGCCTTCTCCAGGTCGGTCAGCTCGCGCACCCTACCGCCCTCTATGACGGTAAGCCCCTTGAGCTTGCTGCCTATAGTCGCTATTGCGCTGTACTCGTCACTTGCTGCACGCAGGTCGGTAGCAAACAGCTCGCCCAACAGCGCACGACGGTAGGTCTTCCGAAATACCGCGTTCCTGGCTACCCCAGCAGGATTGTATGCATCTATCTTGCCCGCAATCGATGCGCGGCTGATCGCCCTGTTCAATGCAAGCCAGCTTGACGATACGATGTCAACATCCTCGTACTTGCCTTTGGCCCATGGCGCAACGCTCAGCGCTGTTTTGAGTAGGTACGCGTTTACGTCCTCATCCGTTAGCTGTGCAACTGCTTTCTCTGCCTCTGCTGCAGCCAGGCTCCTGATTATCTCTGCCGTGTTGACAACGCTAACTCTTCCCGGTGCTGTTGCGCCAAATACTTCGCTTACACCGCCGCCCCACTCTATGTTTCGGTATGCGCCTTTGACCTCTTTTGCGAAGAAGCGCGCCATCGCCTCACGCTGCTCGCGGGTCTGTATTGCCTCCACCGCACCGGGCTCGATCTCAACGACTATGCGCGTCTCTGCAGGCAGTTTTTGTGCCGCCAGAGTAACGACACCCTGTTCTTCGTCGATACTTGTTATGCGGAACGGCACAGCACTGCCGGCTATCATGACCTTTTGGTCAAGGTCGCGCGCTTCAAGCCATCTCGTGCGGCGCTCGGCCAGCTTCGCAGCTGGAACTTCACGATACAGGCTCTCCACCTGCTGCCCCTCAGCCAGGTATGCAGCACGTGCGCGCACCAGCTCTGTACCGCCACCACCCAGCTGGAGCTTTTTACCGAACTTAAGCGCTTCAACAGTCTCATCTGTTTGTGCCTGCACCTGAGCTATCTCCGCTGCTACGGCATCGCGGCCCGGCCCCTGTGGCGTGCGGTTAGAAGACAGCAGGCCTATCTTCTCAAGATACGCCACTTCTTCTTTGCTGTACGCATTGGTCATACTGAGGAAGTGCGTCTTCATTTCGTCTTCAAACTCTTGAGCAGCGGTTTTGTACGCCTCCCTCAGCACCGAACTCGTGCTCTTATAGACACCCCGCGCCCTGTTCAGCCGCAGGCGTATGGACTCGATGATATTGCGGTTTGCAACGTCCGTGCCGACCAGCGCTTCAACATCACTGAACTGCTGCGTGAGCGCCTGGAATCTCCCCTCCAGCTGCTGGAACCGCGCCAACAGGCCCGTCCTTGTCAGCTCGTCTTCCAGCTTCTTCAGCCTGTTGAAATCCTCTGGCGCAAGCGATCTTGCCGCCTTCAAGCGCTTATATGTGGCGTAGTCCCAGCTTTTTTGCTGCAGGTCTTTGAAATCGTCCAATAACCTGCGGAGCTGGCTGTCGTATTCCCTGAGCCGCTGTATTGAGACGCCACGCTCAATCTCGGCACGACCAATTACATCAATACCGCCTTCTACCAGTTCCTGCAAGAAGCTTTTCGCCCGACCCACATGGATCGGTTCTATCAATATGTCTTCAAACGATATCTCGCCCGGCTTGTATCCAGCGCGCTCAATCAGCTTCCTTGTTTCCTCCTGTATAGCTTGTATCATGCTAACAGGATGGGGATTGACCTTTGTGCGGAGCGTCTCGAAGAACTCATCAGCCACTTCATCGCTGTGCACAAAGGATAAGACGCGGACGGCGTCCAGCACGCTGCTAACCAGCGTGCTTGCATACTTCTCAGATACCTGTTCGAGATATTGTGGGTTGAATATGTGCGGGTTCAGGCGCAATACTATCCCTCCTAATCAGCAAGCAGCATTGCGGGATCTCTGTTGATGTATTCAACCAGGTCACGCGACATGTCATAGCCCATATGCATGTTGACTTCTATGCCGGCCTTGTCGCTCGGCTCAACATTCACGTCTATGTCTTCTACACCAGCAGCGGAGAGCAGCCTGCGCAGCCGCTCGGCAATCTCACCAGCATTACCGGGCGTGCGCATATTCATCTTGGGCACGCGTACCGGTACCTGCTGCGCTCTCAGCTTGTCTTCCTCCCAAATGTCAAACTCGCCTGGGTCAAGATGCATTTTGTCCACCAGCTTGACGCGCACCGCTTCAAGGTCTACATCCGGACGCCAGCCTTCCCAGGACTCGTCCGGTAGATAGTGCGTCTTAAAGTATTCCTCAAGCTTGGGCTTCTTTGGTGCTTTATCACCGTGCGCAGGCGCAAGGCCGTAGAACAGCCATTCCGGTGCAACCTTCTTGAGCTTTTTGTACTCCCACTTGGGCATCTTGAGGAAGTAGCGGAAGTAGCGCCGCTCCTTCTTGGGCAGCGCGACGATAAAGTCACCCAGCGGTTCGCCAGGCTCGTAACCATACATCGTCTGCTTCATCTGCCTGTAGTAGGCAATCGCCCTTCGCGCCCGCGGTGGTAAGTCCTCTTCAGACACCTCTGGAGACGTCTTCAGACTGGCAAGCTCGGCATTAATGCTCTTTATGGCGAGCTTCTTCAGCTCGTCCAGCGACCGCTGCACTCTCTTTGCCTTTTCCTTTTCGTCAGCTTCTTCAGCCTGCGCTCTTGCAAGCTCGTTGGCCTGTTTTATTTCCAGTGCTGCGGTTTCTTGTTCTGTCCTCTTAACAGCTTTGCGTGCCTTTTTCTTGTCATCCTCTACAGCAAGACGTATGTTATACTTCCTGAGTATCTCAAACAGTTCATCTGTTTGATTGCCCTTCAGCTTCTGTATGGCGCGCTTTGCCTCCATGAGCGCCCTTTTACGCGCCTTCACGAGCTCCTTGTGCTTGTCCCGCGCTTCAAAGTACTTCTGTACATCAAAGCCCTCTTCTTCAAGCGCACGCTTGCGTTCATGCTCATACAGACGTCTGTACTTTACGTACTTGAGAATATCAACGTATTGCTCCAGCTCCCACTCGCGCCGCCTCCTGGCCGGAATCCACTTCTTGCCCGTTACAACTTGATATGCGGTAGTATACAAGGCCCCGGCACCAACAGTGGCAGCGCCAATCGCCGCACCTATTACCCTGGTCGCCGGTCTTCTCCCGAATAGAGCACCTATACCCGCACCTAAAAGCATCGCAATAGGCAGGGGCTTAGAGATGAACGACTGGTATGTCGGTATGAGAAAGTCCCTTATGGGGTGCTCCCAGCTCTGAAAGTTCTTGCCGTATACCTCACGCCTTACCCAGTCCTCATATGCACTGCGCACCTGGAGAAACTTGGTATGAATGGGCGTGTCAAGGTGGGAATTATGGACAGCGCATACAAGAGTTGTATAGCTATGATTATCCTCTACTGTGAAGTCGTACACCAGTTTACCTTCGTATTTGACTTCTTCTACTTCTTTAATCCTGGCGAAGAGAACTCCATCCTGAATAAATGCCCAGCCATTAGTCTCTCGTTTTGATGAAGGTATCTCTTTGCCAAGCAGTTTGGCTAGTTCTCTACCCTGTTTCCCACCAATGTGCAACATATACCGTTTCTTATGGATGGTGCCGCTTACATCCTTACGAGCCTCCGCTATATGCAGACCCGGTATGAATCCTAAATTCAGCAACACCATCCTCATAGGAATGATTATGTTAGGCTGGACAGAAACACAGGATACAGTTTCACCTATATGGCCATCGCCGCGGAAATAGCCAACCACCAACCCCTTTAGAGCCTCTAAGTCATCAGTAAGTGCTTCCGTGCTAAGCCGTTTATCGACAGTACGCCCCAAAAGTGCATTAAAGAACTCGGTTACTATAGAATTCCCAAGGTGCACTATCTGCACATTACAACTGGGCTGATAATGAACAGTGCAACTTACCCCAAACACCTTGCGTGCGCACTCAATAACCTCATTGGCGTATTCAGTTTCGTTAATGTGAAAAGCAAACTGAACAGCTACAGGTTTGCCTCGCTGAAGCTTAATATGTCCCTCGCTTAGATAGTAACCGAAAAGTGTATACAGCTCACGGGAAACCGGAATGTAGCGATCGACTGGGACACTACTCTTTCTAATAGCGTTTGGATTAAATCCTCCTACTTTAAGGTAGATTTTGTCGTCGATCACAACCTTGTTGCTTAGGTCAATATAGTCAACAAGGTCAAAAACACGCCTCTTTGGAAGCTTCGCAATAGGCATACACACCCAGTCGTCCTTGCGTAACTCCTCGGCCTTTATCCATGTTGGTTTATAGGCCGCAGGACAGCCATCACGACATATACTTCGACCAGGAGCACATACGCCGGGCCGGCACCCATTGGAACCCTTCACAAAAGGACATGACTGCGCTTTGGCGGCATACACCTCATGATTGCCGGTTAGTACTAATGCGTCACTAGTCATCCATGTCCGAATGCGGTAAACTTTCTCTGATTCGGCTAGCGGACGCTTATGAACACAGACTACCTTATGCCAATTGCCATCCGTAGTGAGCACCAAATCGCCCAGTTTCACTTCCTTAGCCTGTTTTAGATCATCGTGAGTTACAATTAGCTGGTTTTCGCTGACGCAGAACCGCTCCCATGCCTTACCGAAGGCCCTCTCAAGCCGGCTGAAGCGCGCCATCACGGCAGCAGGTGAGTAGTCCTTCTCTTTTTCCTTGGCAACCTTCTCCTTAAGCAGGAGCCTGTTGATGTTCTCGCCCTTCACGTATACAACCGCTTTGATGGGGCTGTAGTCCTTCCTGGCTTTTCTTTCATCATCCGGTTCGTAGTAGATCACTATCTTGGTACCGGGCTTCAGCTTGCTCTGCAGGAGCTCCGCTGCACGCTGCGCAGCTTTGTCATCCTTCGCACCGGCAACGTGTATGCCAGCAAACTTTATGGGGATATTAGGCAGTTCCTTGACAAAGATGGTATTGTTGTCAGCCAGGGACTCTACTGTTACAACACGCTTTTTCAGCTCACGCTCGGCACCAACAAACCTGTAGGGATATATCCTGAGTGGCTCCTTCATCTTGCGGACCATTTCGCGGATCCGCTTTACCTCTTCCTTCTGCTCGGGCGTGAGCTTTATCTTGCTCATCAGCTTGCTGTACTCTTTGTACTCTTTGCTGTATGGCGCAACATGTGCTAAGATACGGAACCTGTCCAGAGGGCCGTACAGTTCATAGCGGTTTATGACGCCTTTCTTGTGGAGCTCAATAATCTCAGGATGCTCCTTGAGGAACCTGGTAAAGTCCTTGTTGTACAACGCCTCATAACCGCCACCGGGAAGCAGCATCTCGCCGTGAGGTAAATACGAATCGCCAGTATGGAAGTCTATATAATAGTCACGCGGCAGCCACGATGGCATGCGATTGGGAACCGGATTAAACATCTCGCCCCATTTCTCTCTTCTGCCGATAAAGCGCCGCACAATCTCGTTTACGTTACCGCCAAGCCCGCCCAGGTTTTCCTCCCAGAACCGCCGCCTAATGGAGTATATACCGCGCGCCTCTGCAATGCGTACTTCCTTGTCCTTGGGCACGTCCTGCGATATACCTGTCGCAGTTTCGGCAAGGAAACCGTAGAAGCCCGCAACCTCGGTAACACTCGACCAAAAGGCCCGCGCTACATCCCTCGCACTCCCGGGAGCTGTATACTTGCGTCCGTACTCGTCAACTATGTCGCCCTCGGGTGTGATCTCTACACGTACACCACCGGACGTGATGTAGCCACCTTCAGTGGTCTCTTCTTCGGGCTCTCCAGCCGTTTCGTGTCTTTCAGCTGTCCCTTCCGGCTGTCCAGCTGCACCCTCTAGCCCTCCAACTGCTCCGTATCCTCCCGATGGCCCGGCTGCTGCCCCGCCACTGGCAGGCGGCTCCACAACTAGGTACTCTCCCTCAGGCAGTTCTCCCTCTGGCCGCCCCTCAAGCTGCGCCCAAACCTCGGGATGCATCTTCTTCCTCGGCTTTATAAGCCTGCTCACGGCTGTGAGGAGAGGGCCTATAATCGGCAGCTCAACCAGTTCGGGATAATCACCAGTGTAGAGGTATGGCCTCTCGTAATAGTGTTTTTCTTCCAGCCAGTACCTGTCCGTCACATATCGCTTAATTGGCGCGGTAGGATAGCGCGGCGTGGGGATAGGAGCATGAGCAAAGTATTCATCCTCGCTGCCGTACAGGACATCCGTGTACTTCCACTTGGACTTCAGCCGTCGGTACCAGTTGGGTCGCCACGCCTGGATGCGCCCACCAGTAAAGGGAGTATTTCCCAGCGGCCAATAGCGCCCTTTCCTGACGGGTTCCTCGCCGCTCTCAAACCATTCCTCCATCTCCTCAGGCGTCTTGGTCATCCAGATGGTGGCATCCTTGACAATCGGCAGCTCGAGGATCTGGTCAGAACCGGGCGTGAGCTGTTGCAGCCTGTCCATAAATCCGGTCAGGCCGATAGCACTGCTGAGCCGTGACAGTGCAGTCATGGTATACCGATAGGCGTCTGCCAGCAGGAATTCCGGCCTTACACCGGTCAGCTTCTCCATCTCGTAATTCAGATAGTGCCATCCGAAAGCAAGGCCGCCAAGCACGAGTGCGCGGCGCAGGAACAGATTGGTGAAGAGGCTGAGCGTGTCACCGGTATGCTTGGACGATAACCCTAGCCGCGCTTTACCAAGTGAAAGATCCATCCGACCCACGCCTATGTACGGTATGAGCGTTAGCGTGGACACATCCTGAAGTCTGTGCCGCCCCGCAGTCAGCTGCTTCCAGATCGAACCTAACGAGCTGAAGTCGGCAGCATTAACATAGACCCATGGTTGTTCAATAAAACGCTTTGTGGCCGGTGGTATGTGGCTCGCACGCTCGGGCCCCAGTGCGTCTATAATCTTACCTATACCGGCCTCCATTGCCTCGAACAGCGGGTTTTCCGCCTCTTTTCTACCAAGAAACCCTAGCCTTGGATCGTCCCACAGGAATGTGTCCTGGTAGCCTATGTCGAGGGCTCTAAACAGCGGGTCCAGTAAACCTCTCACACCACCGCGCTTTGTATACTCGTTCATCTCCAGACCCGCCATAGTGCGGATATACTGCAACTTTACGTTACCCAAGCCGTGTATCAAATAGCCCAGCCCTTTGTTTACCTTTACAAGATCGTCCAGCTTCTGCGGGATGTTCCCTACATCAAACACTTCGCCGCCGATGAACAACAGCTGTCGCCCCAGCTCGTCTATATTACCGGTAAGCAGCGGCTGACGCTCTGTCACATCAAACAGATAGGTGAATGGACTCCTGTTGATGCCAAGCACGTCGCTCAGGTGCAAAAGTCCAAGGGGATTAAAGTTGACTATCGGGATCTGGATATCTTTCTCCAGCCGCTGTATGAACTTTGTAAGCTGTTCGCTCATGCCGCGCATGTCAATCAGTTCGCCGGCCTCATTTATGAACAGCGCCGGGTCGACAATAATATTCCCACCGGACAGGCCATAGATCTTTGCAAGCTGTTTCAGCCTGGCAAACTCGGGGACATTAAGCTGCATGATATCGTCCAGTACTGCATACCTAACCCCGGCAACCTTCTGCATCATGCTCTGCAGCTTGGCATTCGGAGTGAGACGCTTTTGGATCTGCTCCACAATCTTGGCTTTAACAACGTCCACACCTTGATCGATTGCAGTCTGTGTAACCCCATGCTGCGCGCCCCACGAACTCTTCAGATCGTCAAGCACATCCCGTGATTGTCTCAATATCTCTTCCAGATAGAAGTGCGGTTTTTGAGTGCCGTGCTTGTTTTTCACAGCGCTTACAACATACCTTTTTAGTTCTGATGCCTTTCCAAGTGCGGAAAGATTCTGCCCCTGCCCCTTGGTGACGTAGTGCTCCCACTGGTATACTCCTTCTATAGCACGCGCAACAGGGCCGGGCTTGTATTTGCTGCTCAGCACCATCGTCTTTTGAACGGATGCCTTTAAAAGACCGGTGCGCCAAAACAGGTATCCCCCGGCCAGCAGCCCGCCAACAAGCAGGGCCGTGTTGACCGCCGAACCTTTTTCCTGCTCCTTTTCGCTGTAGTAGTATGCGTCCTCCCGTTTCCTGTACTTTGCCATATAAAAAGACCGCACCTTAAATCTGTTCAGGATTCAGGTGCGGTTCTCTCCCCTCCTTTGCCGCATCAACACTGCTCATCTGTTCTGTTTGCTCTTGCTGTTTTGCAGCGTTAGTACTGGAATACACGCGCCAGCTGCCCGGACCGGTTATAAGCATATCGGGCATCATCTTGGGACGTAGGTCTGCAGGATCAAGCAGTAGCATCGGGTCAATGCCCTGCTCTCTAAGCGCATTCGGGTCTATCTTCTTGCTGTCCGTATCAGCCGTGTCGTTCAGCAGGTCGAATCTTACCGGCAGCCCGTACAGCACATTGGCCAGCCACTCCGCCCTGACCGCATAATCAAGAAGTTTGGCTATCGGCCAGTTGCGCATCTCCTCTATCCGGATGGCGGGAAACATGTGTGCGATGAGCGTTTCAGCCTGGCGCTCAAAACCCTCCATCAGCGACCTGAAGCTCTCAAGCTCCTCTGTTAGACGCTTCGGATTCGGCAGGGCGGACATGCGCCATATATCGTCAGCCAGCCGCGTCACCACGCCAGCAGGAAACGTAGTATAGTCAAAACCGCGGGGATATACCACCGCAGTCTTGCAAATATCGTATACTACATCCTCGCCATTCTGCTTCCTGAGAACAAACTTGTAGTACTCACTCCTGGCGAGCGGCCGCCATATGAAGAGAATACCATTCAGGTACGAAGTGTATATGTACTCATGCTGCTCCGCCAGGCGCTCTATAAGCCTGTCGAGAGCATTTACAGCATTATCGGCGGCTCGTAGTTTTCTACGAATCCGCTTGCTTCCATTATTTGTTGTGCCAGAAGCGCTGGAACTCCCGCTTTGTCCTTTGCCATCTTCTCGTAATTGTATCCCATCGGCCATAATACGCATGTCTCACATATTATCTCCTCTCTCTGGAGTGGATCGGTATTAGGCAGGTTCACTATCTGTTTGTACTCATAACGGTTAAGCGTGCGCCACACGTAGTAATCATTGCCTATCCTGGATACGTATATCTCGCCTTCCTTGATGATGTTACCTTCTTCATCAGTGATGGCAAACTGCTTCTTCCAGCTGTCAATCTGACTCTTTAGCGGCCCGCCTGGGAAAATGGGGCCATCGTTACGTTCAATCTTTTCCTTGGACATACATCAACCTCCGTTTAGTCAATGTCTCTGGCTATAAATTCGTATACCTCTTCAATCGGCTTCCCCGTGGGATCCAGCACCTGCGTACAGCCCGTAAGCTGTACGCCTCTTATAGCCTTGACCGTGGTATTGTAGCTTACCATACCGGGGAGCGTATTGCCCCTCTTCTCTACATCGTAAGGCAGCGGTCCGTAAACTATGTATATATCAAACCCAGTCTCCTGCAGCGCCTTTGAATATTCGCCGCTGTAGAAGAAAGGCTTATAGTGCCGGCTTTGTGCGCGTTCCGGAACGAACGGATCGCCCCATATCTCGTTCTCATAGTCACTCATGGCTTTATGAGCTCCAGAACTGCCCGATGTTCCGCCTGTTGTACCAGAACCAGTGCTGGAGCTGCTGCGCGAATTGAGCAGTTCGTTGATCTTTGCCCACGTCTGCGGCCCGACAATGCCGTCTACCACTAGGCCGTACTTTTTCTGGAATGCCTTGACCGCGGCTTCGGTCTTGGGACCAAATATTCCATCTATGGGCCCCGGATCAAAACCAAGCCGTTTCAGAGCCTCCTGCAGCCTTCTTACATCCTCACCACGAGAACCTCGCTTGAGCAGCGGCATTCGTGTGGATTGCCCTGCAGGCGCCGATGAGCTGAGTAGCTCGTTTATCTTACCCCACGTCTTAGGTCCCACAATACCGTCGACCACCAGGCCGTACCTCTTCTGAAACTCCTTAACTGCAGCCTGAGTCTTGGGGCCGAAAATGCCGTCTACGGCGCCACAGTTAAACCCCAGCTTGTTCAATGCAGTCTGCAGCCGCTTTACATCCTCGCCGCGGGAACCAAGCTTGAGCAGCGGTGTCGAGGTTGAAGCCGACTGTCCCGCCGAAGACGGCGCCGTCGGCGCTCTTGAACCCAGCAGCTCGTTTATCTTACCCCACGTCTGGGGACCGACAATGCCATCAACCTTCAATCCATACTTCTTCTGAAAGGCCTTAACAGCAGCCTGAGTCTTGGGACCAAAGATACCGTCGGCCGCACCACAGCTGAAGCCCAACTGGTTTAAAGCGTTTTGCAACCGCTTTACATCTTCACCGCGGGAGCCAAGCTTGAGCAGTGTGGCTTGGATCTGCATCGCCCCGCGACCGCTCATTGATGCTCTGTTCAGCAGTTCACTTAACTTTCCCCACGTCTGAGGACCTACAATGCCGTCGACTTTTAAGCCGTACTGCCGTTGAAATGCTTTAACAGCAGCTTCCGTCCTGGGCCCAAAGATACCATCGATAGGGCCAGGATCGTGGCCCAGCTGTTTCAAAGCTGTCTGCAACCGCTTGACATCTTCGCCGCGGGAACCACGCTTCAAAAGCGGGCCAGTACTGGATATCGTTGAGACCGTCTTTGTACCCAGCAGTTCGTTTATCTTACCCCATGTCTGAGGGCCTACAATACCGTCAACTTTCAAGTTGTGCGCCTTTTGGAACGCTTTCACAGCAGCCTCTGTTTTAGGTCCAAATATACCGTCTATAGGCCCCGGATCGAAACCAAGCTGCTTTAAAGCCGTCTGCAGTCTTTTAACGTCCTCACCACGGGAGCCCCTTTTCAACAGCACGGTTTTTGAAGGCTGTACTGCTGAAGACTGCACAACCGTCGAAGAAGATTGCACTGCTGGCTGGCTGCCGGAATTAAGCACGTCCTCTATCGTTCGCAGCGCATCCCTGTGCCATTCCGGTACCGGCTGGTCGCTTAACATATAAGACAATGCAGGGGCATCGCGATTGCCCCCAAGCTCACCTATATGCTCGAGTACGTTGTAGAGATACCCCGCCTTCCTGAAGGCTATACTAAAGCGGCCCTGTACTAAGCGGGAACCACGCTTGACAGCGTCGTACGTGTACGAAGCGTAACCATATATGGGCCGCACTTGCTCAACAAGCGTAAACTGGAGGCTGGTGATATCCGCAAGCCACACGTCGCCGAAGTATATGACCACATCGGCCCCGCTGAAGAACTCCTCCGGAAAGTGCTGATATTCAATTTGCTGTCTTGTATATGCCACACCGGCCGGCGTTTCGTGCGAAGCCATACAGCGCAACGCTCCTATCGCGAATATTTGTCCTTAAGCTCAGAGATACTGAACTTGAGAAGCTGGGTGGGATTGAGAAATGTCGTGCTGTTGGTAACCGGAAACATCGGCTCCAACATATAGTCGTTGTACTCGAGCAGGATTATGTCGCGAGCCATGTAGCTCCACACATTCTCCGTGATTATATCGTCTATGGACATTACCTTGCCTTCTTCGTACACCGTAGCGCCGTATATGACCAGCCTAGAGGCGCGCCCGTATTCCGAAGCCATGGTGATTATGATATCGAAAGGCGGCAGCTCGTCCGTCTTAAGCCTCCCCATCTTGTTCAGGTACTCCACCTGTGCCCTGAGATTGTTCAGCTCGTGCTGCTCAAGGACGGTGAAGATGATTGTGCCTGCCACGCGCCTTTGTCCGCGTGCATAACCCCTCACGGAGATCCTGCCCAGTGTCCTAACTTCCTGCAGGTCCCTGAGGATGGAGTAAGAAACGGTAGAGCATTCCCCTACCGTAACCGGCTGTGCACCAGGCAAGAGAATGCTCACGATCATGTCGACACCCGAAAACGAGCCATAACCCGGAAGTTCTTTATGCACTGCAACTTTACTTGCAGATGAACTCGCAGATGAACTCGTAGTATCAGCATCCCGCACCCTAACCACAATCCCGCTCTGAGGCCCCACCCGCCTTGCCGTTAGTATATCGTTGACCATTGTTTTGACCACGGCAAGCGGAAAGTTTCTGCCAGGACAGGCTGTAGCGGCAAGCTCCTTGTGCCCCACAATACTGGCACTAGGATACTTTTCCTTGAGGTAGCAGACGAGATCAATCAAAGCAAGCCTTTGCTTCTCACCCATCTGCTCAACCTCAAAGTTGCCTTCACAACATACGCCTACAGATACAGTGTTATAGCCCAAGCAGTGGGCCCCCACCGTGTTCTCCGGGCGCAGGCTGTATACGGTGCCGTCCTTGCGAACAAGATAATGATATCCTGCACCCGCCCAGCCTTTGGCAAGGTGCCAGCGGTGGATATCCTCCGGACTGCTGACCGAGGCTGCAGCGTGGTGCAGGACAATATACTGTGTCGCCGACCTTACGTCGAGCTTCTCTCTAAACTGGAGATTAGCATTGATAATTTGCATCTTTGTTTCCCCTACACTGACATGATACTTCCATGGTATGCCTCATCTTCCATCTTACTGTTTCTCGACAATCGGATAGTATGGTTCTAATGAGCCGTCTCCTTTGTACACTCCCCTGATGATTGGCGATATCCTGCGCGCGATGAATGTGAAGTGACGCTCCATGACGATAGTGTCAACATTGACACCGCTGCCTTCATTGAGCAGCTCAACGTCGTATATCTTCTGGAACGCGGTCTGGCCATACTCGTTGGCAAATGTCATCATGATGTCAAATGGTGGAATCATGTCTGCGTATATGATGTTTTCAGGCTTAATCAGGTCAAATCCTGGAGGTACATGAATTGCCTTGTACTGACGCAGGTCGGATCCAACCGTTGGCGGATTCTTCGCATACTCTGCCGCCGCCTGATTGGCTTTCTTGTTCCACTCAGATATCTCTAAAGCGCTGAACAGGTCGCTCTGCTGTTTGGTTACCTGCGAAACGTTACCGGCAGCGGTAAACATCGCTGGTGGCGCTATGCTCTGCCATACAGCTTGGTCCTTAACAAGAGCTTCAATAAGAGCATCCCTGTCAAATACGGCAAATACCAGGGTGCCGCTTATGCCGCGCTTGCCGCGGCTGAAGGATCTTGGATCTGGGCTCACCATTCCAACGGTTTCCCATTGGGGTGGACTATATCTTGAGGCCTTACATGAACTGACTGGGTAGCCCTGCTTCGGTCAAAGCTTTTTCCCAACTGCCAAATACTGCATTGATAGCCTTAAACGAATAAGTCCCAGGAGTGTAGTTATACAGCACAACAGGAAACTTCTCCGGCCTGCCAATTTGCTCATAGAATGATACAAGGTTCTGGATTATGAGCCGCTTATTAATCTCCTTGTCTGCTTTCCTGTTTATCCTGAGGTGGAAGTGGGGCGGTAAACTGTGCGCTTTGTCCCAGCCCAGGGGAAGTTTGCGCTGCATGCACGGAAGAATATACGGGCTCACTATCTTAAGGAGTTTAATGGCTTCTTCCCGCGGAAAATACACATAGTAGCACTTCCGCTTCCCCTTACCCCGCCTGGCTATGGAGATGTTTATGTCATAAACATCCCTAAGGTAGTCCCTTATCAAATGGTGCTCCTCAAGAGTAAAGGAATATGTCGATATCTCAACAGTGTTCCGGTTTATGTGGTAGGAGCCGTCGTCCATATACCACACAGCGAGGGATAGCGGAGTCAACTTTTCCAACCAACCGGCGGTTATAGCCTTTCTGTTGTCGACGTATATCTCTTCTCTCAGCTCTCTGAAGAAGTCGTCCATTTTGCTGTAGAGGGATAAAGACTTTGACTTAATTCCGCGGCCGTCGAGGTTGGAATGCCTTTCTCTGAGCCTGGGCCCAACATTGAATATATCCTTCAACTCATCATACAGCCAGTAGACGTATTCGCTGTCCTCGACGCTATGCTCAACTTCAAACCGGTAGTATGTTGCATAGCCATAATCCAGTTTGGCGATGTATGCATCTCCGAGCAGGGCGCCGTAGATTATCGCCAGTTGCCTGTCAGTCAGTTTCATGCAGTCGCCTCCCGAGCGTATGATACTGCCTATGACACACACCTGGGTGTGTGGAGACAGTATCTCGGGCGCTCCGCCCTCAGTCTCTACGGGGAGTTGTCCCCGGCGCATGAGCCGGATGCTCTTCCCTCGGTATTACCCGCGAAGGGCTCCACCGATATAGCTCGGTTTTTCTCAGTCAATCACTTGACTGAGGGGCAGTCTATCTACCCATGGTATAAACTGGAACTTTCTCTCTGGTAATAGCCCATGTAATCTGCTGGAGCTCTCCGATGACTGTCTTGCCAAACGAAACAATCAAGTCCGCCCCGGAAAAGCTTGTGAGAGTCCTAGTGTACTCCACTCCTGCCAAAGTAGACTACCTCCTTTGTGATATATAGGTAAAGCCTTACGCCGGAACCGGCGTTACAGCTCCGGCGTGAGGCTTACTACCACGGTGATCTGGCGCAATTCGAACGGTGGGACGATGGTCAGCTCTATCTTCGCACGTCCCAATACCTGGTCCATAAGCGTGGATATTATGTTGAACCTGTAATCGCTCAAGTCCCCGGCCTCTTTCATCGCAGACAGTCTCTTGTCTATGGCTGCAGCCATCGCATTCCTGTTGGGTACATTGTTGGGTTCGCCAAGGAATGGGTCGCATGCATCTTTGACCGCATCAACCGCAGCCTTGACTACGCGAACAGTGGTGGTTCTTGCATAGTCAGAACCGGGCTGAGCACAGGTCATAGCATCCTCTACAGCAATGATAGTGCCATTGTTCTTGGTCTTATAGGTTACATACCTTGCAGCGGTCAATCTGTCTCTTTGCGCGTTGCTGTAGTTGAAGCGCAAACCGACAATACCAGGTACGCGCTTGTTGAGCGGTGAAGATCCGGGCCTCATCGTGCTCATCATAGCAGCGAAGATTACCGCACTGTTTGCAGTGTATGTGCCCAACCTGGTGTTCCGCAATATCACGTCCGGGCCGGCTACCACGTGGATGAAGCGACCGATGTCGTACGGCTTGCCCTCGGCATCAAGCACAGGATTGCCGTACTTGTCCAGCACGAAGTAGTCGTTCTTGCGAGCGAGCAGCTTGCTCACATGCTCGTCGATGGACTTCAGATCGGTCGCACGAGCAGGCTTAGTTGAGATTACGCCGTATGTGGTGTGCTGCCTGGTCGAGATATAAGCACAGGCCATCGCGAGCTCTTGTGCGAAGTTCTTCTTGTTGTCAGGCAGCTCGTCATCAGCATACACACCAAGCGGCACTACCCAGTCAACGGTGTAGTTCTCAAGCAGCTGATATGCACCGGGTTCGATCAGGTTACCATCTGCATCGCGCTTACCGCTCAGCAGCTCAAACAGCCTTGACTTGGAAAGGTTGAGCTCATCATCGCCGCCGGTGAACTGGGTGGTATCCATAAGCTGCAGCAACTCAGGCGACTGCTCCGCTATCTCAGGATCGCATGTAGCAACGAATATGCTGTTTGGATCATTGTTTATAGCGTTGACTAACGCCTCAATGGTGAAGTAGTCCGCAGAGCTGTACTCCAGAGGCTGTTCGCCAGGAGCTTTCTTTAAAGCCGGCTTCTCAAGTATTATCTTCCTGCCCTGGTTGTCTACAATCGTGGTTACAGTAGCCTTGCACTCGTTGTAGAGCGAACCGGCAAACTTGGTCTCAATCTTGATGCTGCCGTTGATAGTGGTTGTTACATTGGCAAGGTACTTGGCTACAAGCTTTGTGCCAAGCGTGAGCCCCGAAGTGTCAACCATGATGTCCTGGCCATTCAATGTGACAAGTGAGCTGTCAACAGCTACGTCATCAGCATATACAACCAGTGACCCTTCGATAGGTACATAGTCTAAAGTAGCAGTTATCACGCTGCCGTCTGCAAGGCCAAGCTCTTCTTCAATCAACTTCTCTTCTGTAACAGTAATTGGTGCACAGGGGATGATTACTGATGCCGGTTTACCGGATATCCTCATCAATCTTATGTCACGGCATCCAGCATTCCATGCTTCCTCAAACCCCACCACTAGCGTGGCGCCGTTGGGCCGGCCGTTGCTGTCAACCGCCTTGCCAAACACCAGTTCAACAGTGGAAGCGTCAACTGCTACCGGTACTCCAACAGGCCCATCAGTAGCAGTACCCAACAGAAGAATACTTTCGGTTTGAGGCGGGTTGGGATCTGTCCTCAGCTGCAGACCGCCATCCTTAAATTCAGTAAGTATGCCTGGTAAGTTGGGGTACAAGTTAAACATCGCTTATAGCCTACCTCCTTAATGTTAGGTTGTTGTTTGCTGCTGCTTGACTTGGATGGACAAGTCTTCAAGCAGTTTCCCTCTCACTATCCTTATCTCTTCCACTCGGACAAGGTAGCGCAGCGTTCTCACGGCAAGGTTGCCGGTTTGTATGCGGGTGCGCCCAGCTTCCCCTTCGCCGAGGAATATGAGCTCGCTCATCCCATTTTCCTTGAAGTATCCCGCATACGTGTCTATGAATGCCTCAAGCTTGTTGGTCCAGTATCGCGCCTCCCTGTCCGTGCGCGCGTAGCACAAGAAGTCGACCCTGCAGTCATACCACTTGCGCCATACTTCGACGTGATGCCCTTCATACAGTGTGTCAGGCATTGTCTCAAAGAACCTTTTCTTGAGAGGGGTGAGCTCCTTGTTAGGCTCTCTTGATACAAGATGAAATACAATATATGGCAACTGCATGTTTTCGGGGTCGTCAAAGGTTGTCTCCTCATCTGAGAAGACGCCCCAGCCGGTCCCCCATGCAGCGTCAAGCAAGCGTCTGAGCGTATCAGCAAAGCTGTTCAGCGTGTCGCATGAATAGCGCTCATGCGTAATACCTGGTATGTCGTATACCCCTGCCACACAGCAAGCCCCCTTCTGGTTGTTGGGCCCCTTAGACGTTAAACACCATGGTGGCCGACATATCCTCTACAGCGTATTTTGCTTTGAAGGTCACATCAATCAGGCAGCCAAACGAAAAGGCGTCATACTGATACTCCGTCATGTCAAGCGAGTACGACTTTATCACACCTTCTCGCTGTATTGCCTTCATGGTTTCGTCAGCCGCCCGCTTCACCATCTCTCTAATAGGTATAATACCGCCAGTGGTGCCTACAAAACTGTCCAGTACATTGCGGAGTCTGGAAATTATATAGTGTCCAGTCCGAACATTGGCTATATAGCGCAGCGGTCTTTCGTACGGCGCTGCAGTCACGCCGTTGTACACGGAAAGCCCATTCTTCACCGAGTTGTAGAACACCACCAGCCCGGCTGCGGAAGCCCACCGCAGCGCCTCATCATCAAGCTCCACCCTCTGTTCGGTTATACTCACAAGCGGCTTGTTTGTGGTGGTCTCAGTACCATAAGCAGCAAGCAGTGCGGCATACGCTGGAGCACCGGATATATACATCCCATCAAATGCAAGGTCGCCAAACACTATCGAGATGTAGTGCCCAAAATCCGTACCGTCCCGTACAAACCCGAGACGATTGTTAAGGCACGAGAACTTGATAAAGGATGCTATGTGCTCCGCGTTAAGCACCGGTACACTGTCGGGTATCGGCCGCACGCCAAGAACGCCAACAGTTGACACACCTACCGCCGCCTGCCTCCTGCAGAAGTCTATCAGCTGGCCGTGGAACGTGGGCGGCTCGCCATTGCTAAGAGGATATGTATCGAGAAAATCGGGATCGTCAGAGTACCACATGGTATAGCTCTGATCCGTGTCCCCCTCTTCAAGAAAGAGGGTGTACGACACGTCATTAAAGCGTGCATCAAGCAAAACCACTATGTCTGTCCTTCTGCCCTCAAGCACGCTATAAGCATCCTCGAGCATTTGATAGAGCTCGTCCTTTGACGGAGCAAGCTCGTCGTTGCCGCCGTCGAGGTATACCACACTAGTGCCAAGCTCCGCTTTTAAGGCCTCCAGTGCAGCGATAAGCGCATCAGACGCAAAGTCCGGGTCAGTTGCACTGACCGATACCGGCACGCTGTCATTGTTTATCGCCTCGACAAGCATGCCAAGTGCCGGGTAGTTACTCAATGCGTAGCTGCCCACAAGCTGGTCACCCTGGTCATCGGACAGAAAGAACAAGAGCTGGCCTGCGTCTGCGGCAACCGCTATCCGGTTGCCCACCTCTCCGGCTTCCCTGCTCTTTATCTCGAAAAAGCACTGCCTGCCGTCAGTATCGGTCAGGACTAAAAGGCGCCGGGCATGCTTGCCGTTTATACGCATCAAACAGTAGGTAGCATTGGGATTGACAGCATAAGCCATGCGGTATGCGTTATAAAGCGTGCCGCCGTATCCAAACACCGCCGCGGCATGTGCGGGGCTGGTAACCTCAATCGGCTCGAGAACGGGCCCGCCAGCTGCTGTGCCAAGCATCACGATTACTGACCCTATCGGTGCACTGTCAACCATTGCGCAAAGCCTCCTTTATGCGCGGCAGCATCCCGTTGAACCGCGGCACATCAAAAGCCCTGAACATCCCAAGCGCATATATGTACTCAACACGCCCGCGAAAGCCAAGGATCTTGTCGCTCCGCACTACGTGGTATACACGCTCTACCCGCACCGGCACGCCTTTAGCCCAGCGCACGGCAAGTATGTAGTCGCCATCAGAGATGCTGACATCGTGCGGCAGGTAAAACCCTTCTGTGTCATGAAGCTGCGGCGTGGGGCTTTCCTTGCGCGGCGGCAGTGCAGCGCCCATATATGTCGGTACTGCTTCGCTGGATACCGGCATCTGTACGCGCCTGGCTCTAGCCTTGAATGCGCGAACCATATAGCCCGTTCCGAGGCACACATCGCAGTCCGAGCGCGGTTCGCGCGTTGCAGAGTCCCAGCACGCAGGACACTTAAAGCGCCGGTCTGCATGCAGGATAACCACGTCACTGCCGAAATCCCTCAGAATGTCACCAAACTCTTTCCTTAAATCAAGCAGCACTGCTTATTACACTCCTCTCGGCGCAAGCGGATATGGATATGCCTCGCCGCCACGCACCGCCGAAGCAATGGGATACCGCCCTCTGAGCCGCGCTTCCCAATACGCCACCTCGCGCTCAAGGTTTCTAACGGCAACCTGCAGCTCGTTTGCCGTAACAGCCGGCCGGCGGTCTACCGCCAAATTGTCCAGCCTTTGCGATACAGACTCGCGCCCCTTATACGTGATACTGCGCAGGCGCGATATCACCACGTCCAGTGCCGCACGGTAGCGCGTATACTCGCACATCGCCACCGTCGGCCTGTCCGGAATCTCCTGGTTTGTACGCTCAAGTATGTCATTGCACATGAGGCTTGCACGGTACAGCACGCGCAGGGCGTCAAACTCGTTCAGCTCGTCCGGCGTAAGCCCGGTGTCAAGGAGCAGCTGTTCGTATGACGAATAAAGCGGCTGACACTTCGTGGCAAACTTGAACTGATACATACCGCCAGTGGTATTAATGCTAAGGTCGTATATCTGGTTTTCCATCAGCAGCGCCATGTCCGTTACCTCGCAACACACATAATCTCCGCTCGCTCGGGAAGCGGTTCCGACAGCCTTATCGTCTTGGTACCGACAAAGGTATAGTCAATGCCGGGATATGCCAGAAGGCCGTTAATGTATACCAGCACATGCGTCCTGCCGGGAATATACTCAATATCCGAAAGTGCTATCTCCTGCTGTCCCGCCTCACAGATGACATACTCCGTCCGTTCAAAAGCCTTGCCTTTCCTGAAGAGCGCTACCACCCAAAACCACCTCACGACGTTGAAATCACAAGCGAAAACCTGTGATCCGTGGACGGGAAAAACAGCATGTCCTGCGGCCGCTGCACCTTTACCCAGAACGCCGCATAACCCCCGGCTTCAACCTGTGGTATGTACACGCTCTTGTCGTAATACCCCGGAACACCGCCAACATCAGGCGCAAGCAGCACCCATTTGTCACCATGTGCCGTGTTAAAGTTGGTAGCATACACGGACACGTTTGCTACAGCCTCCGTCCCGGGATTGTATATCTCCAGCCGCTTTTCAACCGTCCCATTCATCAAGCCGCCAAGAAACACTTCATCACCCGGCAAAACCTCTACACCGTCGTTTATGAGCTTAAGGTCCAGTGTGTTGTACCAAAATATGTCCCCGCCAAATATCTCAGTGAGCCCAGTGCTGGCAACCAATACACCGCCGCTGTCGTAAACGCTTATCTGGCCCTTCACAGCAAGACCGATAAGCCCGATGTTTATCTCGACAGCACCGTTGACAGGAACACTGGATGCAACCGTGGTGCCATACTCATTAGTAACTGCGACTGTATAGCCGCTCGGCACATTGCCAACAAATATGGAAGACGCCCTGACCACAACCACCTCTTCCACGGTCACGGGAGATACGCCATCGGCATATACGCCCGGCAGCGGGTCCTTCGATATAAACGCAGTGCCCACTACCTCCCATTCATTCCTGCTTGATGAATAGGCATATGCCTCGCACCTTTCATCCTTCACACAAAACCTAAGCCTGTCATACACCCTGTCCGTCCCAGATACAAGGGAGAGATAAATTGCCTCATCATCGCTGGACCACAGCACAAGGCCGGCGCTGTCATCCAGGGAAGACGGCAAGTACCGGAGCTTGACTTCAACGGCATACTGATAGTTCAGTCCTCTGCAGGAAAGCAAGGCCAGGACAGAACCATCCGGGCTCAATGATGGATCCATCCGGAGCCCTTCCGGTGTCATAGCGTAGTAATCGCCGCTCGGCGACAAAATCCATTCCGCCCCCACTGACTCGAACCTTGTCCTGTATATAAAGCCGCTGCTTACCAAGTCTATCCTGGCCATCGCTCAACCTCCAAGCTTACAGCTTATCCGAGCGTGAGTACCATCCTCTTGTCTATCTTCTTGCAGACCATTATGGAATCGGAGCTCACCTTCTTAATGAGCTCTTCACAGACGCGCTTTGCGTCGTGTATAGAGCGGTATATGCCGTAGACTACCCATACGTCATACGTTGTGCTTGATACGTTGTACCCGAGCGTAGCACTCGGTTTCACAAACACTACATACTGGACGTTAGTCATGGATTTTTACCTCCCAAGTCTCGGTCTTTTACCTAAGTTGAACAACCTGGTGCCTTTTACCTTCCCCTCATGGTGCAGGTCATAGTACCTCTTAAGCATGCCGATGAGCATATCGACAGCCTCGTAGCCGTTCACGTTCTTGGGCGATTCAATGACCTGCGCCGAGCGGAACTTAACATAGTCTACCTTCATCCCGCTCAACTCCATCCGGTCTTCTTCCGATTCTGTATGAAATTCGAACAGAATGGTGTGGTTACCTTTGGGAAGGTCGGCTTCGGCTCGGGCCAGCGACGCGAGCAGATAGCTCTTGTCCTGACCGTCTACCGTCAGCTTTGCAGCTGCAGTGCCCGATGCGTTAGTTATCGCCACCGTGAACTCAAATGTCGTCGGCAGTAGGTTGGCTATGTTTATCTCGAGCACCGCATCCTTGGCCTGTGTAGCGTACACCAGCTTATCCCTGTCAACCGCCCACCCGTCAGCACGAACTATATACGACCTATCGTCTTTCGGGATGCCATCCTCAAGGTTGAGCGACTGTTCGTGCGAGATCCACGGTTCGTACTCCCGAACAAGGAAGTAGTTATTGGTCGACACTATCACATACTCGCTGTACCAGCGTACCATCCTGAATGCTCTCTGGTACTCTTCCCTTTTGTAATCAAACTGCCTCAATTTGTTATATAACCTGTCTATGGCAACACGGACTGCCTCACCAGGCGGCAGCTTTTCGTAGCTAAATGTATTCTCCTTGAGGTCCCTGTAAAGAAGCAGCATGACGTCCCTTAAGACCCATAGATGGACATTGACTATCTTAAGCCCCACGTCAGCATATTTACCAACAGGGTGTGAGGCGGGGAACTCTACCATAACTTCCGGTACGTCAGCGGGACTAAGCGGTTTGTACGGCTCCCCGGTCTTGGGGTCGTAAAGAAGCGCAGTGTCATACTTAAAGTCAACGGGCGGCAGCTGCAGCCTGTCCACCCGCTCGCTGTAGTCTCGAAACAACTCCTCCCACAGTGCATCCCATGAAAGGCCGCGCGGAACACATAAAAGCTCTGCACTCGACACCTCGCGCTCTAAACCCATGCCCTCACTTACAGCAGCATCATCGGGAGCGAGCTCGACCGGCTGTGCAGCACCCGCAGTACCCACTTCTTTGTCCTGCTTAAGAACCGCTGTGCCATCAAGGACTTCACCTGCTAGTGCTCTTGTCTGCGCATCAACTGCTCCGTCGAGTTCAGCACCGCTGTGCGTCACAGTCTCAACAGGAGCGCTGTCAAGCATACTCCCGGGCAGCGCAATCGTCCGCGCATCAACCATTCCGTCAAGCTTGGCGCCATAATTGGCTGCAGTGTTGGTTTGAAAGCCGTCCAGGATTGTTCCGTTCAGCAGCATGCCCTGCGCACCAACTGCTTTGCCAAGTTCAGTGCCACTGTGTGTCGCAGCACCTGCAGAAACAATATCAAGACTGCTGCCTGCCCCTCTGAACAGCCTGGAAAGCGCAGTCGTGGACTGAAAAACGTCCACCACCTTGTGTAGCCTGGAAAATGGGATGGATAAATGCATGCCATCCTGAGCAGAAACCTCGGTCAGTTTTCTTGCAGCAGGCGCACTATCAGTTAGCCTAACGCCACTGCGAGATACAGCACGCTCCAGTCCCTGCGCATATTTCTGTATGAGAGCGTTAGAAACACTCTTGCTGCCGGTCAGTACAGAAAACTTACCGCCCCTGGTCCGGTCTCTTTCACCATAACCAGGAGTCAGCTTTGCTGTGCCGCGCACTGCGCCTCTGTCAGCCGAACTATGCTGGACTGCGAACGCGCCGCCAGCACCGCCTTCCATCGCTCCGGCAACGCACTGGCGGAAAGCCGTCCTGCTGCCCAAATACCTGTATCCAGTAAGCTGACTAATCTCGGCTTCTCTCGCATAGTAGTACTGCGTGCTGACAGGTGTATGAATTTGGGTAATACCGCGCAGGTCTGTCACGGCGCCCTGCGGCATACAGCTGTGAGCCGCAGTGAACACATCTCTACTAGCCGACTGATGTGCATGGACATCGGCTTCTCTTGTGCTTGTCCTCTCCGTTTCTCCCTGGACTATAACCTCTGTGCCATTACGATTTTCGGTATGCGCTAGCTTATCACGGAACAGCTCAGCCTGCTCACCAATGGCCACGGTCCCGTGCGGCAGCTCATGCTTGTCTGCTGCTCTGGTTTCACCCCGCACCACAGCAGCCGCATCCAGCTCTCTCACCTCTGTATGAACAGCCGGTTCCATCAGTACCTCGGATAAGGCACTAATACTTCCGGCGCTTTGTGGAGGCGCAGCCGTGTCCTCTCTATCATCCAAAACACGGGCCGGCTTTCCATTGGCATGCATGCTGAACGCTCGAAGCAAAACCGAGTCGGCGTCCTTTATAACAGCCGGAACCGGCGCGGGATGTTTACCGGAATCAAATATGCTGTAGGGCAGATACCTTACAGGATACGCTCCAGATGTGTAAATAGGAGACACGGCGGTATAGGCCGCCATGTCTCCCTCAGTGCTGAAACGCACGGTACAGTACATATCGCATCACTGCTTCTTTATAGCAATGCCGTAGAAGCTGTTAGCGCTTGAGGATATGAAGCTGTACGGCGCGTTAATCGCGAAGAACTTATAAACCTCCTCATCAGGCTGACCTTTGTTTACAACCAGTTCGTCAATTGGCGCAAGGCTGGCGCCGTCAACCGCAACGACACCGTCCAATGTGCCGCGGTAACCATCGAACGGATGCACAACGCTTATGCAGCTGACGTACACCTTGCCTGTGAAGCTGGATGGATTGAAGCCAATCTTGGTCATAAACTCCTCGGGCGTATGGAAGGCTGCCCTGTGCTGCTGGTAATAAGCCCCGCCGCGGGTGCGGTACATGCTGATATCGGTCACGCCGGTGGCAGTAGCTGGACCAAAGCTGCTCGGATAGTTTATCTTTGTCACTACTCCGGTCTGTGGATCTCTTACTATCTGGTTGATAACATATCCGGTTGGCGACGGCGATTCGTTCTTGAGATTAGTAATGCTGCCGTCATCGATAAATTCCGTGACAGCCACATCTTGCACATAAGCAAGGAGCTTGTACTTGGTGGTATCTTTTGCTGCAGAAGACAAAGCGCGTTTATCCCATCCTAAAAAGGCGCCCCAGTAATTTGTCTTTCTAGTTGCACTAACCTCGGTATAGCGGTATATCTTCCAGCCAACAATGTCGTCCCGCTGCGGCAGTGTAACGGAAATCTTAACGCTGTAGTTAGTTCTTTTCTCTGGCGTGACAGTTGATTCAAACGTGTCTACATACACCATTTCGCTCGGGGGCGATTCGCCACTGTCAGTTACGAAGGTGATCATGTAGCAGTAATAAGTTGGATTACTGGAAGAGAAATTACCACTGCCAGGCATAAGCTGTGCGGAGACGATTGTTTTTTCTGTCGGGGGATTTATCCTGTTTGCCGGCACAGTCGCAGAGGTTGTGGTAAGAGCAAAATTACCAAACGTATCATTGATCCCGCCTTCATACGGCTTAATCCTTCCAATATAGGCAAAGCCAATAATGTAGTTCATGTAATCTACTCCCGGCTCACCCATGAGAACCATTACCAGCCTGTCATTGGTCACACTCATCCAGTAACGTATAGCCACTTCCGTCATAGAAGACGGCAAGTTGACAGGCTTTAAATAACCACCCCTGCTGATCTGAATCGTGTTTCCACTAGTGCCACCGGAAATGTCATAAACAACAGGCACTTCTTCCCAGTCGCGCAGCCAGGACAGTTTGCTCCACGGCGACACGTGGGCGCCTTCGCTTACCAACATACCAGACGAATCATACACATTAGCAGCCGGTTTTTCAGCTACCGCATCCCATTTGTCAAACATCCTTACCTCGATGTAATGGTGGTTGGCGCCTGTTGGTTGGAACACGCCGTTCGCATCTCTGTAATATGTGGTACAGGTCTCCGGATTGATAATCTTGCTGGAGCGGTAGAACTCAACATACATCGTGAGCGATGTCATGTTGAGCCTTTCGTCGCTGTAGAGGTTCTGCAGCTTCTGCTCGTCTGTCAGCTCTACTGGCGTTGTGGTCGTTTTGAGCACAAGCCTGTCTTTTATCGCAGCAATAGCCTCTTCAATACCGTTTGTGTAGTAGCTGTAGTCTATTGTCGCCTGGTCCAAAACGTCCACCGGCTGGTTAAACACAACTGTACCGTCCTCATAGATTACCTTATACTCACTTGTATCGACGGCTTGACCGTTGATGTAAACAGTCAGCGTATGCTCCGCGGATATTGGCTTGTTTGCAGTCTTGAACAGCTGGTTGTTAACCGGCACCAGCTCTTCATTCAGGATATCCTCAACAGATGCATAGTACGTGTAGTCTGCGGTTATATAATCCATCCGCGGGCAGAAGACAAACGATGCTGTAATCACGGCAGACGTATCCTGGATGGTATTGAATACTATATTACCGTTTGTGGTATCAAGCGTGTATTCGCCCTGCGACACCGTCTGCCCGTTCCTCTTAACAACAAGGTTCTGCGACAGAACGTTTTTAACACCGGTCGAATAGACGATGTAGTTGGTGGTGGTCAGCCGGACATCCTGCAATGACACAACCGCTTCATAGTAGTAGTAATCAACGGTTATGGCATATGGCGTGCCGTAGTAGGAGTAGTCAACGGTTATGACAGCAGATGGGTCCTGAGCAGTGTTAAACACTATGCGGTTGTTGTTTGTGTCAACGGTGTATTCCGATGCATCTACAGGCTGTGAATTGCGGTACACCACTACAGTGCCGGGTACTATCGGACTCCCAGCAACGGTGTATATCTTGTTGTCCTGTGTCGAAGTAACCTCCTGTGTAACGCTTATAACCCTGCGCTGAATGTTGTTAAATGTGATCGTGCCGTTTATCCTGTCAACTGTGTACTCGGTTGGCGCCACAACATTACCATCCCTGTACACAACAATCGCATCTTCGAACGTGATAGGCTTGTGGGATACCGAATACACTCTGTAGTCAGTGGTACCGGGCGCTTCGCCCAATACGAAGGATACATTGCTCTGCACGGTGTCAAACGTAATTGTGCCGTTTGCAAGGCCTACGGCATACTCTGATGGTGAAACATAAGTGCCGTTCCTGTACACTTTCAAAAGGTCAGCCGAGACAAGGGCGCCGTTCTGTGTACTGAAGTTGACACCGTCCGTCGACTTCAAAACCTCGCCCGTTACCGCTGTGGCATTTGAGTAGCATGTATAGTCCGCAGTTATCACGTAGGGCTCGGACAGGTACTCGTAGCTTGCGGTTATGGCCGCATTCTCGTCCTGATAGAGACGGAACGTTACCTTGCCGTTCTTGGTCTCAAGCACGTACTCCACCGGGTCAACTTCCGCACCGTTCCTGAACACTTTAAGCGTGCTCGCCACGATCTCCGTATGACCGAGGTCGTACGTCCTATAATCGGTCGTCTGAAGGGAGACGTTCTCTACCGCCGCCCTCATCCTCTGCGGCTCTTTAAAGAGTATCGTGCCGTTTTGGTAGTCAACAGTGTATTCCGTCGAGCTGACAAGGCTGCCGTTGCGGAATACACGCACCACTCTGTTAGGCACGATGGGCTTTCTTGAAGTGTTGTAAAGCAGGTAGTTCTTGGATTCGAGCACTTCCTGCAGCACACGCCTTATTGACCTGTACTTCTGCGGAGATGGATATATCAGTTCCCAGTTCTTGCCCGGTATAAGCTCGCCTGCCGCATCTTTGAAGACCGTACAGGCGTTTCTTGCAATAGTCTTCAGTATCTCGTTGGACGATGTAAAACCCTCAATCCATGCCATATCAAAACTGCGGCCTGGGGACCCGCCGCCTTTAGGGGGCGGGAGGAAAGACCGCTAAACTACCTCCTTTCCAGAAATATACTGAGACCGCCAGGAAACAGAGGTTAATACCCGGCAATCCTCGGGTTTCACAGTTCGTGTGACCCTCTTCCCTGTTTTGATGTCGTGCAGGCTCAGTCGACCGTTTAAGTGGCCGCCAACGTAGCAGAGGCCCCACCGCAGGTGCTTCACCAGTGTGCCGCGCTTGAGCCCCAGGCTACGAGTACCGCCGTAAGGCCTCCTGATTCCACCCTCCTCCGGCTCCAGGCGGTGCAGCTGGCGGCGGTGGAACCGCAATGGAACCAGGTAGTAGAGCCCGATGTGGTCGGGGTGTTCGGCGCCCGACACGGAGGCCGCCAACACCCAGGCGTCCACGCAGTGGGAGAAGAAACTCTTCTTTCTTTTGTCGCCGTTCTTCTTGAGGCCGAACGCTTCCCGGAGCTGTTTCGTCTCGTGACCCTGCCTCAGAACGGGCTCGAACCCCAGCTCTCCCAGCTTCCGGTAGAAGCATTCCTTCCCCACCTGGACAGGGGAAAAGCTCCTGTTCCAGCGGCGGCTCCCCTTCTTCATCTCTGCCTTGACGTCCTCCACCACAATGTGGGAGATGGGAAGTATCCTGAGTAAGTCCCGGATTATCCTCAGCTTCGCCTCCCACCTCGCCCGGGTTGACGGGGGAAGGGTGTTACGCCCACGCAACCTCTCGGGCTTCGTAACCCGGCGACGGGTCTTGCGGTAACGCCTGGCGCGGCGCATCCGCCTCCTCTGCTCCACGGCCTTTTTCACGTGGGTTACGGCTTCCGACATGATGTTCAGAACGGTATGCTTTGTGCCCACTACGGAAGTACCCTCGAACTTGCTGCCCGGGTCCTGGCCAAGTGCAAGGATTTGATTTGCAGGCTCCACTTCGTAGGTGAGTTGGATGTAGAATATGCCCAGCTTGCTCCGCTTTGGAAGCGCTTTACCCCGCTTCAGGAACAACCTCGCCTTGGCCGGATGGCAGGGCATGAGGGGCCTTCCACCGGCGTCGACGACGGGAATGCGCATCTCAATTTCCTCCTTTTCCCGCTTGTACGGGAGAGCTATTCGCTCGGCTCCGGGTCAAAGCCCGGGTGAAATTCCCCTTCGGCAATGCCCGACAGGCATAGCGCGGTTTTAAACCACGCGCGGCATTCAGCGGTTCTGCCGGAAGGGACCGGACTAGGGGGGCATCCGGGCTTCCTTCGTAGCCCACCGGGCGTAGGGCTAACTGAGGAAGGAAGTCCTTCCGTCTTGTTGCCCTGAGCCTAGTGCACGGGTTACCCTCGGGCCCGCCAACCCAAGCCCTACGCCTGAAGGCGTAGGGTCCGTGACTAAGTAGTCCCTCCTGCAATGGCGAAATTCATGTCTATCCACGCCACCTTGGATGTGCCGCTGGCGTTGTTGAACACAAACCTGAGCACATCGCCAGCCTTAAGCTTGACAGCACCAAAGCTCTTAACCTGTGCCACCTCTTTGCAGTATATCGTCTCACAGACAACTTCACCGTTGATGTAGAACGACCAGTAATCAACGTCCATGTATCCCGTACAGCCTACTTCTATGGACAGCAGCTCGGCATCCTGCGGCAGCGTGTATTCAATGGGGTACTCTCCAGGTGCAGCAGGCATTTCTACTCTAAACCCTTTAATGAAAGGCTTTTGGTATGTTGCAAACAGATGTGGAGGCAGGACAACCTGAACAGGGGCCCCTATGCCGTCTATCTTTCTTACCCTGTCTATAAGCCCACCAACAGAGTAGTTTACATTAAAGCTCAACTGCCTCCCTCCTCTTTAGCGCGGATACGGACAATGCATCCGCCGTCCGTCTGCTCAATGACATAATCCACTTTGACAATGCCGTGGTCATCTCCGGGCATCCCGGTAACGCTCTTGCCTATTAGCCGTATGCCGAGTATGTCGCTCTCGGTTAGATATAGCGGCAAGAACACGGCTATCTCGTTCGCTGTAGGATCAACAGCAGTAAGTTCAGATTCAAACAGAAGATGGGGTTCGTTGTTGGGTGGGGATGATGTCTCCTCTTCTTCTGTCACGTACTGCTGCCCCACTGAAAATACGTAGACCGCCGACCATAAGCCAGTATTCCCGCTGGCATCAAGCGCTCGCACACGCCAGAAATAGTTGCCGTCATCCAAAGTAACGGCCGGCACCACACTTGTCTCCACCGTTGTGGTGCTCCACAGCAGCGGGTCCATCTCCGGTACAGCAGCCAGCTGTACCTCGTACAGCGCCGCACCACTGACGGATGCCCAGCTGAACTGGACAGTACCTGTAACAGCGGTCATGTTGACGGGAGACAGCAGCCTGGGCGCCTCAAGCAGAGCTGCAGCAGTGGTGGTAAAAGAAAACACGTGCATGCCTGCCATTGGGTAGCCCAGAATGGACTTGACACCATCCTGTCTGCCGTCATCAAGATCGGCATCGCCAACAACTATAACATTGTATGTAGTAGCGCCCTCTAACGGGGCGTTAGGTTTAAATACAGCTTTGCGGTCTGCATATGTTATAGCCCCGACAACCTTCTCCCCACCTGAAGCCTTTTGGACAATGATGTTGCCCACCAGGCTCTGGGGATCCATATCAGTGCTGAAAACAATAGTTATGTCCGTGGAGACAGGGACGTCCACGGACATATTCGCTGGATTCGTACTGACAACGAAAGGCATGAAGACGTAACTCATGGAAGATTACCGCCTCTTTTTACGAACAGGCTTCTTATCCTCCCCAGTCTCAACAGGCTCTACTACCTCTTCCTCTGCAGCAGACTCCTGCACATCCACCACGTCCTGCTCGGCCGCTGGGGTCTCCTCTTTCTGTTTGATTTCTTCAGCAGGAGTGGCCGCCTGCTCAACGACAGCTTCTTTTCCCTGGGGTTGCGCCTGTCCATTTTCATCAGCAAAAACAGTACCGTTTACGTCAATCAATTCTCCGTACCGCACCGCCCGCTTGATATTGGTCAGGTCTGCGCCAAACGGCAGCTCACCAACCACCTTCTGCGGATATGTTAGGAATAACCCCGAGACGGGGTCGCGGAAGTACACCCGCCTCGGGGCTAGCTTCAAAATATGCTTATCAGCCATTCTGGCTCACCCTAACCTTATACTGTCTTAATACGGGGCGGTTCGGGCCAGCTGGCATCAAGCGTAATGTTCTTAGCAACGGCTATAGCACGTCCCTTGTGCAGTATTCCAATACCATACCTCTCAGTGAGCTTGATGTCCCTTATGTCGCGGGCAGGATTGTCAAACTCCTGAGTCCTTATATCCTCTCTTACGAGCAGAATACCGACGTTGTCCCTGTCTACACAGTACATGTCAAACTTCTTGGCTTCTTTGTCGAATGGCACGAATGGCGACAGCAGCACTTCAAGCCCGAATGGTATCCTACCCTGTATGCTCTCGGGCCCTATCTCAAACTTCTGCGGCATCTCAGGGCTGCCGAAATACCATTTAGCACCGAAGGTCAAGAGCCCAGCAATCTCAGACTTGGCAAACGCAGACCATGTGAGCGGATGCATTATAATGGTCGTCGGAGTAAACTCGTTTGCCATAACAGCGAGTATCAGATCCAGGAAGTCCTCCAGGGACATCGTTCCGTTCGGATTGCCGTCCTTGCCGAGGCCGGTGGTGTGTGCTTCGGGATACTGCTCTGCGGGGAGGCTGTTGTCGAAGACAGTCCAGCCATGCTTGCTGAATTCCCTGAATATCTTCTGCTCCTTGTGCCGTGCGAGAGCTCTTCCAGCCTCTTCAAGCATCATAGCCACGATATCCCACATGCTGTCCTCGATGAGCTCTCTGGTTACCTGCACCCTTACGCCGGCCTTCCCGATGCGGACCTCGAGAGTGCCTTCGTAGGTCTGCACATCTACAGACTCGGCAGGGATTTCTTGCCCTTCGGCCACATCATACGCTCTGATAGGCCCAATTGCAGGGAATACATATACCTGACCGGAATTCTTGGTCCTCACGGTTTTGAGAAGCTTCTTGCCCAGGTATATAGGCTCGGCCGCCCTGCGTACAGCTCCAATTATGACCTTGGGGAGCAGAATTTGCGCAGAGGGCAATGCGGTAAACTCCTGGATAGTGGGCACGTCGCTTACCGCTTCGCCCCTCATCGCAGCATTAACTCTCTCTATCAAATCAACCTCTTCCTGAGTGAGTGTGTAATTCTCAATGTCTTCCATGAATCTCCTGTTCATCACTGCCCGGCATTTGCTGTATCAAAACAGCTATGCCACTTCCTCCTTTCCTCGTTCTGGTCTCATGCTTGGTTTAGAATATCAGTATTCTTGCAACACCAGCAGCACCGACATAGTCCCAACCGGGAGGTGTGCCAAGATAGTCAGTGCTGGTCTGAGCTATGACATATCCGTTGAGGTCCTGTCCAGCAGGCCATGGCAATGTAATAGTCACAGTCGCTTTTTCGTAATCAACGCTGAACTGGCTGGATGGCAGTTCCATACCAGCTACATACACTTTCACAAGGCCGTTGAACACAATGCTTCCAAGATTGACAGTATAAGTCGTCTGGCCCATTGGAATAGTGAACGGCACCCTTGTGGAGCCTCTGTAGGCGCCATCAGTCAGACCGGGCATCCCCACAGGTGTATACTTGCTCGCCTCTACGCCGTCTCTGTAGCGCGGATCATATGGATACCCGTTTTCACCGGGTACAGCGTTTTGTGCAAAGTCAGGTTCAGGATAGAGCTCTTTCTTGGTCGCATCATCGAACATTACCCACTTGAACAAGCCCCATGGCTCTTTCTCGTCCTCAATTGCGATTACCTGGCCAACAACTGTCAGTGGATTGGTACCATCATACTTGGTGAGGTGCCCTTTGTTGGCAGGATCCTTGGATACCATTACGTAGTCGCCAACGTTGAGACGGTTGTTTTCATCAATGTCATGTATTGCGCCGTACTTCACCAAAGCACAGTCGTCAGCCTTGGGGATATAGGGCAGCTCGATGTATGCCTGACGTATGAAGCTGGGCTCGTTGCCCACCATCTGATCAGGATACTTCTTGCAGATATTGTAGGGAGCAATTCCCACGTATGGCTTGTTGCCGTCAGCAATCGTAAGAACGGTCTTCTTAATGCCTGTCTCAGGATCGACCGTTCTACCGTTTATAGCGACGGCTGTACCTTTGGGAATCACTACTTCCCTGTAACCAGGGAATCCGAATGGGTTTTCAAACAGAACAGGTAAGCTGGGGTCGGCTATGAAGCTTTCAGCGGGACTCTCGATCCCTGATACAACAAGCCTCGCGTTAGCCGTCCTGTCTTTAAGCCGATAGTCCATTTTGGGCATCAGTGCCATTTCCGTTACTCCTCCTTATCTTGAGTGTTCATAGATGTTTATCTGCTGCTAAGCAGCTTTAAGAGTGCAGCTTCTAGGTCCTTAATGGTATACTTGTTTTCGTCTTGGGCTGCAGCCTTTTCCTCGACTACACCCTCGCCACCCGGGCACTGTACAGACTCGGTCTGCCGCGGTTCCGTGTGAAGCTTGGCTGAAAGCTTCAGTATCTCACCGCGCAGCTCTTTGGCGCTCATTTCAGCAGCCTTTTGCTCAGCCTCATCAGCTGTGCCGCAAAGCCCGGATGCAACAGCAAGGTCTGCATAGTGGTGCACAAGCTCTTCACGCAGGATCCTGGCAAGCTCAACGCTCTGCTCAACAACGGCAGTCAGTTTGCCCTGTGATTCCTCAACTGCCGCTTTCACTGCTTCAAGCTGCTGCTTCAGCTCTTCAATCTGACCCTTGAGCTCACCTACAGCGTCCTGCGTCTCCTCATTAGCCTGTACAACCTCCGTGCTCTCCTCCTTGTTCTCCACTGGTTCCTCAAAGGCCTCAACAATCTCTTCAATGAGTTCCATCTTTTCCATTGCAACCTCCCCATTTCTCCTATTACATATACTACCGGCATCGCTGAGTTTTACAGCATCCATACTTTCCTGCGTTTTCTCCTCCGCAGTTTTAATGTCTATGATCTGCGCGTATGGATCTGCCGGGTAGTTGACGAACGACACTTCAACATGCTCGCCAATCTTTGCTATCCAGTAACAGAGCTTGCCGTCATATACACGGCCTTTCCTGTGCTCGCACGGTGTGCCCTGCGCCCAGTCATTCTTACAGATAGAGCACACGGCACTGGTTATCGTGGTGCCAATACTCAGGGTGTGGTACCGCCCGTCCTCTATCTTCTTTTGCGCATCAGGGTCGGTTATATTCAGCGTTAGCTCGGCGCAGTAGCTGTTCATCTTGAGGGAGCTCTTTCTAAAGCGCGCTCCAACAACCCTTCCCACGGGCTCGCTGTCAAGGTTGTGATGCGTCAGCACGGGCTTATTGTACGGCTCAGTCCAGGTGCTAAGTGCACGCTCAAGCTCTGCACGTGGATAGAAGTTGAAGTTTCCCGTCATGCCGGAATGAATGGCCTCAGCAACCACAATCAGCGCCATGCGGAATCCCTCTCCTTTCTCCGGCAACCTTTTTATACGCCGCCTCAACTGCGGTATCGATATCCATACCTTCTCCTTTGACAAGGGACTCTATCAGTACAAGGGCTGCTTCTTTAGCAACCTCAGGCGCATCGTCACCGTAAACGCTCGCCCGCTCGCACACGTCAATCATCAGCTCTGCAGGCGATACGGCTTCTTCCGCCTTGCCCTTTCTGCCCGGCTTGCCAGGAGCGCTGGGCGTGGTCTGCGGCTGCGTCCGTGTAACCACATCGCTGGGCGATACAGCCACCTTCTTGCCCGTAGACTGGGCGACGGGTATCGTCACCAGGTTGTAGAACAGCTTTGCACGGTCAGTTATCGGATCCCGGCCCAGCTCTGCGCGCATCTCGTCTTCGGTGATACAGTTGGTAATGTACTGGTATATGATGTGGTTCTCGTACTTGATCTTCATGTCAAGGTCTATCTCGCGGAACCTGAAATAGACAGCGTCCTTGGGATTGAGCAGCGGGTCATATCCGCCCTCCATAAGCAGTTCCTTGATGATAAACTCGTTGATGAACGATTCCATAACCCTCTGCATTGCTTTGACGGTCTCGCGCAGGTCAAAATACTGCGACTCGGCCGTTGCACGGCTGGCGGAACCGCTGCGTCCCATAACCGTCTCGGAAACACCCAGCCCGGTAAATACCCTCTGTTCGAAATACCTCAGGTAATTGTTAGCGTCTATCACGTTGTCAAGAGCTATGGGTACTATCTTGTGCCTTTCCGTAGTGACCAGGCCCGCTTCAAGGTCCATGTTCTCTATCATCTGCTTGGCTGCCTGTACCTCTTCATCCGTACCGCCATACCCCTCACGGTCAAGCCCTATAATGTGATGCAGGAACGGGTAGAGGTTGCGGTATATCAGCTTGAGGACATTCTCTTCAACCTGCCTTAAGGCGTTGATGTCCTCAATAACGGATACAAGGTACGGCATTGCAAAGACCTGGTTTTTGTCACGCTTGTAGTAAAAGTGGACAACGTCTTCAGGTTTCAGCTCAAGCGGTTTGGTATTACCCGGGAAATTGACCACCCATTTGTACACGTTTCCCGCGCTATCACGCTCAATCTGGACATAGTTCAGATTAACAGGGAAGTAGCCAACAACCGGCTGCTTGCCATTGATGCCGCGAACCACAAGCCCTTTAGGCCAGGTAATGTTCTTCCTGACCTTTATCACAACGGCGTTTGAATACTTGACAAGATCCTCGGCTATCTCAACAAACAGCTGGTTGGTAGGGATCCTGGTCATTTCAGCTATCAGCTTGAGCCGCTTGTTGATATAATCCACTATCCGTGGATTGTCGCCTATGAAATCCCAGCCGGCCTTGAACATCAGCTCTATGTGCTTGTCAACCGCCCGACGCACAAACGCCTCGTTCTTGTACAAAGCGTCAATCCTGGCTATATCAAAGTCTACCGGGGTGAGCTCGCGGTCAAAGTCCTGCTTGCGCCCCGGAATCAGCTCGATCCGCGCTATCGGGTCACGCTGCGTTTTCTTCGGCTCAGGAGCCGGCTGTTCGTGTACTCTAACATCCCTATTCAAGAACGCTTTAATCGCATTAGCTATCCTCAACGCAATCGCCGCCCTTCTTGTCCGGCTATTCCCTCCTCCCCAGCCCCTGCCGTACTGCCCTCAGTCGGAGAAGGTACGCTCTACTGTTTGTTCTCGATCTTCTGACGCAGGAGCTTGTAGAAGTCGTGCACAAAGTTGGAACCACGGCTCACCACAAGCACGGCAACCAAATTCATAAGCAGGTTGTATCTATCATTGTCAAAGGGCCTAAGCGGTGATACAACAACGAACAAGAGCACGCTTACTACAAGCGCAATGAGCCTTTTGGCATCCGCATTGAGCTGGGCACGCACTTTCTCCGGTAAGTTTTCCTTGATTATCTCGGTGACTATCTCAACGATGAACGCTGCAAGAACAAGGTACGAAGAGTAGTCTAACAGAACGGAAAAGTCAAACATCTATGTGCGCCTCCTTATTCCCTCTCTGACATAATAGGCTCTTCAGTCGGAATACTATCAACAGATGTTCTCTTGCGTCCGCCCGCCCACGGCAGCGGTAGATGCCCAATCGCCTTACCGCCAACCGCGATCAACAGCGGATAGCTCAGTACCGTGAAAAAGTCAACCTGCACCGGACTTAGACTTTCCGACAGCGCCAGCCTAATAGCTACATACATCCAAACAGGGAGGATGAGTATAACAACAACGTCGGCTAGGCTGAGACCGTCGTCGTCCGCCCAAAAACCCTTCTCAATAACCGACATTGCCTTGTGTGTAAACATCTTAAGCATTAGAGCAGCACCCCAAGGAAACAGGTATAGGTCTTTTGATGTGCACCATGTTCGCTATGCAGTCATCACCCAACTTTGAAATGATATAGCTACATGCGGCAACTGGATCGCAGTGCCTGCCGCATGTAAAACAGTCTACAGCTGCATAGCCGTACTCGGGATATGTATGGATCGAGATATGGCTTTCGGACAAAAGCAGTACGACTGAAACGCCTTGCGGCTCAAACTTCTCGTAGGCCTCACCCCGAATGGTGGCCCCGGCAGCCTGAGCCGCACACCGTAATATGTCCCTTATCATGTCTAGATTGTCCAGTATCGCAGGATCCGCATTGTATATCTCACAGATGGAGTGTTTGCCGTGAACCTCCATTCGGAGCTACACCTCCCCATGCTACGTTTCCATCAATTGTATTCAAAGGCCCACCGCCTTGCGGTTCGGGTAAAGGCCGAACAGCAAAGGACAGGTGAGCGCGATCCACTCTGTATGTACATGCGCTAGTTAACTAGCAGCACACGTTTGCTACGTACTCTACACCGTCCTCGTCCTGGTCTATGCTAAAGATGATCCAATCCTTGTCAGCTAATACAGTGTGCACATCATATCGTACTTCGGGGTTAGCAAGGCAAACGAATTCGCTGCCTTGCAGTTCAAACACCAGCACAGCGTCACGCCTAACGTCTCCAACATAGATTGCTCTGGTTCGCACGATAGATCACCCTGGTATGACGAGGCAGGCTGGGATTTGCACCCAGCATGGTGGCCTTTCCGCTGCCACCTCGGGGCTTATACCAAGCAGTGGGCAGGAGCCTTGCGGTCCTCCACATCCCTAGCGTTTACCTATTCCGCCACTGCCTCGAAAGTTTGCTTTAAGAAGCATTAAAGCCGGCCCCGGAATACCGTGACCGTGAACTCCTTCTACACATGGTAGATGAGCTATTTCCCGCATAAAGCCGCGGACGGATATGCGGTTACAAATCCATATCCAGTGTATCTATCAAGCCCTGTTTTCCCTATGTCAACGGTCATAAGCCTTGTAATAGTCTTAAGCTCGCCGGCTGTAGGCTTGCGTCCTGTGCGCTTCACGAACTTCTCTATTACGCACGCTGCAAAGGCCGCCACATGCGGACAGGCCATAGATGTGCCGCTCATGTTTGCATAACTGGAGTTGATATAGGTTGATACAATGTCTTCACCCGGTGCGGCTACCTCTACGTGGTCGTTTGTGTTTGTGAAATAGCACGCTGCAAAGTTGTGCTTTATCGCACCAACGGAAAGCGTCTCGGGATACGCCGCCGGATAGTCAAGCTCAATAGTGCTGTCATTGCCATCACCGGAATTTCCTGCTGCACACACAACAAGCATGCCGCTTGCAAAGGCCTTTCTCACAGCAGCGGCAAGCAAAGGATGATGATCAGGCCCGCCAAGGCTCATGTTTATAACATCCACCTTTTCGCCGTTAGGCCCGCGCCAGTTGACAGCATAGTCAAGCGCACGAATCACCCTGTCGGTACTGCACTGGCCACTGGCGTCAAACACCTTGATTATGAGCAGCTTGGCGTCCGGCGCGCCACCTCTGATCCGTCCGTTTGCGGCTATTATCCCCGCAACGTGCGTTCCGTGTCCGTTCTCGTCCCTGATATCCGATATGCTCTGTCCATCCACCAGGTTCATACCACCAATGATATTGGCCTTTAGATCGGGATGGTTCACATCACAGCCGGAGTCTATAACCGCTACTACTACGCCTTTGCCGCTGCACTCCTTCCACAGGTGCTGGAACCCCATGAGCTTTATGTTGTCGAAGGTGCTGTTCACTGCCTCGAAAACGGTAAGCTCATGCGCTTGTACGTCAAAAAGCTGCATCACTATGTACCCTCCAAACCCCAGCCTGCTAGTGAGAAGAAGTTAACAACCAGCCATGCAGCATTAGCTGCATGGCTGGCCGCTGTAAGCTATTATCAGGCGTTAATGTAGTACCAGAATGTCACTTTGTCGCCGGGCTGCAGAACTTCAGGAGTGAAGTCTACACCGCGACCGTCAGGCAGCTCAGCGTAGTTGACGCCTTCCTCCTGCAGTACACCGTTGAGGAACACACAGAGGCTTCCGTTGCCAGGAGTAAATGCAGGTTTTTCTGCCGGTATGTTGACAACAGAGGATTCTGCATCGATAGGGACGGTAAACTTGTAGAAAGACCACTTGTGGGCATTGTAGTCGGCAGTTAAAGCATTGATCTGGTTCTGGAGGTTCTGGTCAGCAGCCTGGCGAGCAGAAGCTTCGCTGTCAATAGCAGCCTGCAGGTCAGCTTCAGCTTGCTGTGCACGGGATGTTTCCGCAGCTATAGCAGCATCTATTGCATCAAGCCTTGCATCGAGGTTTGCATATTCGCCGCGTGCAGTCGCTATTTCAGCTTCAACAGCATCCAGTCTCGCATCTAACGATGCAAGGCTGAGCCCGCTGTCGCCACCCCCGACAAGGTTGGCTATGTCATTCTTCAATTCGAGCAGTGCGGCTTCAACAGTGGTTGCCTGGAACTTACCTTCTACGTCAGCTATACCAATGAGCGATGCGCCTTTTCCTGCCTCATTGGATGCAAGATCCGCATACAGGTTGGTTATGGCTTGCTGACGAGCATTAGCCTCAGCGTCTATTCTGTCGCCTAATGCCTCTTCAGCAGCAGTGGCCCTTGTTATCTCCTCAGCCAACTGCTCGACCAGGGATTTGCTCAGGTTGGCGTTTCCGTCGCGATCAAGGCTGTACCCTGGACCGTAGAGGTCTTTGGCGAGCTGGACAATGTTCAGGTGAGCGGTAATATCAGCCGCGCCTTCGACGAACTTCTCGTTTGCTGCAAAAAGCTCGTCGACATCAGCCAAGTTAAACCTTCTTGCGTACTGGAAATCAATCTGTACGTCGGCAGCTGGTGCAAATGCTACCTCGGCCTGACTGTCAAAGTAGAAAAGCTGCAACTTGAACGCATTAGCGCTTTCGTCGAATATTACGCGCCCATATACCTCTTCACCGTTTGGGCCGTAAAGCGGCTCCCCCGTCTCAGCATTCCTTACCGCTGCCTTGTTCTTTGGGGCGTCGATTATGACACCTTCGACGTTGATGTCATTAGACCCGGTCTTGGGATCGGATGCAGGAATTATCCCTACAGCAGTGAGGTTTACTTCGCTTGCCCCTGCAGCAACGGTTACACCGCTTACCTGCACGAAGTCAATGAGCTTCCTGGTCTTCAGCGCTTCGTTGTAGTGTGCCGCCCAGTTGATGTCCAGGTTGTTTTCAACGATCTTTTCACCGATGTGCCTGTTGAGTATCACACCGTCTTTGAGTTGTTCACCACGAAGTTTCATCAATGGCATACTTCAATCATCCTCCCTGTTCTCGATAGTATCTACTCTTGACAAACCCGGCTTAGAACTTCACATCTACCACCTTTACCTGGCTGTACAGGTCTATCTTCACAAGACCCGTACGAACAGGAGGCATAGCCATCATGTCGGCGTATGACTCGGGCCAGTCAAGTAGGCTTCCTGTAATGATATAATACCTGCATGCCGTCTTTACGCTATCATCGGTGTCGTCTATCGTATAGACAGCTTCCTTGTGTACTTGACGGTCGTGCAGGTGCCCCATCATGTAAATGTCCGCTTGAACAATGTCCCTTAGGTTGCGCAGTGCATTGAGCCTGCCGGATGGACTCCGCGCCGCGGAACGTCCATGCACCGTCAAAACCTTGTAGGTGACATCGCCCACCACCCACTTGTGGAAGGCAGTATAGCCCAGGTACGGCACGCAAAGCGATTTGGCAAGCATGTAAACAGGGTCCATGCCCGTGGCAAGCGTTGCACGCATCTCATGGTTTCCGGTGTGCAGGCCGAGCAGTTTGCCCGCCTGCGCAAGCGGGCGCAGCATCTCCTCAAGCCTCTCATACTGCTGCGGGAAATGGATGTCTTCCTCGTACATGCCAAGCCCAACAGAAGTGCGTGTAGCGTTCTCCATATAGTCGCCAAGACCGATTGCATAGCAGTCTGGTGTGTTCATGATGTACGAGAGATACTGCCTTAAGAGAGGTGCGTTATGCTTGCGCGCACCGTAATGCAAATCCGTGATAGGCACTATGGATATCTTGTCGCTGTTGGTTTTGAATACCCGCACATTAAGCTGGGGCGCCTGAGTATGGGAGCCTAAAAACAGCTCAAGCTCTGTCTGCATCAGCACACGTCTCCTTTCTTGCTTCCCATTATTGCGCCCACCATCCTGCACTGAGCTTTTCTCTGTTCCTCCGTCCCCGAAAAGTCCACCGCCGCAGCTACGGCCTTGGCAAGCGTGACAAACTGCCTGATTCGCTTGCGCTGTAGTATGTTATCAAGCCGCTCCTGCAGCAGCAGTTCCTCCATCTTCTGCATCTTGTAAAGGTCAAGTATGGTCGTATCAAGCCCGACACTGATGCTCTCCAGCCCGTCAAGAAGGCACTCTGCTATAAACCTACCGGGCGACTCTAGATCGTTCGCGTCAATGGCATTGAGAAAACCGGCTGCTGAGGACACAGCCTTGCTTCGCAGTTCAAACAGCGCCATGGCTGACTGCTGCAGGCGCTTACAGGACTCCACACTGTCTATCCTCGCCTCACGCGCCATAATAGCCAGCCCTTTATCCGCCAGCTCGCCAAACGCGACACCAAGCGTGGTGATAATGTGCTGCACGGCATCAGCGCCACCGGACGCAAAACCCGCAGCCACGTGTCCCGCATCGCCGCCACATGAATCATCGATGGTAAGCCTAAAGACCTCCATGCCCTGCTCAACCGCATCCGCAAAAGCAAGCATGCGCTTGGTAATCTGAAACTTAAGCTGCGCTTCGTATGCCAGCGACAGCCTGTCTATCGAGCCGGGGTTTGTATACTCCATGTATGCCAGATTGGAGTAGTGCTCCTCTTCTTTCTCAGCAAGCCTTTGGGTATTGCCGCTGGTATCAAAAGCGGGGGCTATATTCTTCTGCACAAACTCCCTGAGCCACTCGGTCCGTCTCTTGATATCCTTAAGCAGGGCATATATTTCGGCGCCGCTCGAGCCTGATAGGTCGGCGCAGTTAAACTCCTCAAAGCGGTACACCGTCTCGTAATCCCCGCTTTCAACCGCCCTGTCATAGTCCTCAACAGACAATCCGTCAAACATCTTTCCCTTCAAACAGGAACGGATCTCTGCTGTGCCTTCGTCAATGAGGTCACAAAGCCAGTCCGCCATCGCAAGCAAATCGCTTGCGAGCACTGCGGACGCGTCAACCAGCTCTGACGGTAGCTCCACCTGGTCTACAGCCCTGCCTTTTTCTACCTGAACGCGGTACTCAAGCGCACGCTTGATGTCAAACCGCGGTGAGTATCGTATGTAATCATTTTCGTCGAACAACAAGCATCAACTCCTCTTAGAACCGTCTGCGCGGTGACGGCCCGCCTATATAGCGCCCAAATGTAGAAGGACCGCCTACCCCGCCCATCTTCGGTCTGCGCTTGGGAACAAAGCTCTTTGTCGGCTCAGCCAATACGTTCTTCACTACCGCTATCTTCCGCCCAACGTTGACCTTGCATATGTCCGAGAAGTGCATCAAAAGACCGTGCACAGCAAGGCCTACGGCGTCAATGATGTGCTCGTCCTCATCGCTGTACACAGGCTCGCCACTTGCCGCATAGCTTACAACACGGTAGTTGAAGAACTGCCTGATCATGGCTCTGTCATCAGGCGGCAGGGCTATCTGCCCTCTTTCAAACAGGATCTGGAGGTTGTTCACTATCCAGTGCTTGAGGCGCTTCTTGGAGGGCTCCTTGGTGAACGGGTCCAGTATCTTCACACCATCGGAAAACGTGACGCCTTTGACTTTGTCAGCAAGACCGGTTTCGGGATGCTCAAGCCCGTACTTGTGCAGCGTCTCCACTTGATACTCACCTGCACCGCGGTCGACGTATATGTAGTCAAGGTCATAGGTCTCGTTGAGGGATATGATCTTGTTGACGGCGTTATCAAAAGTGAATTTGGAGCGCGGGATCTCGACACGCAAAATAGGCTTGTAAATGCCTTTCTCGACGTCGAATTCCACAATCACCATGTTTGTGGCCGCACCGTATTTCACGTTGTTACTCCATGCTTATATACATGGGGCCAGGTCATTTCTGCCTGGCTCTCACGGCTTTCCCGTGAGGTCGGACCATATCTTGCGCCAGAGTTCCTGGCGACGGCACGCCACCTTTAACCGTTGCCGGCCAAAGGCCCTACTTACATCCCGGAGGGATGCGTTCGGTGGTCTCTGAACCTTCCTCTGCCTTGCGACAGAGGCTTGGCTGCTGATTGCCCATTGTTGCATCGGCTTGATTTTCAAGCCATCGCGCCCGCGGTCGCCCGCCACGCTGTGGCTCAAGCCGCTTTAGGGGTTCCCAGCAGTTCGTGCCGTAGGGACAAATACCGCTTATCCCAGTCCACACCAAACACACGCGGCCCTGCTTTCTCATTGCTGCCGGTCTCGTACTTCAAGCCTATATCCCTGCCGAGCTGGATCGCATGCTCTACATGCTGCCGTATAAACACGCTCGATGACTCACTGGTGAACTCGGCAGCAACCTCAAGCGCATAAGCATCGCCCGGGAATTCTTCCCTAAGCTGCGCCTCCATCTCGGCATTCCAGTTGGGATTGACCCACGTGGGATAGTGAAACTCCTGCCAGCCCAGCTCCTTGTTCACGCACCATCTCCTGAAATGGTTGTCGCCGCCTATCGGAGTGGACGCGGCAACCACCCTTATCCTGTTCGGGTCCTCGAGCTGTAAGGCAAGGAGCGTATTGACGTCCTGCGAAGTAAGATACGCCGCCTCGTCAAGTATCAGCAGATCCGCCCACTGGCCACGAATATTGGCCGCACCCTTGCCCGTACGGGAGCCGGCACTCATACCCTTGATAACAGACCCGTTGGCAAATTCTATCTCGTGCGGATTCCTCACGTCCCTCACAACAGAGGCGGATACATTCTCGCTGTTCGATATAAGCTCGCGGACACGCGTGAAGAACTCGTTGACCTGCGACTCATACGGGGCTACATAGAGGACCCTGTACGACGGCTTCTGTCCCTTGTTGGGCTGCAGGTAGGCGTGATAGATTGCCATGACGCACGTTACATCGGTTTTACCTGTTCTACGCCCCGCCCTTATCACTATCTTCCTCGCTTTGCTCCTCAATATCTCCGCCTGGTACCAGCGCGCATCCCACTTAAGCTCAAGCTTGGCCCACAGGGCAGGGTCGGATAAGATCCTGAGGAGCCCGAGCTCCTCAGGACTGAGCTGGACATTAGAAGGAGTCGAAGTAGCCACGGCTTATCCTCCTAGCCTCGCTGCCAAGCGCAAAGTTAACGGCCATCTTCGATTCCTGCATCGCAGCAACCGCCCTGCGCCTTGCAGTAGCCTTTGCAGCATTGTCAAAGAACCCGCGGCCTATTGAGTTGCCATTTCTGACACCGGGCGTTGGTCTGTACGTAAACGCTCTTTGCCCCAGTATACCGCCCAGGGTGTAAGCAAGCTGACCGAATGATAACCCCCACATCACCGGACTGGCAACCTTCCACAGTAGCAAATCGAAGGCGGCGCGGCCAGCTGCGCCCACCAGCCCTTCCTTGGGATTTTCCTTCATGCGATTTGCTACGTCCCAGGCCGTCAGTCCCACGGTGAGCACGGTGCCGAAGCCTATACCGTGCGGAATAACCGCCTGCTTCAGAAGGTACCCGCCAGCTCTGACATTGTTGACAGCATTGTTGATAAAGGTAGATGCCTTAAAACCAGGCAACGACGATCACTCCCCTTTAGCCGTTGCGCAACGCATGCAGCGCAAGCGCCAGCTCGCCATCAGCCCCCAGATGGTCAAGGAACCCACCTGTTTGTATCTGCTTTTTCTGCAGGTTGGGCGTCCTGGTCTCTCCGGTGAGCGATTCTACATCACCAACGTTGACGAGCCCCACACTGGCGCGAACCGGACCAGTAGCCAGGCCAACAGCGAACGCGCCGCCCAATACCGTTGGCGTTACCCATCTCCTGTATGCAAAGCCCAAAGCGTTGTCAGCAGGCTTGATGAACAACGGCTTAACACGCGTCGCGACATTCAATACGTCGTCTGCTACACTGGTCGTATCTTTGAATACGTCACCAAGAAAACGCCGCGCACCGGATGCGGTATCAAAGATCTTGTCCAGCGTCCGCCCAATCGCAGCACCAGCACCCATTTAAACCACTCCTTCAGTCAACAATTACACAAACGGTATACCAGCTATATCAAATTCACCTTCTCTGTTGTGGAACATACCGCCACCACCGGTTATCGCCCTGCCAAGAGTGCCTAACCCCATAAGACCTCCAGCAGTTATACCCATTCTGATACCCCAAGCACCCCAGTCACGATGACGCGTAACAGGATCCACCATCTTGGGCGAAAACCATGCTTTGGCACCTGCGCCTAAACTGCTGCGTATCGCCTTTACCCGCTGTGCAGCAGCGGCATTAGCAGCAGCAGTTGCTTGAGAAATGTTATCCTTCAACACGTCGGCAAAATACTCAAGAGTGTCAATGTCGCCAGGGCCATAAGTCCTGCCCAGCAACTCAATGGCGTCTGTGCCACCCTTTTTGAAGTAATCAATAGCGTTTTGAAAGTACTTGAGCAGCCCTTTATCTTCGCCCAGCTTTTCTATGCTCTTCTTTAGCTGCTCTCCCGCTATCTTTCCGCCCTGCTTCTGCCACGCCTGTGCTACGTTGTCGGCTACGTCACCAAACACTCTGCGAAACTTGTCATTGCTGGCAATCTCATGAGGCAACCCTTTAAGATCGTCAGCAACCGCCCTCGCCATACGTTGAGCCCTTGCAAAGCTGTTAGCAGCTATTGTTCCTATTCGCGCCATATCGTCCCCTCCACACGCATAGTTAGTTTGACTGCACGTCAATGATGTTAAAAAGCCCAAGCTCCTTAGCCTTGGCTATAACATCCGCAGCAACGGAGCTGGGGTCTTTGCCCCTGAATGATGCGTTCTTGTCCTTCCTGGTTGAGTTCAAAAGCTGCAGTATCCTGTGCCGCTCCTTCCTGAGCTTTTCCTTGTACTCTACAGCACGGGCTATCTCCGGTTTCGTAAACTCCATGCCGTCCTCGGTAACAAATACCGGAACCTCTTCAACAAACTCCGGCCGCGCAGCCATGTAGTGATCGGCCCGCATAAGCTGTATGTCAAGGTCGATAAGCTCCTTGATAAGCGTGAGATCCACTATATCTTCTTCGGTTATCTCAAGGTGCTTGCAGTATTTGTCAAACAGAACGATGATTGTGGCTATTTCTATTGGACAGCGGCCGCGCTGCTGCGGCCTGTCATCCGGTGCAATATAGCACGTCTCCACATATGGACATTTCTCACCGCGGCATATCATAGGCACCTGCGCTAGTATGCCATGCTTCACGCGGGTTATGGCACCCGCTTTGTTTATGCCGCGCTTTGATGCCTCGTCTATCCCCCACACCTCTGCTATAAGAGCGGCATTGGGACTGCTCAGCGCTTTCATCGTTTCGTCACTGAGAGGTACCAAGTCTTCAGCCAAATCTGTCACCCCTTACAACCGCACTTCCTTGCGTATAGACATCCTGCTTATGCGGTTCCGATCGTCATACTCATATGTAGTCGTTATAACAAGGTTGCCCTCCGTCTCAATCTCGGCCACCCTGTTCCCTTTTTCGTCATACAGGAACTCGATTGTCTTGTTTATCTGACCAGACCACGTCTCACGTATCACGCGGTCGTTTTCGTCATACTCAATCATGATGTCCACATTACAGTCAGCAAGCCGAGAGTTGAGCCTGTGTGAAAGAGAGGTGTAACCACCAGCACAAGCAGCGCTCTCGATGTCCACGCCATCCACAATAAAGTGGATCCGCTCTCCACCAAGGAACGGATCGTTAAACTGTACGGTGTACTCGTCCACCTCTACGTAGTCGTTGTCGCTGCCCGGTGTGTAAAGCACGCCGTTAACAAAAACCCTGAGCCTGCCGGTACCATACGGATACGGATAAGCAAGATGGAATACCGTCTGCTCAGGTTCGGCTGTGTGTACCTCGGTAAAACCCATGCCAGGAACGGCATTCTCTACCAGAAACCGGACCACAGCACCCTGGGGAAGCGGATAGTTAAAACGGACCGTGTGCGCGTCCACTTCCACATAGTCATCCTGCTCGCCGCATCCCATGAGAAGACCGTCAACAAAGACGCGCAGCTTGCCAGCGCCAACCGGATACTTGTGCTGCAGGACAAATTCCTGCTGGCCTTCCTGCGCTACGTATACCTCGCTAAACGTGTATCCGATCGCTCCTGCTTCGATGGCATCCAGCCTTTGCCCTAGAGAGTCATACGCTCCCCGCGCCTCGTATATCTCCTTGGTCACGCCACCCTTCTGAAGAAAAGGGCGCATGTCCTCAATACTTACAGAACCAGCTGAACACGATACCCTGCCAAGAAGCAGCTTGTCCGCAGCATCAAGAGGAGCATCGCTGTAAGAAACTACACCATCTTCACCAAGGTATATGTAATACCATTGCCCGTCAGCCGCGCCGTCTATCCTGAGAACAACATCGCTCCTCGTCAGGACAGGCGTCTCGTTGATAAAAGCCAGCCCCGGCGCAATGGTTACAACTATGCCGCCATTATCAAGCACTGCTTCCGTTATCTTGTAGTCAGCAAGCAGATTGCTCCCTATATCGTCAAGGCGCGCCTTGAGCGTGCTGTACTGCCCGCGCGCCTCCACTACCTCGTTATAAACACTATCCAGTTTGGGGCTGTTGAGCTGAAACTCTCCTATCCTGCGCATTACGGCACCCCTGCTTTGCAATAGCCTCTCTTATACGTATATACCTGCTCATGCACAGGCGAATGTTGCCGTGACGGCTTATTTGATGGTATAATATGACTGTGAAACACATAGAATCAGGGAGTGATGCGAAGAGATTGCATTCTGCCCCGATAGCGACCTGCCCACCGCCCAATAGACGACCTGCTCGACGCCGTCTACTCGCTCACCGGCCGGCGCTACACATGGTACTACGACCCGCCAACTAATACGCTGTACATCAACTCCACAGCCGGCGGCCTGCCGCTCTTCCAGGGCAGGTGAAAGACACACAAAAAGCCCCCGGGAGAAACTCCTCCCGGGGGCTTTTTTGTGCGCGCCCGGCATGGGCGATGAGGAAGGACTGAACGTCAGGAGACTACGGTACGTACGGTATACAGCAGTTCGTTAGGATTGATGTACTACTTGATATCTCGCACATCATTTCTTCCATCTCCTGACGCCGTTGATACACTATGCGCTTCCACTGTTTCTTGTGATTTCATCTCTTCCTTCAGCGGTTCAACTAGTGGTTCCAACTAGCAAGCCTACAGCGGACTTTCACCGCCTAGTTATCACTCATGCCGGACGCACACGAAATAGGCCAGAGGGTTTTCCTCTGGCCCTTTCTCTTTTATGCTTACCTGAGTAACTGCAGTACCGCCTGAGGTAGCTGATTGGCCTGGGCAAGCATGGCCGTTGCAGCTTGCTGCAGGATACTCTGCTTGGTGAATTCCATCATTTCCTTTGCCATGTCTACGTCGCGGATGCGGGACTCGGCTGCGGTCAGGTTTTCGGCTGCTACGGATAGGTTGTTGATGGTATGTTCGAGGCGGTTCTGGTATGCACCAAGTTTGGAACGTTCTGCAGATACCGTATCAATTGCAGCTTGAATTTTAGTAACCGCATTAGCGGCGTTGGTGGCATTGCTTACATCTAAAGCGTACTCTACAGCTGTATTATTTGTTCCGTTAGTTACAGTCATGCTTGAAGTAAACCCACTACTACCCGTGTTGCTACTAATGCCCAAGGCAGACGCCCGCATGTCAGATAGATCCAGAGTCATAGTCTGGTTTTCATTAGCACCGATTTGCATTATAAAAGAAGAAGATTTAGCAGGAGTCGGGTTATAAATACCTGGTGTTAAACCTATTGCTGATAGACTACCTGAGGTAGGAGTTTTAATTTCAATGCTGTCGGTAGTATTGCTTGCGGTAATCACTAACGCATTGCCGCTCTTAGTAACAGTTGCGGCACCCGATAAGGCTGTATTTAGATCGGTGACCAAGGTATCAATGGTATTAGTTGACCCATCATAATTCTTGTTCAAGGCAACGGTCTTTGTTGTACCGCCTATAACAACATCAAAAACCAAGTTTGTAGTAGAAAAATCTGTACTTGTGCCCAAAGTGATGGTAGTACCAGTTACAGTAGCCGCTGTTCCCGCTGTTACCGTACCTGCCGTAGCATTAAGAAGTTTCTGGGTGTTAAATTCTGTAGTATTGGCTATGCGGTTGATTTCAGATGTAAGTTGGTTAATTTCCTTCTGGATTTCTGCACGGTCTTTATCGGTATTGGTATCATTACCAGCCTGGATAGCCAATTCCCTCATACGTTGGAGAATGCTGTGGACTTCGTTCAGCGCACCTTCGGCAGTCTGTATCATAGAAATAGCATCTTGGGCATTTCGTACCGATTGATTTAAACCTCTAATCTGAGCGCGCATCTTCTCGCTTATCGCCAGACCTGCCGCATCATCGCCGGCACGATTAATCCTGAGGCCCGATGAGAGTTTCTCCAGCGACTTCTGAAGTGAAGAGTTGTTGATGGAAAGCTGCCTGTACGCATTAAGCGCACTTATGTTTTGGTTAATCCTCATGAATCATACCTCCTTGTATTATTGTTCTCCCCGGTCCTTCGGGGAGTAGTTTTGTTTGACAATCAGACCGGTCTGAATTGTCTTTTCACCATAATATATCGGCATACAGAGAGATAACTTTAGGGCCACTCGATCAAATTGACCACCGTTTTTGACGCTGACAGCCGAATATCCCCACAAATGTGCTGCTTTTCGTCGACTTTCAGCTTTTTTCGCGCAAATACTTACTCCTCTTCGTATTCGTCCAGTTCAAGCCGGAGGACCTTTACATTGGGCGGTGCTTCAATACCGATCTTGACCTTGCTGCCGTCGATTTCGACTATTCGCACGATAACGTCTTTACCAATGCGGACGCCTTCGTCCACCCTCCTCGTGACCACAAGCATGTGTATACCCCTCCCTGGTTAGATTGCTATATTACTTCTACATTCGTCGACAAATTCCTCCCTGATACGTAAACAAAGTCACGCCACATGCATAATCTTCAAGCGACGTGCTTCTTCAAACAAGCGCTGTTCAATAGCGCGCCTGTATTCCTCAGGCATGGGCGGCAGGTCTTTCCTCCTACTCGATTTTTGGCCCACCTCAGCAAGCACTAAGCTCAACAGCGCCGCTCTTTAGCCATTCCAAAACTCTGTGCGCCGCCTCATCAGTTAAGCCATAGTGGCCTGATATGCTTATCATCCTGCCTATGTAAGTAATTCGACGTCCACGCTAATTTTCCTCCTTCAACTAGGAGCTTTAAGCGATATCTAATGGTGGCAATCCTTCTATAATCTTCATTGTTTCAACACTTACTCGTACAAGCCGCTTGATAAGATCGATTATATAGCGCGGGTTGTCTTGCTCCTCAAGCCATTTATTTGGGTCGTTGATAATGCCGCTTTTTCTATCCCTAGAAACCTGGTAGCGTTCCATAACCCACTCGATTGCCGGTTTTCCGTTGACTACATATTCGTAGGCTTCAAGCGGAATCCCGCTAAGGGTAATGTTTTCATTGTAGATGATTGTTGTCTTGTCATCCTGGCGATCTCGTGTTTTTCTGAAGCGCATCTTAGAAACCTTGTATGTAACCAAGTCATTAGGATCGCCCTTGATTTCTTCCTTCAGCGGCCACGGCTCAACTGTTTCGTAGTTAAGATGGAGTTCTGCAAGTCTGCGTCCAGCATTACTGAATGCCCAGAAGTCCCCTGCCGAAGATACGAACGGAATCCGGGGAAGCACCTTCTTTAGATCATTTCTGTAGCGTTCACGGTACTCGGAGGAGTGCAGGAGACCGTAGATGTAGTAGAAGATATCCTCTTTTGTTACATCTCCGCCGTAGCGCTTACGGTATTCCTCCAGCGCCCAATCAGTGATGTTCTCATTGCGGATGTAGCGATTCCCGGAAGGTGTAGTTATAACTTCGCTATCTGGATGGTTGTCAAAAATGCTAATGTTTTGGTTGGTGGATTCAGTGACTCTTTCGTATATATAGAGTGGGAATACTTGAATATCACCAATAAGATGTAAATCAGGAATGTGGTTGACAATTAATGTAGAAAACTCTTTTGAACTTCCTGGTGCTCTTACAGTAATCGCGATGTTTTCGATGCCAGGTTCTGGGAAAATCTTATGTTGCGAAGACGTTCGATCATTAAATATACGACTAAAGTAAATGTTTATTTTAACAAATGGCCGATATACAGCGTTTCTAATTTCACCAGCCTCTTGAAAAGTATACTTCTTTCGTCTAAAAATTGCTGATTTTAAACTGCTTGACCAAGCAATTCTTCTATGATCATTGTTAATCATTGATTCTAAATTTTCACGTGTAATTAATCCGGAAATAACAAGATCAACATGCCGGTTAAATTCTTCGATTGTTCGCATCATGTTTTCTTTAAGAACTTCTTGCGAAAAATTATATGCCCACGTATCTCTGCTTGTACTTACTCCAGTGGAATACTCTATGAAAATAACGTTTTTTGCTCTTGGAGATGAATCCTTACTTCTAATCTCTGGGAATGTCTCAAAGTCTTCACTCCGCTGATTGATCCAGTCATGTACCGAATTTGGCACAATGCGTTTCCATGCCACTCCGCGGATGTCCCCGTATGCCTGCAGGCGCGCCAGTTTTTCCTCCCGGCTCAGGTAGTCACCGATGTCGTGGTAATAAATCTCCGCTTGACCCGTTTTGGACTTATCTTTAACAAGAATGAGCAATGCCACACCCGCACGGCTGCCTTGACCAAAAATTTTACCGCCTTCTCTACGCCAGGCTTCACCAGAAAGACGTGCGTTCCCGCGAAGATTAAGGACATAAATCTTCGCAAACTCATCAGCCAGGCACTTGCGGAGACCGTTGGCAGCAGCGCCGTCGAGAAAACCGCTGTTGGTTACAAAAGCGATAATACCCTTATCTTCAATGCGGTCGGTAGCCATTCGAATAGCGCGGATGTAAGAATCATATAGAGCAATCTTAAGACGAGCTGCCGAATGTGCAGCATAGGTTTGACGTATTTTTCTATCCAATCTAGGATATTTAACTGCTTTATTCCCGAGGTTTTCATCCTCTTGCCATGCAAACCATGGCGGATTTGAGATAATCACGTTTATCCGCGCTTTTTTCTGCTTCTCCATTAGTTCTGTATACTGCTCTGGGAAAATCGATATTTGCACAGCACTTCTAGACTCCATAAGCTGGAAAGAGTCAACTAAAAGTAAATTGCGGAACGGCACGTGCTCTCCCGTCAATTCATAATACGTGCTTTCAATATTGGCAAGGGCAATATAATAAGGCAAAAGCAGAATCTCGTTTCCCCAGATTTCACCAGCACAGTATTTCCTAACAAGAGCTTCAGGCGCGATCTGGTACAGCTGATACATAAGCCGCACAAGGAAAGTCCCTGTTCCAGCAAATGGTTCAAGTATAACTACATTTTCGTCTGAAAGACTTGTGCCAAATTCAGCCTGTAAAACTGCTTCGGTACTTTTCACAAGGAAGTCTACAACCTCTACAGGAGTATAAACAATTCCTAAACGGTCGGCTGTCTTCGGGAAAGCGATTTTGAAGAAAGTGTCGTAGAGCTGACGCAGAAAGTCCTGCCGCTCGGCTTCTTTATCCAGTCCTCTAGCCCGCACCTTTATAAGCCGGTAAAATTCCTTCAAGGCTTGAGTCTCTCTATCGACGAATACTTCAAAAATACTGGCTAAGCTATCAAAACTGCGGGCAATGGGATTTTCTTTTAGGAATTCGTATTCATCAAAGATCGCGTCAAAGATTGGTTTTGTGACTATGTGCTGCACCAGCATACCGCGAGCTTCTTCTTCGGTAATGGAAGGATTGATAATGCTGCGGAGCGCAGCCAAAAAGCCGGCAAACGCCTCACGGGTCTTTCTGCCGTATTCGCCGTCATGCTGCAATGCATCTGCGATATGTCGTTCAAGGCGAGCTGTTGCTGAAGCAACGTCCTTGGCCCACGTCTCTAGATAAGCACGTTCACCCACACGCTCAACCATCCTGCCGAGAATAGCATCGTAAAGCTCATCCTCAAAGTCAAAAGATAACTGCTCACCCCCGCTGGCTATAACAATGACATCATCGTCTGTGTATATCGTCTGGTCTCTTCCTCCTTTATTATGCGTCCGCCGGATATGCAGTTCTCTAACCATGGCATCAAAGCGGTCATCAATGGAACGCAGAGCACCCAAAACCTCCCATACAGTGCGGAATTCCTCGTTTTTATCGAGCTGTTCTGCCGCATCGCGCTTAGGGTCTACTATAATGGGAAGTATAACATAACCGTAACGTTTCCCGGGAGCTTTCCGCATAACACGACCAACAGCCTGTACGACGTCAACCACACTTCTGCGAGGCTTGAGGAAAACTACAGCATCAAGAGCAGGCACATCAATTCCCTCTGTAAGCACTTTTGCATTAGAAAGCACACGCGTCTCGCCAGGTCCAGGCTCGTCCCTTAGCCAGTCCAGATACGCCTTACGCTGCGTCGCACTCATGGAACCGTCAATATGGCGCACTTCAAACCTGCGAAATTCGCCTTCACTACCAGTGGCCTCATAGTAGGCCTCAGTAGTCTTTACGAAGTATTCGGAGAACTTTTTTGAGTCAGCAATGCGCCCTGCAAAAACCACCGCTCTTTTCAGTGGAGGAATGGATTCATTCTTAATGCGCCCGCTTAGAGCGTTCCATACACCGACTATCTTAGCTGCCCATTCGAGTTGCGGCGCATCTTCGTAGTTAAGGAAATCAAAAAGCCTCCGCTGTACCGCGGCTTCATTGATTGTAAAGACTACGACCTTGTAATCACTAAGTACATTGTCATCTACAGCCTGCCCAAAGCCGTAACGGAAAAACTCCTCCCCGTATGTCCTTTCATCATCCATTGTGAAGTATTTATAACCTAGTTCTTCCAATCTCTCCCTAATCCGAGGCACAAATACCCGTGGAGTAGCCGTCATATAAAGCCTTTTTGCTCCCCGTATTATTTCATTATCATGCACTTTGTGGTAGTATGATGCTTCCTCGTCCTGCATTACACCGGTGGTGCGGTGAGCCTCATCAGCAATGATAAGGTTAAATTCAGGCAGCCCCAGTTTCTGCGCCTCCGCAACCACGTCAATGGAGTGATACGTGGAAACAATTACTGTCATCTTGCCCTGGCTGGGTTTCCCGGCATCAGCAGCAAGTATAGCAGGATCGGTCGTCGGAGGAATTGAAAGCACCGTCGTTTGGTCGATAGAATCTTCATCGCGGCCTACCGTATAATCGGAGGTAACAGCGTAAACACGTAACGGCAATTCTGTATCCATAAGCCATGCTCTAAGCGTTTGTTCTACTAAGGCAATGGATGGAGCAAGAAACAGCACATACCCACCTGACCCAACAAGTCTTTCTGCTATCTTTAAGGCTACGAAAGTCTTGCCAGAACCGGGAGGCATAATAAGCTTGCCGCGGTCACTACGGCTGAACCCTTTTATTACCGCTTCAACGGCGTTCTGTTGATAAGGACGTAACTCTTTCTTCGGCAAGAGAGGAAGCTCTTCGGGGTTATTCCAGTCAAATTTGTCCCAGTCAATAGAACTCTCTAGCATAGTTGATAAAGATACAATAACTACAGGCTTTTCCTGATGCTCTAATGCCTGCTCTGCAGTACTGCTTAGAGGAGCTGTGGTAACAATCATACGATAACTGAACTCTCTACGTCCCGAAAGAGCAAGAAACGTAGATATGTCTTGAAAGCTAATTTGCTTGCTATGAAACTTCGCTTGAATGGCCCATAAAGCGCCGCTCTCACGTTCTTCTGCTACAAGGTCAATGCCGGAATCAATCTCACTACCACGTCCAGGCCATTCAGACCAGCGCCATACATTTGAGAACAACTGGCCGTAGTAGCTGTCACGACGAAGATACGCCGCAACAAAACGCTCAAAAAGCTCGCCTTGTTCACGTTTAGTCTTTGCAACTGTCCGTAGACGGGAAAGAATCTTCTCGATACTACCACTCATAAAAATACCTCCTGCTTCTTAAAACATCAGGGTGCTTTTATAAACTCTATCTTGCCTATAGTCATCGTCCCATTGAACTTCTATTTCAAATGGCGGACTACAATCATGTGAGATTCCCAAAGGGAAACTCACTTGCGAAGTAGGTCCAATATACGAAGGGATGGTCATCCCCTTCAAAAACGCACAATGATCTTCGATTGGCACCCCGTTTAGTTTAATTCGAATATTACGCGCTTCCGCTTTACCGGAATTAACTAAGAGCAGTCGATCGCTTTTGCCCACTTTTATCAGTATCGCATATAAATTTGCTTGAAGCAATTCAATTCTCCTATCGCGTTCTCGCTTCCAGAATGCAATAATGGAAACAACTAAGGTACAAAATGAAATCAGCAAACTGCCCCACGAAACAAAGTCACTCATTAGTTTGCCTCCTCTACAATCTTCTAGGCTTTTTCAGGTCATTACGGCTTACACACCTTACATGGCTCATATCCCGCCTTTATTGCTTCCTCACGTGACTTAAAGTATACTCTATTCCCTGGCGCTATCTTTTTGGCCCACTGACAGTCCGGGAAATGAAACTTCTTGCTGTTTTTATTCCCTATATAAGAGGCCGATGCTTTGTTGGAAGACTCAGACTCTTCTTTTATCTCCAACCCCCAGAGCCCCGCATTTTTCTCCCTAGCTTCTTGCTGATATGTCCTGAAATACTCAGCATACTTCACATTCGGCGGCACCGTCATGACCTGTGCATAACCTTCCAGCAGAAGCATCGCATTAAACATCTTTGTCCTTACTTCTTCGTCGCTTTCCTTTATTGGCGGCGAAAGCCATATGTACGCTAAAAGCCTGCCATACTTGTCTCTCTCCTGCACGTCAAGTTCGAGCCACACATCCTTGTTAAGGAGTTTTGATTTCGTATAAGCAGCTGCTTCCTTGCCGTAGGGCTCTACCTGTGTGGTACTTTCCGGTGTGTCTACACCGATGAACCGTACCTTTTCTTCTTTGCCATTCTCTAGCTTGATGTATACAGTGTCACCATCTACTACTTTCATTACTCTAGCCTTGATAAGATTAACTCCTGTATTCTTAGTATTTCCTGCTGTTGAAGAAGGCACGGTTTTACTTTCTTCCTTTGAGTTTGCTCCATCCTTTGCTGTAGGCTGCTGGATAGGCGCCGAAAATGAAACCGCATCATTCTGATGGTTGGATTCGGAGATTACTGCAGTACTACTCCGCTGAACGGATTCCTCCAGCTCCGCCGCTTTGTCATTTGCGGAAGCAGAGGGCGGCACTGTTCCGCTACTGCTACATCCTGCAAGCGCCAGGATTATTATTAGAACCAACAGAACGGTTATATTACCAGTATTCGCCTTATTCACCCTCAAGGCCTTCCTCCCCCCTCCTTCTAGAGCACTAAAGAACTTCTCACCGTACACTACGCAACTTGCCTCTTCGTGTTCAGAAATCTTTCCCACACTCTTCATACACTTCATCGCCCCATATGCCCCGCCATTTATCTAAATACTCCTTTATCCAACCTTGCAAACCAACTGATCTCGTCATCCCAGCGGTATGGTCAAAAATACTTATTCCTCATAATCCATTCTCCTTTCTACGGGCCTTAAGTATCATTAAACAGTCGCCTCTTTTAACCTGCGCCCGGGGTTCTGCTTTTATCGAAAGAAAACCGTCTCGGGCCCGGTAGTTGAGGCGTTACCTCTTTTACTTCTATCGCAGGTTGTGCGCCTCTACCGCTAAAAATCCTCTCGATAAAGCTAGAAACTTTAACTACCGCGTTAACTGCAGCGTTTAAAATAGCCTTGCCAAGTGTATTCTCCTTCATATCTAACCCAAGCTTATAGGCTTCTGCCTTAAGCTTTTCGGCACATTCGTTCGCCCTTTTCATAGCTGCTATCAGCGGCGGATAATTGAATGGGTTTTTACTCAACCACATGCAATACTCCATTCCAGGCTTGTAAAACCCGTTTTCCCATCCTTCCCTTCTGTAATACTTCTCCATTACCTGTTTGGCCCGTTCAATCTCGCTCAGTAAGTTCTTACGCATCTCCTCTGCACGCCTGCGTATTTCCTCGTATAAAAGTCTCCGCCTGGTCGGCCATAACCAGTTCCAGAAACTGATCTTCAACTTCCGCCTTGCCCGTTCTGCCTTTCTGTCAATCGCTTTTATCCTCTCATTAATGGCATCCGGCACAACGCTTACTACCTTGAACACTGCTTCATTGAACTCTCTTTTTGCCTCTTCAAATGCTGCCATACGCATACGTCTTGCCAACCCTCTCCCCGCCTTGGCACCAAAGAAAGCTCCTAAAACAGCTCCTACAGCCGCACCAAATGGACCAAGAACTGCCCCTCCCAAGGCTACACCAATCTTACTTCCTATATATCCGCCTCCTCCAACGGCTATTGTGTCACGCATCACATTGACAGCTGCCTCGCCTACGCTAATGCGCCCGTTTAACAACAGATTGCCTTCCCGGATAGCTGCTAAAGCAAGGGTTACCAGAGGGATGTGAATACCGCCATCACCGAGTCTGTCTACCCCATGAATAGTATCCTTTACATGCCTTGCTACTTCATCATGGTGCAGATCGTGATCCACTATGACATTATCATTGCCATCAAAATAGTGTGCCATTTCCGCATTTACAATTACAGGTATGTCATGAAACTTGTCCAAATGTTCCCGAATAAGATCAGGATCCATAACACATTTTACCTGGACCGGATGTCCGTCAACCAATATATCCCATCCTTCTTGATTGGGAATATCAGCAAACTCTACTATATGCCCCTGAGCAGCAAGATGGGCCGCTACAATCCTTTCCGCCGTATATCCCTCTAATCGTTCCATGGCGCCAGCAATAGACGCCTCTGCCCCTGATAGAAAATGGTCATGCACGTATCTGCTTATTTCGTTAAAAGTATCCAAATCAAGCTTGCTGGAAAAGTCCATTGCCTCCAGCACACTATCATCTATCATAGCCAGAGCGTGAAACATGTCATAGGCCGTAACCACTCCGGCAGCAACAGCATCAACATCGCCAACCTGCTTGATAAGAGAGTTAAAGCTCTTGCTTACCTCATCCCCCACTTTAATCTCTGTTCTCAACTCCCTATCAAGCACCCGCCAGCGCCATCGCCTTATTACTGCAAACACTACAATAGACCCTGCAAGTAGCAAAAGAACCACACATATACCCCCTCCCGGATCCTAATGTGGTACATTACATTATTCTACACTGATAGTCATTTTCCTCCTGTTCAGAACAGAATTCGGAATGAACACAAGACAGCGTAAAAGTGAACTTGTATGAGCGAAATCATGAAGAACCGGAAAGCTAGAGGTGGCAGGACTTAAAGTGCGTATAAACCCTGCAGAACATGGAAGTCACGCCTAAAGGATAATTTGTGCGGGAGAAATCCCGAAGGGCAGGATGCTGAAGACAGCAGCGCGCTAAAGGGGATTTTGCACGGACGAAATCCTGAGGGGGCCACCTCTCTCATCACATCGTTTCTCGCCCGTTTTGGCCCCCTCCCCCTTTGTTACCCCTCCCTCCCTGCTTCCACCTTCCTCCTCCTCGCACCACCGCTCCGCTCCCTCTAGTTGTGTGGGTGCAATAAATCATCCCCCGTTGACAGTCCGTTGAGCCGTGCGGCGGGCCGAGGGGGCAGAGGAGGTGGTTAGCATGGCAGTCAGGTTTTCAGCTGTTGTTAGTGAGTTGAGGGAGGCAGGGTACATACCCGAGGGCATCGAGGTGTTTGTGGGGTCTCCGTGGGGCCCATCGGCGGTGCTGCCCCTGGAGTGCACCCGGGAGGAAAGAGAGTTTATGGAGCTCCAGGTGGGGATTCACCTGCCGGATGAGCTGGACCCCGAGGGCTGGGGGGGAAGACGCGCAGTTGGAGCTGCAGCTCCTCCGCGACAAGCTTACCCAAGCCGGTCTACCCGATGACGACCTAGCGTTAGCCAGGTTCTTCGTGCTCCACGAGGTTGGCCACTGGGTCCACTTCATACAGGAAGGCGAGCTTCCCTTTGCAGAGGACCTTATCCTCCGCCTTGGGCTCCTCGTCGATGCAGAGGAGCAGGGCTGGAGCGATGAAGAGGCGGCCCGTCAGTATAGGCAGCTGCCAGTGGAGGTGCGGGCAGGCGCCTATACCTTGGAACAACTGAAACAGCTGTACGGGCGGAGCTGAAACAAGGCTCCGCCTTTTCTTGTTTTGCTGGTGAAATAAAACAACCCCGATGAAAGCTCACTCTAGCATGCGGTGAGCTGAGGGGATGTAAGGAGGTGATTAGCATGCTGAAGATGATTCCTGATGTCGATACAAAAGCGCTGGAGGCGGTTATTGTCCGTCTCGCAGCTAGGATCAAACAGAAAGGAGATTGGCCGGTAGAGCCGACTATTGCCGAGTGGAAAGGCTTCCGGCTCTGGGCGGGAGTCACGCCGAGGCAGGGGTTCCGGCGGGTCGTTATTACCCCGTCCGGCAAGGCGTCCTGGGCGGTCACGTTAATCGACGCCAACCCCGCCAAAGTAAGGCAAGCCGAACACAAGGTCATGGTGTACCTCACCATTGGCCTGAGGCAGGTCGTCGGCCAGGTCGACTTCAGCGGCCGGCGCCCCCTGCTCAGATGGTTCGGAGATCGAAAGGAGGTGAAAGCATGCTGAAGAAGTACACGATCAGAAAGGGCAGCCTGGCCTGGTGGATCTCCAAGCTGCTGCCCTGGCTCGGATTGGCGCTCTTCCTCGTGGTCCTGGGGCTTATCGGCCACGAGGAGCTGAGCATTTATTGTCAGCGGCATTACCTGCCACTGCCGTAAGGGAGGGGACGCACTGTCTCCTCCCTTTTCTTGTTTGTCACACAGAAGAGCTGAATGGGACCGGCCGCTGCTCCGCATCCCCCTAGCTCTCCGGGTGAATAAACTGCCCCGTCCCGCTTCCCCATGCGGCGGCACGGGGAATGAAGGAGGTGACAAGCATGGGTTGCTTTGAAGCGCGCATGTGGCTTCAGCAGTTCTGGGACCGGCATGGCCGGCTCCCACAGACTCAAGAGGTACCCATCGAGCACAGCCGGTACCTCCGCGGTTTCAAGGTCGTCCCGGTCGGCTGGGAGTTCGAGCTCCGGCTTGCCAGTGCCCTTGCCGACCTAGGGCTGTATGTCTACCCCTACAGCCCCGAACAGGACAGACAGGGGGTAGATATCTCGTTCGAGCTGGGCGACTACATCGTCGACCTCCAGCTCAAAGCATGCAGGCCGTACCTCAATGTCGAGCTCCTTGGCTGGCACTGGCGCTCCCCATATGTGTTGGTCGAGGCACCCTACCGCGGTGGCGAGCTCCTCACCGCAGAGGTGGAAGCAATCGTAGGCCGCCTACTACGACTGCTCGACCTCGACTACACAGTCGTGCCAGCCTGGGCTCCCAAAACCGTCCTCTGCCGCTCGTGCCGTTCCTACCGCCGTTCTCGTTAGTTATTGTACCACAGGGGAGACAGGAAGTCAAGCCCCCCTCCTGTCTCCCCTGTTCTTTTTGCCTCCACTGCTCCGCACTGATTTGTTGTTTGGGTGAATTTAGTCTCCGAGCCGCGCCGGTTGGTTGGATGAGCTGGCACCGGGAATACATAAGCCGGGCCGTAAGTCATGACGTCGCCAGCCGGTCACCTCCTCTTGCGCCGGGAGAGGAGGGAGCGACTCCCTGTAACCCCTTTTGCCAGAAGGGACGCAGGGAGGGTAATAGCCACGACGGAGAATCAAACAGGCATGAAAGGAGGAGATAACGATGCTGAAGAAAGTGTGGGGCCTGCTCAAGCAAGGTGCCCTCGCCGTGGCTAAGGCAGTCATGAAAGTTGCTGCTTTCCTGTACAGCCTTGCAACCGCCTTGAAAGCCCGGCTGGCTACCGTCCACCCGCTGCTGCCGGTAGCCACAGCACCCGGTGTGGCTTACGCAGCCTATAAGGGCGCCCAGCTGTTTATGGCCTTCTGGGCTATCCTGCTTGCGCTGCCGTTCGGCCTCCTGGGTGCCCAGGGGCTCGTGAACGCTGTGGTCTTTGTGACCATGCTGCTTGTTCCGTTCACAGTAGCCGGCCTCTTCTTCACCCTGGTGGAGCAGAAGTGATCCACTAGGGTGAAGGTGGAACGAACCATACTATGGCTAGATATAGCAGTATGGTATGGTACATCCACATACGTGGAACGAACCAATACTATACTGCTATATCTAGATCCCTGTTCTGTTAGAAGGGTATATAGAGTACCGTAAGCTAAGAAGCTCATATGAGCTATATAGCTTACGGTATGTTTAGTATGGTTCGTTCCAGGCCAGCTTTATTCTATACCCTCGCTCCGCTCGGTTTAGCTGTTTAGGTGACTCTGCCGGACCCGGTGAGGCCGTGTGCGGCCGGTGGAGGCGTCCGGCACAGAAAGGAGGTGTTAGTGTGAATCGGATTGCTATTATTGGCACCCGGCATCCCGCGCCGGAGGCAGCGGAGCTTATCGTCCGGATCGCCCGCGCCTTCCGTGACCTGGGCTGGACCTTGGTCACAGGCAATGCGGACGGCGTGGACAGCCTGGCGCGGGATGCGTGGAACGAGACAGCGCCGGAGCGCGTGCTGCTGTTCCTGCCGTGGCGCGGGTACAATGCAGCATACATCCACCCCCGGAACCGCGTGATCGTGTTTGACCCGCAGGTGCACCGGGTGTGGCACGACTCAGTGGCTGTTTACCATCCCGCTGCTGAGCGCCTCTCCCCTGGCGCGGTCAAGCTCCACGCCCGCAACTATGGGATCGTGGAGGCGGCCGACGTTGTCATCGCCCTGCCCAACGACAGTATCGAGGGCGGTGGGACTGGCCAGGGGATCCGGGTGGCTCGGGCGATGGGCAAACCGCTGTTTGTCCTGCCCGGCGACCTGGAGGCGCTCAGACAGTTTTACCGCCGGGCTCGGGGACTAGCTTTCGTGCCGCACCGGGGCTAGTCTCCTCTCGTAAAGCCCAGTGCCCCCACGGGTGTCTCTACTGCTATTGGAAGGCGTAGAGGCCCCGTCGGGGCTTTTTTGTTGTACTCCCCTCTCCCTTATACCCTCTCCTCTTTCTCCTCCCCTCCTTTCTCCCTGCAGCAGTGATGATCCGCCCGCCGCAGTCGCCGCGCCCGCCTCAGCTCCTCATACATCTCCTCCCTACCCCTCTCATATCCCTGTTCGTACACATACCTCACCAGAGCTTCTACCGTCAGCGCCTCAAGCCGTCCATCACGCAGCATGTTGTATACCGTAGCCCTGCTCACGCCGAGCAGCTTTGCAGCCATCGTCGCACTTACCTCCATCGTGATACCCCTTCTGTCTAAAAGTGTCACATTAGTCCACTGGATTAACATCACTTCTTTAGACACCTCTATTCCGTATATTACCCCCGATCTCAAAATGCCGCATCCCATCGCCGTTTTCGCTCCCGCTCTATACCGCATACCTCTCTCTGTCTAAAAGTGTCGCCTTAATCCACTGGATTAACACCGCTTCTTTAGACACACAGCTCCCCTCCGCTGGCTGTAGTGTGATTTAACCAGCCTCCGGCTTACTTTAGTCCCCTTGAGTGAAGCTGCGGAGCCGGTAAACTACTCCTCCCCGGGTGGGGTGCTATGGTGGTTGCAAAAACGCCCGCGGGACGGTAGGTCGCGACACGGGCGGCACGACCCCTCTTCGCTTCCCGTTGCCGCCAGCGCTCCGCGCTCCGTAGTCTGAACAGCAAAATTACGCAGCGGCAATCGGGATATATACCCGCACACCGGTTGTCGTTGCTGTAGGAGGTGAGAGATATGTGCGGGAGAGCTCCAAGAGATAACCATCTGATGGGGGTTGAGCCCCCGGTGACGGCGATGGTGGTGGTCGCCGCAGACTTGCGGCTGCCGGGTGCACCGGTGCGTACTTGGCAGTTGGCGAAGGGAGGTGAGTTGGTAATTGGCGTGGCACCGGTGGAATTCAGGAATAGGACAACCGTTGGGTATATCACCACGGTTGATCATATAGGGGAAATTCGATGGCGAATCGAGGCCGGCCCGATGGGGGTATATGCCACCCAGAGTGTTATGCCCGGCCAAGAGTGGAGTCACTTCCTGGACCCGCTTGGGAGAGATGTTAGTCCGTATGTGCACGCTGCCGTGGCCCGGGCGGCGGCGGAGCTGCTGCGGCTGGATCCGGGTAAGCCCCTTGGGGACAGTAGGTTTAGTGGCGTAAGTCAGTGCGTGGCGTGTCATGCGTTTAGGATCTTGCCGCAGGGCGATCAGGTTTTAGGAGACGCCGAGGGATGGGTGCGCACGCCCAGTACTGGTGATCTCCGCGACAGGGGGTTATGGCAGGCTGAAAGGTACTATTGCGTTGTCCGCCATGAGACGCCCGAGGATATAGAGCGTCTTGTGGCGAAGGCCAATGCGGAATACACGAGGGGATGGAGCGCCCCCATCCTTCCCCTCCATTATGCGGGAGAGGAGTGTCCGTACTTCCTCCCGAAGGGAGCCGGGCGCCGCGGTGGTTTCCCGGCTTGGGAAGTCCCCGGTGGCCAGATCTCGAGCGATAATGTCGACATCGTTGACCGGGATGGCGTCAGGACTCTGCGTGTGCGAGCAGGGTTCTGGCAGGTTGAGGTGCCAGTGAAAAAGAATACCCCGTGCGCACACACGGGGCAAAAACAGTAAAAGGAGGTCGATAGTTATGCTGAAAGCATTCATTCTCACAGATGATTATACTGCGATCCTGTTTGACGATCAAGGGGAGGAGACCATCATCGGACGGCTCCTACCCGGCCTCCAGGAGGTTATTGCAGAGGAGTTTGGCCAGGCGGTTCCCGAAGTTGACGAGGTGGTTGACGAGGTTGCTGATGAACCTATCGAGGCCTGTCTGATAGACGAGGATATTGAGTTCGAGGGTGTCGCCGACCTCGAGCTCCTCGGGGACGACGGAGACCCCGGGGATCGTATACTCCCGGAGGAGTTTATCCGGTCCGGCGACCCGGTGGAGGACGAAGGCCTCACTCCACTGGACGCCGAGGAACTCATTCCAACCGGCGTGCTTTCCCAGGTAGCGGCTCCGCAGGATCTCTATGTTGCATATTTTGTCAATATCCAGCGGAGCGCGGAGAATCCGTGGGGTTCCCGCGACTCCTTCGCTGGGATCGACGCTATCGCTGCTGCCGGAAGCTCCCTCCGCAGCTTACCGTACTTCTTCCAGGTTGTTGCTGTACTCCCCCGACAGCCGCGGGGAGAGTTCAGGAATTTTATAGGCCGCGACGGCCGTGTCCACACAGTCCAGATGAAGGACCGGCCGTACGTGGTGGTTCGAGCTGGCGACATCGACGAAAACGGGAACTTCGTCCCCGGGATCGTCGATGAGGAGACTAGTGAGAGGAGGGAGCGGTACTTTGTTATCGCAGCCTGGAGCCTGTATAACATTCGAACAGGCGAGCGGTTCCAGTACACGGAGCCGACAGCTCCAGTGCGGCTTAACGAGGAATTCCGGCGGCGTGTGTTCCAAGTTTGCTGCGAGCGGTATCCCCACCTCTTCCAGAAGGTGCTTCACCCGAGGAAACACCTCGGTGTGAAGTACTGGCGGGTTGAGGTGCCGACCGAGGGAGACGGTGAGGCCTACGTCTCCTTCAGGTTCTGGGATGGCCGCTATACCAGAGAGGTTGTGCAAGTCTCCGGTTCTCAGCCCGTGCTTCCCGCTGCTCCAATTTCCCAGCTCCGGCTCTTTGCTCTACAGGCCGTCGCGTGGCGGCTTGTAGAGCAGGAGCTGGCTGGCGGAAAGGAGGTGAGTGAGTGATGGCTCACCTCTCCCGCCAAGCGATGGAGCAGCAGCTTCTCCAGTGGAATCCACACTGGAAGCGAACTACCGTAGAGAGTTGGCATGATCGCCAGCTCTATGCGGTCTACATGCGCTGCTTGGAGCAGCAGCGTCAGCGCCAGTGGGTGCAGCAGCGACGGACAGTACAATACTCCACACAGAGAGCCGTCCAGCTCTCTCTGTTTGACATCATCCAGGGGTGAGCCCGGACCTTACCGGGTTCACCCCTTTTTTGCTTGCAATACACCGCTTCCTTGGATACAGCTTCTGGCTTGTCTTTACTTCTTACGGTGAATTACCTCTCTTAAAGGTGATTCAACTAATAGCCTGAACTTGGGACAAAAGCGCTCCGTCCAGGGTTCAGTGCCTTGCAAGGAGGTGAAAGCGTGTTCAAGCAAATTCTTCTTGACCTCCTCCAGCTTGGTATTACCGATACCGAGCTGGAGGACGGCACGGAGGTACGCAACCTCCGTGTCGAGCCCGGCAGGTATCCCTGCGCCTGCCGTGGTTATGTGGTGGCCGAGGTTAATGGCCGCTAGGTGCGCTACCGCTATGCACTCCCCTGCCAGGAGTGCGGCGGTTGCCACTAACAGCAGGGAAATCACCTTACCAGGCACCCGGGTAAGGTGATTCAAACAACAGGGTGCAAATAATAACATCTTAAGGAGGTTGATAGTTTATGATCATTTCGTTAGTAGGTAACGTGGGCAATGTAAGAGTGTTTACAGGGGAGGACGGCAAGAAGGCTGTCTTGTTCTCCGTCGCGGTTGACCAGAAGGCCGCGAACGGGGAAAAAGCAGCTCCAATATGGTACAGTTTCAGAGCGGTAAACGGCTTAGCTGAGACGCTAAGCCAGTACTTGACAAAGGGGCGGCTTGTGTATGTCGCGGGGACCTCCCCACGGATACGCCAGTACGAGGTTGAGCGCACGCTCAACGTCGCTGGCGTGGGGACGGTGAAATTCAAGGACATTCGCCAGGAGGTTGAATACCTTCTGACGGACTTCAGATTCCTTGATGCGCCTGCTACTCAGGCTGCCCCGCAGGTTATCGAAGCTCAGGTTGTTGCTCCTGCTGCTCAGGCTGCTACCGCACAGGCTGCTCCTCAAGCTACTCCGCAGACGGTCGCCCAGGCCTCCCTGAAGGCTTCGGCTGTTCAGGTCGCTCAGGCTGCTCAGGCCATTCCTGAAGACTTGCCGTTCTGAAAGCAAGGCAGCGCTGGACCTCCCGGTGCTGCCTTTTCTTGTTCAGCTTTGCCTGGTGCTTGGCCGGCACAGACCAGCGGTAGGCGGCTGAATGATTTCGCTTAAAGGTGCAAGTAGAGTGCCTCTCTAGGCAGCAACACAAACCTGTTGCTGCCTTTTCTTGTTTGACTTTGTGTCTCGCATATGGTACAATGTGTCTGAAAGGAGGTGCCTAGTGTCATGGTGAAGTACGAGGTTCGCGGTAATGTTGCTGTTGTCACGTTCAACTATGACCCGGACTATGTTACTAGGATAAAGCAGGTGCCGGGTGCTAGATGGAATCCCGAGGAGAAGGCCTGGCAGATACCGGCACAGCACATAGAGACGTTCCGGCGGCTGTTCGATGGCGAGATAATTGAAGACCGGCTGCCGGATTTTCATGCAGACATTGTCAAACAGGAAGTCGGCACAGCCGTGCCACTCTATGAGTTCCAGAAGTTCGGGGCGTCGTTCCTAGCTCAGAGGGCGGCACAGAACGGCTTTGCGTTCTTGTGTGACGCAACAGGCATTGGGAAGGGTCATCCTGTAGACACTAATATTCTTACCCCCGCTGGATGGCGTCGGATAGGAGATCTGCGAGTAGGTGACAAAGTCATAGGATCAAATGGGCAGGCGGTAACGGTAACAGGTGTATTTAGGCGTGGTATATTGCCAGTGTATCGTGTTACCTTTAACGACGGTTGCTCTATTCTTGTCGATGCTGACCATGTCTGGGCTGTTCGCACGGGTAGTGATCAGCACCGTGGGCGCAACTTCTACCTGAAGACAACTCGTGAACTTATGAACGACCTTACTTATAGCAATGGTTACTGTAAGTGGCGTATTCCACTGGTAGCACCGGTTCAGTTCCAAGATAGCGGTGAGAGGCCTATAGATCCATATGTCCTTGGTGTTCTATTGGCAGACGGATGTTTTAGTGGGCATACTGTACGATTTACACCTGGTGACAAACATGTTGCAGAAGAGGTGGCCTCATTACTACCTCCAGGACTTAGCTTGACAAAAGAGCGAGGTAGTCGATCTAGCTCTACCACATATTGTATATCTTCTGGTAAACCTGGAGCATCCAACCCCGTACTTGATGCACTAAGGCAACTAGGGCTTATGGGGTTGCGCTCTCACGAACGCTTCGTGCCTCGGTCTTATCTTTTTGCACCTGTTGAGGATCGGATAGCATTGCTCCAAGGTTTATTAGATTCAGACGGCGAATTTTATGTGGGCACTAACCATGTTGGGTTCTGTACTACCTCTCTCCACCTGGCGGAGGCTGTTACATTTTTGGTCCAAAGTTTCGGCGGTGTAGTGTGGCAAACGATAAAACGATCCCCAAAGTATAGACATAACGGAGAGCTTCGTGTTGGGAAACAAGCTTACTTGCTCTCTATTCGCCTGCCCGACTCTATTACACCCTTCCGTATAAGGAAACTGCCACCTCTTAAGAGGCCCAGAAAGTACTTGCCTAACCGAATCATACGCTCCATTGAACCGGCTGGTCAAGCTGAAGTGATATGTATTGCTGTCGATGCTCCTGATCAGCTCTACGTTACCGAACACTTCATAGTTACTCATAATACACCGCAGTCCCTCGGTGCCTGGCTGCTCCTTAAGGACATGCTCGGCACCGAGTCCCTACCTACTCTTGTTGTCACGCCTGCCGCCGTGCGGCACCAGTGGGTGGTTGACGCCATCCCCAAGTTCCTGGGGAGCGACACCGACGTGGTTGAGGTGGTCGGTACGCAGCAGCAGCGGCTTGCGCTTTACGGCACGGCGGAGATAACCGTGGTTAACTACGAGGCGCTCATGCGCGATGCCGAGCTCATCCCCAAGGATACTAAGTTTGCCTTGTTCGTCTTCGATGAGTGCCAGAGACTCAAGAATAAGAGCGGCGTTACATATAGGGCTGTCAAGAAGTTGCTTAAGCGGATGCCGGGTGCGTTTAAGTTCTTCCTGACGGCCACACCGCTCATGAACAACCTGGACGAGCTTTATGCCCTGTTCGAATTGGCTCAGCCTGGCTTCTTCGGCAAGTACAGTCAGTTCAAACAGGAGCATATGAAGTTCGTCTGGACTGGCAAGTACCCCAAGCTTGTCGGCTATAAGAAGCTTGGTATGATTGCCCAGAAGATTGCCCCACATATCCTCCGCCGTACAGCAGAGCATCCGGAAGTTGCCACTGCGCTGCCGGAGTTTGTTGAGCAGGTGCTGTACGTGGAGCCGTCCCCCCTACAGCGGCAGCTGCATGACCTCATATACGACGACTGGCTCAAAACGCAGCAGGAGCTTGCCAAGCTTGAAGGTCCGGCACGTGAGCAGGCCGAGGTGCGCTGCCGCGGCCAGATTGTGCTTATGCAGGGTGCGGCGGATGACCCGCGGCTCTTCACTATGAGCAGCTCAAGGCAGACGGAGTACTACCTGGAGCACGTGGGAAACATTCCTGATTCTCCTTCCCCGAAGCTCCAGGCATTGTGCGAGCTTGTTAACGACCTTGTACCCGATGGCAAGGTCGTCATATTCACCTGCTTTGAACGCATGGCGCGTCTTATCCACGGCGCACTGCAGCAATACAATCCGGCCTTGTTCACGGGTAAGAACAAGGACGAGCGCGAGGTCGAGCTTAAGCGCTTCTGGCAGGATCCGTCCTGTAAGGTTATTGTCATGACTGACGCTGGAGGAGTGGGGTTGAACGTCCAAATCGCCAGGTTCCTCATTAACTTCGACCTCCCATGGAGCCCCGGCCAACTGGAACAGCGGTACGGCCGCATCAAACGCTTCGGCTCACAGTACCGCTCTGTTGTCGTTTTCAACATGCTTACGCTGGGCACCATCGACCAGCGCGTTATGCAGGCACTCCAGCGCAAGCAGGAGGTGTTTACAGCGCTCATCTATGCATACCCCGTGTGATTTAGCTTAGGTGTGAGCCGGAGAGAAAAAAGCTCCGGTTTGCAAACAAGCACACGGGAGGTTGAAAGCTATGCAGTCTTCTTCTGTTTACTTCGATGAGGTTAAGGAACGTACACTGCTTGCGCGTACGTCAAGGAAACACAGGATTAAGCGCGTTAGCTGGTGCACGTCGCCTATGGATGTCATCGATAGGCGGCGCCATCCGGAGTACCGCGCCAGCCGCGTGAAAGTGTATCACATTGACGCGCTTAAACTTCAACACGCCTAATCCTCTCTGTTGGAACAATTACCGCCAGCCCGAGGTCGCGGGGCGACTAACAAATACCGCGGCACCCCACCGGGGGAGGGTTAAAGGAGGTTAACATGTCGTTTAAGGTTGATTCGATTCGTGTCCAGTACAAGGAAGTCGATGGTACCCGCTTCTACTATGCTGACGTAGGCTCTGAAGTCCATGGACGCTATAGTTTTAGGCTTTGGATCTCCGGTCGTCTTGTTAAGCAGGTTGTAGACAAGGATGGCAATGTTACTTACCTGGTCACGTTCCCGGTGAAGGATGCAGCAATCGTGCGGACGGAAAAAGGCACTCTTGTCCTGCGTCCAGTGCCCGGCAAGGTCACTCACAACATTCTGGTGCCATGTGGCTATCGCGGCACATCGTCTATACAGGTCGATGACATGGCAGGCGTAGAGGTGTATACTTATTACGTGTACGAGTCTCCACGCGGGAACCTTGGTATCAGCACTGGCGCACTCATCGTTGCTAATGACGTACCGGTGTTTGTCAACTGGTCGCGCTCCGGCAGGCTGTACGGTGTCCCGGACAAGGGTGTGCTTATCCTCTATCCGGACGGGGACACATACGAGCGCGAGGCGTGCGAGTGCCTCGATGGACTGCCGGACCGTGAGGAGCTCGAGGAGCTTAAGGAACTTCTCTCCTAGGGGGTGATAAGAGTGTCGGCACAGCTGGAGCGCATTGTAGACCACCGTATCCTCAAGCATCCCCAGACGGGTCACATTGTCTATGTTAAGACAGGCTTTAACTGGTATGCTTTTCTGTTCGGCCCGTTCTGGTATATCTTCAATGATCTAGTCTTCCAAGGTCTGGCTTGGTTTGCTGTTAGTGCCGCTGCTACATCTCTCTTTAACATCGTCGGCTTAGTCCTTGTTTGGACTATTGCCGGCTTCACTGCTTATGATGCCAAGTACAAGCAGCTTTTGAAGAAGGGCTATGTCGACATTACTGCCGAGCTGCTTGAGCGCTGGCATACGGAGTCTGATCAGAGCCAAGCTAACTAAATGCTACTACAGGCAGGAGGAGGCTGAATGTGATTCGGTTAAATCCTGCCTAAATCATATCACAGGAGGGGATAGCATTATGGCTTTGTGTGCACGTAAATTTCTCCCACACGAGGATGGGGTTATCATCAACTGCATTATAGGCGCGCCTTCTTTGCATGATGGTCTACAAAAGGCTGCTACTCAGCTAGGTAGATCGTTCCGTAGTGTTGAGAGCCGTTATAGGAGACTCAAGAGCAAAGGTCTTGTATCCGCTTCGGCGCAGAGCACAGCGCCGTCTTGTAAGGTGCATCAAACTTTTGCATCTGCACAGTCGGCAGCGAATTCTAACATGAACCGTGTCATCCAGCGCCTGCTGGACAATGCCGATGCGGTTGTCATCTATACAGGGGACTATGAGTGTCGAATTGTGCGTACCAAGCGCGTTCAGCTTGCGGCTGTCAAGCAGAGCACCGGCTGACAGCCGGTATATGGCAGCCAGGACAAGTCCTAGTTGTATTCACCTTCCGCCGGTGTTATAATGTGTGCAGGAGTTCCTGTGCAGGGAGGTGAGAGCTGGTGTCACAAACTACTCAACAGTCATCATCACCAGGGTCACACAGGGCGCGTGCATTCATAGCATTTATCATCGCTGGCATCATGTTACTAGAGTTTATCTATCTTTACATCCCCCTGTTCCCCAGCTCCAGGAATACTTACCATTTCTACCTATACACCCTGTTTAGCGTGCTAAGTCCTATGAAAGCCCAGTTGGAGACGCTGATACAGACTGATCCTAGCTTTCCATCTGAGTACCGCACTGACGAGTACATTCGGCTTCTGGACGGCCTTATCCGCCGATCCTACTTTGTGCTCATCGCTCTCCACTTGCGTTGTCCACCACTGGGCTACTGGAAGATGCATCGCTCCTACATAGAGGTCGCCAAGTTCTACATACGTTACTTCAAGACGGCTAAGCACTATGTTCAGGATCCGCTTGACCCCAATGTAGAGGCTGAGTGTATGTTTCTACTGTACGAAATAGACCGTCTTAACAACGAACTATACCTAGAGGACCCGCTCACTGGTATAGTACCACTGCCCTACTAGAGGGACGAGTATTTGTGCTCGTCCCTTTTTCTTACTTGTTGTGTCTCGTAATATTGACGCCGTGATGCTTATATGTTATCCTAGTATCGGAGGTGATACGAGTATGCCGTACTTTTCACACTGCGTTCCGTGTCTTCTAGCAGTTTGTACGGAGAAGTTCGACATGCCGGCGGATCTTGCCAACATGCTTGCGGCACAGGACGAGCGCGGACTGACGCTTTTGGAGCGTGTTATCCACTCTGACCACTTACTGCACAGCGCTCTTATGTCCTGTTCTGCGCGCACTCCTTGCGTTCCGGATACTCCTCAGTTCCTGTTTTCCCACGTTATGTCAGCCGTTGTATCATGTCCTGTAGTTGAGCCCGCCGTGGCAGACCGAGTCCTGGAGTATGCCAGTCAAATTGAGCATGAGATCCGGCACTGGACATTTACGCGGTTTATCAGGGCACGCTCGCCAGCACAGACTGAGCGCTATCTCTCTCCTATGTACATTGAACAGTACTACGGCCTGCACACTCTGCGTGGACCGGACCGTGCATACGTTCTCTGCCTGATTGGTAATCTACTGGTTACTGCACTTGGCGTTCCGGGGTTTCAGCCAAGCACGACGGCCACGCTTGTCGACTACTTTGTCATGTTGTGCCACGAGTGTCCGGCTATCCTTGATTTTGCTTCCCTTTCCTCTTTGTTGTCCAAACGAAATGGCAATCTCACGCAGGAACAAAGGGAACGCATATTCCAGCTTTTGCTTGATTATCCGTACTCAAGCGCTACCTACAGCGTGATTTCAACTATCGACTGCCCTAGTTGTTTTGTTAGAGCCTTAGCAGACATCCTGCTGAGTGACCGGGACGCTCCCGAGATGTTGCGTCTGCAGCGTGCCACGGCTCTGCTGGACCGCCAGGCTTGGCACCTTGATGAGCATATTGCGGTTGCTCTTGGGCTGCTCTGCAGCAGCTGTCCCACTAATTAGACAGGAGGTGGTCAGTGTGGGCTACTATTCTGAAGTGATCATCGTAATTGCGAAGGATGCGCATGAGGCCTTCCTCAATGCGCTTGCAGCTCGAGCGTTTGAGCTGCAGTGTATCGGTGAATGCAGCCCGGCAGAACTGCTTGCGGCTGCAGAAAAGGAGGAACATCCTGATGCGGTTGTCTACCACTGGCCGTTCGTCAAGTGGTACGATAACTATGACCCTGACGTGATGGCCATAAGGGATGCACTCAAAGAGCTTGACTCTGACTGCTACAAGTTCTACCGCCTTGGTGAGGAGTACGGCGACTTTGAGGAAGATGGTAACTATCTTGGCGATCCACAGTTCTATATGGTGCACAGGCTTGAGATGCTGTCGTAAAGGAGTTGGCCGTGTTTTGCTTCATTACCGCCAGCCGGGCGGCGGACAGTAAATAGCCCGGCTATCTGAAAGGAGGTAATTATGGAACTGGCAAACAGACTTATGGCACTGCTGAGCGTGCTACCTCAGAGGATCGAAGAAGCGGAAAAGGAGGTTGTCAGCGCAACCAATGCCCTCAAGGAAGCTGAAGATGCCCTGGCGATGAAGGAAGCCACACTCATAATGGAAGGCAGGATCAACGGCAGGAATGAGACTGAGCGGAAAGCGCAGTTGCTCGCCCTCACTACCGATGAGCGCCGTGCTGTAACCGAGGCTCAGGAGCGGTTGTCGCTTGCCAAGCTCAGCTACAACAGGTTAGTCAACGAATTCAAAGCAGCCCGCTCCATTGCTCTTGTCATAGCTCAGCTGTCGGAATTCCAGGAAGCCCAGGAGGTATAGGGGGTGTGTCTATGGATCCTTTGAAGGAACTGCTTTTGTTTGTCCAGGAACAGGAGGAGTTCTATTATCACCTGATGTGGGATGAGATGGCAAAGGGCAATATGGTTGGTATGGTTGCTATGCAGTGCCAGGCTGCAGCATTCCATAAGGTCCGCTGCAAGATCGAAGCTATGCTTGAAGAAGAGTAGAGGGAGGTGAATGTTTTGACTGCTGCTATTGATGCCAGTACTATGACTTTAGATCAGATTATGGCCGTTCTCCAGCTTTCAACTAATCTACCGCGCTTTAAGTGCCGCCACTGCGGGAGGCATCATAGCTATGGCTGGCGACGCTGCTATGAACAGATAGGGGCACCGTTTGCGGATTTATCTCTTGCGTGCAATAGAGCATTTATCCACGCTGCCACTTTGTATGCGGAGGAGCTAGATGGTGGTACTCTTCTTCACCTGCCGGCCGTTCGTGTCTCAATCCCGCGTGTCATTCCGTACAAGGTCGTGTTCTACAAACAGGAGGAAGCTTTATCGCTGCTTGAGCAGTACGTTGAAATACGCAATGCCATCCCGGAGCCACCACCCATTACTCTGTTTGAAAAGCGTGTTCCGCTCTCCCTTATGCTCACACCACAGCAATACCGGGAACTGGTTTGTCGGCTGATGGACTCCCCTGCGTACAATGAGTACACGGAGTGGCTTAAGAGCTTTGTACAGCAGGTTGTGAACTTTGTCACTGCACACCCTGTACTGTTTGTACCATCTGTACCGGTACAGACCAAGCTCTGGTTTGGTAGACAGTGTTCGGGGATACCAGGTCCATTCATGCCCGATGTCTACGTGCTTCCATCTGGGCATGACCAACCTCTCAGTCTCAACTCTATATTCTCACGCTTGGACGTGCTTAGTGCCCACCTTGTGCGGGCGGTATACAGCTTTCATGACTTCGGTTTTCTGGACCCACCACGTGCTGCCGTGCTTAATGGTATGCTGTTGCTCTCTCCTGCTGGTACACACGAGTATACCGATGCGCAGTACTTATGCAAGACTACTCTCCTTCCCCTGGTCAATGGTTTCCAGTTCTCATTCCGCGTCAATACATTATCCAAGAATGGGCCACTAAACCATATTGACTGCAGTGATGGGATCACCGCCCGTCTTTCTGCATTATGCCACGAGCTTGACGCCATCACCCGCCCTGCCTTTAAGGCCATGTTCAGGACGTATCTTGCTGACATGGGGCGCGCTATTTGCGCCAAGGAGGTGCAGTCATGCAACCCACCGCTGCCACTCTGATTGAGGTTGTGGAGTGGGAGCCGGCCCTGCTTCAGACTATTGCAAATAAACTGGTGGCGGAGCTGTCGTTTGACATGTTCCATACCGTGTTTGAACGTCTTACTTCCCAGCCCTACTCTGTACAAGGGCGCCGCAAAAAGCTCAGGCCGTCGTTCTTGGCTGCAGCCCAGGAGCTTCCGTCTCTGTTCGATAATATCAGAGTTCTATGTCGCCTTGGCATGGGTGATTCCCTGGTTGCCCGCCTGTTTCACGACTACTCCACGCTTTACGTGGACCGCGTTATACCGCCGCTTCGACAGCATGGTACTAAGCGCAATCTTGCCCATACAGCTATGTCCATGTTTAACAGCCTTTCAGGGCCGGTTGCTATGCTGAGTCTTGATTCTGATTCTGATGTGCTTCCTTGTCTTGAGCCGATATCACGCATGGTTATCGCAATGACTGACTGCCTGTTGGAGCGACAGGTCAAGTCTACTACCGCTGCACGCACTGCGCGGATGCTTCTTGGGCGCTATCTCCACTTTGTCACACTCGTCAGCGACAGTCAGTCTATTATCGATCAGGTCATCCACTTACTCGCAAAGTACGCACTCCGGATGGGCAGCATATCTGTTGTTGAGTCGTTCTCGACGCTCACTACCTTGCCTGCCGATGTGATAGAGAAGCGCGTACTTGACTGCCTCGAGGAACCCCCGTGCCGAATACGTGATCCTCTGTATGCCGTTCTGCTACGCACGCTTGCGCGACTGCCTAACGCACCGGACCACGTCAAGGCTGCTGTCGAGCTTGCGCTGGTTAATCTCTAGGAAAGGAGGGTTGCAATGCCTAGAGTGTGTGTTGTAGGCGACAGTATAATTGGTATCTGTGACCACGGTCAGGAGTGCTGCCCGCATAATGTTACCGGCTACTTCACCGAGGGCAGCCCAACCGTGTCCTTTAACAACAAACCGGTTGTCCGCGACGGTGACAGGTGCCGGACCACCTGTCCGCACTGCCATACAGGCTATGCAGTAGGCAGAGCGTCGCGTATTACAGTCGATGGCAAGCCGGTCCACCGCTTAGGCGATCCGGTTGTTCTCGGTGGCGGTACCGGGATATCGGTGACTGCATCAACCACAATGGAAGACAACTCGTAGGGAGGGTTGTGTTATATGCGGATACTGCTGATTGGTAAGGCTGGTTCAGGCAAAGATACTGTAGCAGACTATCTTGGCCAGCGGTATGGTTTTAAGCGGTATGCCTTTGCTGATAAGCTCAAACAGATAGCGCTTGAGCTGTTTCCTGATATGTTTAAGCAGGGCAAGCCGCGCTCCCTGCTCCAGAACATTGGTACCTACTTCCGCACGATTGATGAAGATGTGTGGGTCAACTATGTGCTCAAGCGTATCCAGGCTGAAGCCCCGGAGCATGCTGTTATATCCGACTGTCGCTATGCTAACGAGCTGCACAGGTGCCTCGAGGAGGGTTTTGTGCCGGTGCTGGTCGAGTGTCCGCTGGAGATACGAAACGCACACCTGATTGCGCGCGGCGACCAGCCTCTGACTCCCGCGCAGCAGAGCCATCCATCAGAAAACGATGTATTCAATGCGCTTGATACAAGATACATCTACAAGCTCGATAACTCCGGTACACTGGATGAGCTTTATAGGCAGGTAGACGAGCTGATAGCGTACTGGACATCCTGCATATGATGCACTACGGGGATGCCTCGTGGTGATTCCGCCTAGAGGTTGAGTTTTGAAGAGAGGAGGGGGCTCAATGCGCCTATTCCGTACCGTCATCTCTATATATGTCTACTTCCTTTGCCGCCTCTGTATATCGGACTTTGAGTTTGGCTACGAGGCGGTTGACAGGTATGATACGCCCGAGGCTGTCACTTGCTCAGAGCTCATTGTCTTGATCGAGCGCCTTCCTCAGGCCACGCCGCAAGAGCTTGATCTGTTCTTTCAGGAGCTGGTCAGAGAACTTACAGAAGGTCCCTACCTGCTTCCTGCTAACCGCGAGCGTTTCGTCAGCCGGCTTCATGCTTTCCTTGATCTTGCCGGTGCTGAGCCTGAGGTGCGTGATATGTTTATCCAGGCAATTGAGACTGCTGAAGGGAGGAAGCAAATATGAAAGGAGGAAGCTCTATGGCAACTATTGAGTTCAAGTACCTATCCGTCCAGGTTCCGGACGATAAGGTACAGGAGTTCCTTGCTCAACTGGAAAGCGTGCTTGAGAAGTATGCAGAGGACTTCGCGTTTAAGTTCAGCGTTAACGAATAGGAGGTGTTTTGTGTGCTACACACAACCAGAAAGTGGTGCGTTGTGGACATTGATGATGCCGATAAGCTTGCCGAACTGCTGACCGAATATACACATACTCTCTGCTCCGGCTTCAGGTACAAAGGATACCTGTTCCTCAACGACTCTACCAGCGAGAACGGTGCCCAGGAGTACGCAGTTGTCAAGGAAGATACCAAACAGCAAGTGGAATCGATCACCTTTTCGTGGTGTACGCTGGACGAAGCCAAGACGTATATCCAGCGCATAGCAGCCGGCGAGTTTGATGATCAAGCGTGGGATCTGGGCTATGACATAAGCCGGTACATTGAAACGCCTGATGAACACGGTGTCTGTCCGTTTTGTGCATGAGGAGGTGTAAGTGTTGCGTATCATCGATCCATGTGTATACGTTCAACCGTTTGATCCGGACAGGCTGCTGCGCAGTATAGAGCTCGCCGGGCGCGTGTGCTACAAGAGCGAGGACAGAATAACAGCCGACAGTGCAGAGCAGTTTGTGCGTAAGCTTATAAGCCGCGGCCACGAATCGGTACTTGAGCACGAGAAGATCACCGTCAAGTTTGTCACCGACCGCGCCACAGCCAATCAGATTGTACGACACAGGCTCTGCAGCTACTCACAGGAAAGCACGCGCTACTGCAACTATGCATCGGAGAAGTTTGGCCAGGAGATCACCGTTATCCGCCCCGTCATCGTTGATACCGACCACCGTATCTACCAGGTCTGGCGCGCTGCATGCCAGCAGGCCGAGACAGCATACTTCCAGCTGCTCTCACTACCTGGTGTGCAGCCCGAGGATGCGCGCTTTGTGCTTCCCCACTCACTCAAGACTGAGCTGTTTATGACAGCCAACATCCGCGAGTGGCGCCACGTGTTGCGCCTGCGTGCCGCCTGCAGCGCGCATCCGGAGATGCGCCGGCTCATGATACCTTTGCTCCTCTACTTCCGCCAGGTCCTCAGGCCACTGTTTGAAGATATACCATGGGACTACGATTTTCCCTCCGCCTGGTGTGTCAAGGTTTTGTCGCTGGATGACGATACTATTCTATATGAGCCCATCACACTTTCCTGAGAGGGGTGTTGCGTAATGCTTATTATCGCTGCTCTCTTTCTCCTTGTCTTCATATTTGGTAACGACGCAGACCGCAAGTATGCGCTCAAGGTGCTGTTCTTCATGCTTATCCTAGGGCTTATAGGCGTGCCACATCCGATCACGGCAGCTTTGGGTGCAGCGGGCTATGCAATCAAGCACAGCACTAAAAAGGACGTACCTGGAGGGTAAAAACAGTTAAAGATAACTATGCAGTGCAGTGCAATTTTAACCAGGTTGCACTAGATGTTATTGAAAGTGCAGAAAATATCTATTAAGCGAGTGAACGAAAGTATGATAACGATTAAAGCAAGGATATATCCAGATGGAGAAAATAGAATACTGCTGGATGATTTAATGCAGAAATGGAATTCCTGCAAGAGATATGCTTACAATCGTTTACTTGAAGGAAAAACACGGAAAGAGCTTAAGAAAGAGCTACAGAGCTTGTTCGAACTTAATTCTAGATATGTTGACGATGCCATTCTTGAAGCCAGCGAAATTCTACAGAGTGCTAAAGAACTTGGACAAAATCCCAGAAAGGTCATCTTCGGTGGAAGAGACTTGTTTAACAAGCTAAAAAGCAAGCATTTGAGCACCAAGCAACTTAAAAAGTACAGGCAGGAATGGGAAGATAAACGTAAAGGCTCTCTCTTTTCTAGAGGTGATAGCACAAAACAAGGCAATTTAAACTTAAGAGTTATTAAGCAGAATGGTCAATACTTTGTAAGAGTAAATACAGGCAATAGAAAATGGTTATTTATCCAACTCAAAAGTTCTCACAAGAAATGGGAAAAGTTTGAAGCTGTAATGCTAAACTCTCAACCTTACAGTGTTCGTATTCAGAGGAAAAACAATAAGTATTATGCTTACATTTCCTTTGAAGAAGACATACCGAACACAGTAATAGATTTTACCAATGGAGCCATAGGGATAGATTTAAATGCATTTCCCTCTCATATAGCATGGGCTGAAACAAAAGCAAACGGTAATTTAGCAAGCTATGGAGAAATACCAACGCCGCATCTATGGGATGGAAGAAGAGAAAAGAGAGACTACTTTGGTTGGGTATATGCTCACGAGGTTATAAAACTGGCTCGTGAAAAGAATAAAGGCATTGTGATAGAAGATTTATCAATAAAAAACAAAGGCTATAGAGGGGATTACAAAGGTAGAAAGTCCAGAAGGATAAAGCATAATTTTAGTTACAGGAAGCTCATTATGAGGATAAAAGCACTCGCCAAGAGGTATGGTATAGCAGTAAAAGAAGTAAATCCATGCTATACAAGCGTAATAGGGATGCTGAAATATGCACCTCAGTTTAATCTAACAAAAGATGTAGCAGCAGCTTATGTGATAGCCAGAAAGGGATTGGCTTTAAGGGAGAGAGTTCCTTTAAAGTATAGAGAGATTTTAGGAAGCCTGCAAAGCGAGCCATGGTCGGTATCCTTGTCAACCGCTGGAAGGAACGAGGGTACTGCGGCAAAGGCGAAGACCTTGCTGTACAAACCGTGGCGAGTTTTGCGGGTAGCCCTCCTGACGGGAGCTCTCCTTGACAGGGAACTGTATAGGGACCTGTCACCGCTAAAGAGAGTACTCTTTAGTGGTTTGGGAGATGGCGGGTGAGAAACCTGCGGCAAGTTCCATATCCTGGTGATGGGACTATGAGAGTGCCTAAAAACCGCCTGCTGGGAGTAGGTACTCTCTGAAAGGGCGGACTACAAATAGCCCAGCTCTCAAACTCGTGCATTTTTGCACAGTTTGGGATACCAGGTGATGTGATGTCAAGACAGGTTATATGTGAAAGGTGCGGCGCAGAGGTTGACGTACGCGGGCTGGCAAGTCATCGGCGGAGCTATGCATGTAAGGTAGGATACACACAAAAGAAGTATGCTGCTAAGGGCTACGTTGTGTTCCGCGGTCTCCGCTCCAATTCAGCATACTATATCGATGGGCTCTTCAAAAACGACATCGTAGGGTATTACAGACGCGGATGGTACAACTTTTACAGATACGGCTACTACGGTCCGAGCTGGCTGCATCCCGTCTGGGAGCTGGCCACGATCGTACACACAATCGACCGTGGAAAAGCCCTCGAAATGTACCGCGAAGCAATCAATCTCGGGCGTCCCGGTCCTATGTTCGAACAGCTGAACCACGAACGTGATTTTATCCTAAGACTGGCTTATTCGGATCTAAAACCGCGCTACAAGAAGCATATTCTCGCAATGCTCCTCGAAGGTGACCAGGTTACCGCCAAGGCTACATTCGAACTATTGTCTGCTTCTTCCCCTTGACTTTGTGTCTCACATATGATATACAATGTCTAGAGTCTGTTACTTGTTCCCGAGCAGCTCTGCAATCTTCGCCCATGTTAGCGGCCCCACGATACCGTCCGCTACCAGCCCGTACTTCTTCTGGAACGCCTTAACGGCGGCCTGGGTCTTGGGACCGAATATGCCATCGGCTGCGCCGCAGTTGAACCCTAGACTGTTTAGCATCTCCTGCAGCTTCCTCACGGTTTCGCCCCGTGAACCCACCTTCAGCAGCATTGTCTTTGCCTTCTCTATCCATGTATTCTCAACTGCCTCCTTGACTTTGGCCAGCGGATAGTTCTTGCCCGGGCAGTTTGTGGCGGCAAGATCCCGGTGCCCCACGATCTTGGCGTTGGGATACTTCTTCTTGAGGTAGCGGACGAGTTCAATCAGGGCTGCACTCTGCTTCTCACCCATCTGTTCGACTTCGAAATTGCCTTCGCAGCAGATGCCTATGGATTTGCTGTTGTAGCCCTGGCAGTGGGCGCCCACTGTATTCTCGGGACGCAGGCTGTACACGGTACCGTCCTTACGGACAAAGTAATGGTATCCAGCACCGGCCCAGCCTCTCTTGAGGTGCCATTCATGTATATCCTCTGGACTGCACACAGAGGCTGCAGCGTGATGCAAGACGATGTACTGGGTTGACGATCTACGACTTAAGTGATTCCTAAACTTAAGATTGGCATTTATGATTTGCATCTTGGCTTCCCCCTAATGACTTGGTCTTCTATTTCGTATAATACCTAATATCTTGAGGAGGGATAGATATGATGACAACTGTAGACAAACTCATTGACCTTGATTTACCTGTTCTGCTCTGGGGGCCGCCCGGGGTCGGTAAATCGTCCATGGTGCGTGCTATTGCCGAACGCCGCGGCTGGAAACTGATTGATATGCGGCTCTCTCAGATGTCTCCTGTAGACCTAAGAGGCATCCCGGTTCCGGATCATCAAACAGGCAGGACGAAGTGGTATCCACCTGCTGAGCTGCCACTTGCCGAGCGGGACGGTGATCAGGGCATCCTGTTCCTTGATGAGCTGTTGCAGGCACCGCGCGATGTCCAGTCCGCTGCGCTGCAGCTGGTTTTGGACAGGCGGCTTGGCGAGTACGAGCTTCCCAAAGGCTGGCGGATCATTGCCGCATCAAATCGCGTGTCTGACCAGACCGGCTCGTACCAGATCATTGCTGCACTGGCCAATAGGTTTGTCCATATCCCGGTAGGCTGTTCACTTCCGCCGCTGCATCTGGACAGCTCCGAGTCCATTACGCTTGACTTCGATGCTTGGAAGAAGTGGGCGTATGAAAACAACGTACATCCGAACGTAATTGGTTTCTTATCTTATCGTCCCGACTTCCTGTGGAAGGCAACCGGACAGGTGGCGTTTGCTACACCGCGTACCTGGGCTGATTACGTGTCCAAGATACTCCACCATATTGGTCCGGACTTTACTGCTGTTGCTGGCTGCATTGGCGAGGGCCCCGCCACCGAGTTTACAGCTTTCTGCAACCTGCAGGACAAGCTGCCGCCGGTGCAGGACATCCTGGACGGCAAGGAGGCTGATGTTCCGAGCGCACCTGACGTGCTGTATGCTCTGTCCTGTGCAATCGTGTCTGCACTTATCAGGCTCAAGGGTAAATCAACTCTCCAGCGTGCCGTCACGAACGTGATGCGGTACACGCTGCGCCTGCCGTCCGAGTTCCAGGTGCTCATACTCAAGGACGCGTTCGGTGCTGGCCTGGCGGCGCACTTCAGCAAGCTTGACGACTTCCGTACCTGGGCTGCTCAAAACCGCAGCATTGTGCTTGCAGCGTGAAAAAGGGTGGGGACTCTCCCGCCCTTTCGTTATCCCTGCACAGAGAAGAATGCGCATATAAGGAGGTGACCGTTTGTGCTCGTTATCAATGCCGCTTTTTGTCCTTCATGTGGCTCCCCACAGCTGAACTATAATGCCACTGCTTATATAGCCGGCTATAATCTGCTTGATGGGCGCATAGTACTTTCATATGACATATCGTACGTGCCAGTGTCATGCAGCGGCTGCGGCGCTGTCTTCTCACAGCCGTATGAAGGACGCATTGTCCTGCTGCCAGACGCCCCGAACAGGGTGCATGCTTTTGTCATTGACGACATCTTTTCGCCGTCCATGTGCGAGGTGTATGAGCTGGTATGCACACGGACAGGCGGGAATGTTGCGGTCTTCCACAACCCAAAACGCCTGGCCAGGCTGGATATGAACGAGATAGTTGACCAGCTGTACTCTGCCCTGACTGCTGCGCAGGACGATGTAGCGCTTTCTGCTTATGAAACCCTGATTTCAATGGCTACGGGATATGTGATTCCATCTAAAGGTTGAACCATTACGAAAGGAGGGGTGTAGGGGTGTTCTGGAATACATTTGACCGGGTAGTTGGTCGTCTACTTGTCAAGTGTCTCGTGCTGTTCTATTGTCTTCTACCGCTGCCAAGGAGGCGGCTGCCATGACAGCGCTGCTCAGGCTCCTTATGCTGTTTGGCAGGCGCTTTGCATACCGCCTGCCCTATACGCTGGCCAGGGCCATATCATATGCTATTGTCGACGCACTTGTGATGGCGGCAGGCAGCCGGGCACTCAACCGTTATGCATCACCATCGCACTCACGGCCTGGGCGCCTGCGCAAGAAGAGGGGCTCCAAGTGAGCCTCTCTTCCATTCTCTTTGTGTCTCAATATGTTTACATTGCCCTTCAGTTATGGTACAATAGAAGAGTGACCAACGCATAAGGAGGGGACAGTAATGTCTGATGACAAGAGGCAAGCTCTGCTGAAGGTCGTCGAACAGATTAACAAGAAGTTCGGCGACAATACCGTAGTGGTGCTGGGCGAAAGTGCAGACAGACTCAAGGTGGAGGTGATACCGACTCAAAGCCTGCTGCTCAACTATGCGCTCGGCATAGGCGGCCTTCCCAAAGGCAGGATCACCGAGATATACGGTCCTGCACACAGCGGTAAGACCGGTATATGCCTTGGTGCCGTAGCCGAGTGTCAGCGGCTCGGCGGTACCGCCGCGTGGATCGACGCTGAAAATGCCATGGATCCCGACTATGCGCGCCTGCTCGGTGTTGACCTGAACGGTATGTTCTACTGCCAGCCGCCCAATGGTGAAGAAGCAATCAATATAGCTGAGGCGCTCATCAATTCCGGTGGCCTGGACCTGCTGGTTATTGATTCAGTTGCTGCTTTAGTACCCAGTGCCGAGGTAGAGGCAGAAATGGAGCAGAACCTCATTGGTACACATGCCAGGCTGATGTCCAAGGCCCTGCGGAAGCTGGTCGGCACGGTGGCCAGAAACAACACTGCGCTGGTGTTTATCAATCAAACCAGGGAGAAAGTCGGTGTGATGTACGGTTCACCTGAAATAACGACCGGCGGGAACGCCCTTAAGTTTTATGCCTCTGTCCGAATCGAAGTACGACGAGGTGAGGAGTTCAAGAAAAAGGACGAGGTTATAGGTCACACACTGCGGTGCCGGATAGTCAAAAATAGGCTTGCCATGCCGTTCAAGAGATGCGAGTTCCCTGTCTATTACGGCAAGGGCGTGGATACCAACTATGAGCTGCTTGAGCTTGGTGTACACCTTGGGATTATTAAACGTACAGGCTCATGGTTTGCTGTTGAGATAAATGGTGAGCAGCATAAGGTGAACAGCAAGGACGCCTTTGTTGCCTATCTCAACGAACATCCCGAGGTTCGTGATTTCATCAAAGGACGAATCTTTAGCTCATTCAGCGGCGTGCCGGTGGGTGCTGCTACCTAATCCCGCCGGTGTCGCTAATTCTATGTCCAGGGAGGGATTGTAATGTTCAAGAAAGCACAGAAGTCGCAAAGCAAGGCGCGCATAGCCATCATTGGCCCCAGCGGCAGTGGTAAGACCTATACTGCACTTGCCATTGCCTCGGCACTGGGGAAGCGGATCGCGGTGATTGATACCGAGAACGGCTCTGCGTCGAAGTATGCTGACATCTTCGATTTCGATACTGCTAATCTCACGTCGTATCATCCGGACAACTACATCAGGATGATACGCGAGGCCGAGAGTGAAGGCTATGACGTGCTGATAATTGACAGCTTGAGCCATGCCTGGTCCGGTCCGGAAGGCGTCCTGGAGCTGGTGGACAAGGCGGCTGTCAAGTACAAGGACAACAGGTTCAGCGCCTGGCGTGATGCTTCACCAGTCCACAACCGGCTTGTGCATACCATTGTGACTGCGAACATGCACATTATAGCTACTCTGCGCTCCAAGACCGAATGGCTTGTGTCCACTGATGAGCGCGGGAGGATGATACCGCAGAAGGTTGGCCTGGCGCCCGTCCAGCGTGAAGGTATCGAGTACGAGTTTGACATCGTCATGGAGATGGATATTGACCATAACCTGCGTGTCATCAAGACAAGGTGCATGGCGTTGGACAACTACGTGGTTAACAAGCCGGACAGGAGCCTGGGTCTCATCATCAAAAACTGGCTTGACGAAGGCCTGCCGCCAGACCAGGTACCGGCAACGCCGCAGGAACTCAAGAAGATGATGGAGGTAGCGGCACAGGCCGGCATCTCCGTAGACCAGCTGAAGACAATCGTCTTCCAGAAGACCGGTAAAACGTCGAGCCAGGAGCTCACGTCTGCAGATGTCAGCGCGATTGTGGCGGAGCTCACGAAGGCTTCGTAAGCTCCGCCCTAACTTCTGTCGGGGGTGAAAGTGTATGGACATACTCAGTGCTGCGCGCTCAAGACTGCTGCTTAAGCAGCCGTTCTTCGGCACACTGGCACTGTACCTTTATCCGGTGAAAAAGCCGGATATACCCACTGCTGCAACGGATGGAATGTATCTGTACTACAACGAGGAGTGGCTGAATGAGATTAACAGTAAGTATGGCCTTGATACCGCTGCTGCTATCATAGCGCATGAGGTAATGCACTGCGCACTGCTCCACATTACCAGGCGAGCGTCGCGCCAGCCCGCACTGTGGAACATTGCTGCTGACTACGCCGTCAATGACATTCTTGCTTCCAGTGGTGTGCCGCTCCCTGAGGGTGTGCTGCGCGACAGCAAGTATCACAACATGTCAGCTGAAGAGATTTATGCTGACCTTACCAAGAACATGCAGCAGCTGCCGCTTGAGGCACTGCTTGATGCGCTGTTGGATGACCACAGCGTATGGGATCAAGCCGTTTCCCAGGGTAACGGCGATCCTCAGTCGTCTGGCGCAAAACCGATTCTGGTGCCCGGCCAGCTTGAGTCACAGTGGCAGGCACGTGTGGCGAGCGCCGCTCAGGCGGCACGGATGCAGGGGCGCCTGCCGGCTGCGCTGGAGCGTTTGGTAGACGATCTGCTTGCACCCAAGATATCGTACAAACAGCTGCTTGCAGACTATATGCAGAGGATACAGCAGGACTACGCATGGGGGCCGTTCGACAGAAGGCACATACATGCAGGCTCCTATCTCCCCTCTGTTAGTGGTTATGGCATACAGGAAATCGTAGTGGCAATTGACACCAGTGGTTCGATATCCGATAATGAGCTCGCCCAGTTCCTTGCAGAGGTGCACGGTGTAGCGTCCGTTAACGTGTCACAGCTGCACATAGTCTTTTGCGATGCTGACGTACATGACTGGTGCACGATATCCATGTCCGATCCGCTGCCCAAGCTGAAACCGCACGGCGGTGGCGGTACCGATTTCCGACCTGTATTTGATGAAGTACACCGCCGGAACATTAATCCAGCTGTGCTGCTCTACCTAACCGATGGTTACGGTTCATATCCCGAGATGCCTCAGTATCCCGTCATCTGGGTACTAACTGGTAAGGATGCTCAAAAGCCGCCGTGGGGCGCTATTGCATATCTTCACTAACAGGAGGTGCTTGCTCATGGTACACTATGTCCGGTGCTGTGGTCTAAATACTGCTACATATGCCCGCTCAAGCCGTGCACAAGCTTGCCGGTAGCTCGTACTTCACGCGCTGCCGGCGCTCTGTCGATAAGCCCATATTCTTTACGGACCACAGCCTGAAACGTCTTGAAGGAAAGCGGCAGAACGGCATTACACAGGAGGATGTTATTGCTGCTGCACGCTCTATTCCCGGTACAGTTGTCACACCGACCCGGTTCAAGAACTTCAGGAGCGCCGCCGGGCGATTGTTTGACATCGTGATTTGCGATATGGGCGAAAGAAGAATTATTGTCACCATCATTGGAAAGGGAGGTTGATTACTGTGAACATGTGCTGCTTTGTAGGCCGTATTGCCACCGATCTGGAGATAAAGGAGAGTAACAATGTGTCGTACCTCAGATTCAGGGTTGCGGTCAGACGTCCTGTTTCGCGTAAGGAGGGTGAGCCGGACACCGATTTTGTACCGTGCGTAGCATTCAATAAGACGGCGGAATTCATACACAAGAACTTCAAGAAAGGCGATTACATCTCGCTCATCACGACATACAGGACGGATAAGTACACTGCACCTGACGGTACGTCACGTACAACGCACGACTTCTACGTTGAACATGCAGAGTTTTGCTCTCCGCGTCAGAGTAGGCACGAAGGTGAAGAACTGCCGCCGTCTCCAGCTCCGCGGCTCACGGTAGTCAATACCAAACAACAGAATGCCCCTGCTTCGTCCAGCACTGTTGCGGACTTTGGTATCGAATTGCCGTTTTAACACCTTATCCCCTCCGGCCTCGTGCTGGAGGGGATTTTTGCTTACCACCACAAAGGGGAGGTAGATACCGTGCTGGTTATGCACGACGTGTTGATGTGCAGATATTGTGGTTCGCCGTATATTGCCTACTATACCCGGACTACGCATTTTGGTTTCGGGCCGGATGGCTCTGTCTTACAGGACACGGACCATGCTTCGGACTTTGACTACTGCTACGTATGCGGCGAAGAGCCGGACTTTGAGGAGGGCGCACTGGTCTACGTGCCCAAGCGCTCATTACTGCTTGCCTTCGGTCGCGGATCGGACTTTGGTGTGCTTCATGTGTACCGGGTACCGCATTCCGTGTCGGATGACGGTAGTGTCTATTACGATGATATGCGTCCCACCGAGATAGCCACCCTGCAGGAGAATGAGTTCACGTTATCTCTGCTCCGCTCTCTGTTCTCCGGCGATTCTTCCGACGAACAGAAGATGGAGATACTTGAGACGCTGTTAGGCCCTGCGCTCTGCGATCCGTTCTACGACGGAGGCGAAGAAGATGCATACGCTGCTCAATGAATTGTACGACCTGGCCAGCCGCCTGGATGTATACCTAGATATGACGCTAGAGGACAATTTACTACTCCTTAACTTCGATGAGACACTCACCAGTACTGCTCAGGTCCTTGTACGAGCTGTAGCTGTTAATGATAGGCATACCGATGCTGGATATGACGTACCATGGATCCCGTTTATTGTGTTTTACGCCAAACACAGCAATTTTGATCCGGAGCAGTTTGTTGGTCAGACTATGTCATTTGTTCGAGACCTCATACGTACGGCTATTCAAGTAACACAGCAGATTGTGGATGGCGCTGGTCCCGAGACGGCTGCTAACGAAGTGGACAGGTTCATTGCACACGCATCTGCTGTATATGACTATGCGTTCACCGTGCTCAGCTCATGTACGGGCATGTTTAGCACTTTCTCTATGCATGATGTGTATACTCTGCCGGCTGTGGTGCGTACCGCATCAGACGCCCATGCCGCTGCAAAGCATCTGCTCTGCTCTACTGTACACATTGTCAGCTGCCTTGCGTTTGAACTGCACACGTGGCGCGAGCGTGCTGATGAGTTCATTCGTGATTTAGCTAAACGGTGCAACCAAGAGGAGGTGAAAGCATGACCTTGATTGTGAAGCGCTTGCTTGTGTGTCCCTGCTGCGGCTCACCATACGTTGAATACCAGCATGGTACTACCACGTATGGATTTGCCTTTACCGGTGAAGCACTATCGCACAACAGTTATATAAACACCTACTGTTGGGTGTGTGAGGACCATGTGAGCCCGCAGGAAGTATCCGTGATATACACACCGGACGGTCGGTTGTTCACGCTACTGTGTCAGTATGCAGAGGGAACTATGTACGTCTATAACGTTTCGTGTACTGCTGATGATAATGCTGTACACTTTACCGACGACGAGCAGATACTGATCGCCCAGCTCACACTCAACCAGTTTACCGAGTCTCTTCTTGCCACCGTTACAGACGTTTCACTGCCGGACGAGGACAGGCTCCAAGCACTGAGCATACTGCTTGGAGAATCAGAGGAGGTGAAAGAGCGTGCTTGTTAAGCGTATGTTCCTGTGCGAGCTTTGCGGCTCGCCATACATACGGTATACACAGACAGTTGACTTTGAAGGCTTTACGTTAGATGGCAAGGATGTTGTGGACATAGCATATGCAGGGTATGCCTACTGCTGGGTTTGTGAAAGCAATATGGAGGCAACGGACGGATACCTAATATATGCCGATGGCAAGTTATACGGCCTGCTGGAGGACTATAACCGACAGCTGCGCATATACGAAGTGCCTTTTACATTGCAGCACGATACCGTCTCTCCCAAGAAGCAGTCGCCGCAGCTGCTTACCACACTGCAACTCAATGACTTCACGCGTGCGATCCTAGATACGCTGCTTGATGATTACGCTCCCAAAGGATACAGGTTTGAGATGTTACACATTCTTCTTGGGGAGGTGTCAGAGCATGCTTGTTAAGCGTATGTTCCTGTGCGAGCTTTGCGGCTCGCCATGCATTCAGTACACACAGACAGTAGAGTTCGCAGGCTTTACCCTTAGCGGCAAGGAGATAACTGAAACTATGTATGATGGGTATGCCTACTGCTGGGCTTGCGAGCGTACCACAGAAGCTATGGAGGGCTACCTGCTGTACAACGATGGTGAGCTGTACAGCATAATGGAGGACTACGACCGGCACCTGCGCATATACATGGTGCCGTTTAGAATGACTCACGACGAGCTTTACCCTGAGGAGCAGCCGCCGGAGCTGCTTGCCACACTGCAGCTTAACGAGTTCACACGTGCGCTCCTCAACGCACTGCTTGATGACTATGCTCCTCACGGCTACAGGCTCGAGATGTTCTACACTCTGCTGGGGGAGGTGGTAGATTATGCTCAATGAACTTGTCCATGACCTGTTTGATATGGCAGCGGAGCTGGATGTTGAGCTACCGCTGGATATTGAGCAGACTGTGATGATAAGCGACATGGAATCGGTAATTGCCTCTACTGCCAGGATCCTAAAACAGCTTACCAACTACCGACAGGCTGTTTACACCGGATACATAGACGCGCAGTTTAACGTACCGCAGCCGTCACTGCCAGCTGAGTTTAAGTCATACCCGGATCTGATGGCTGGGGCCCACGCTCAAATGCTTGCCGACAGATGGTACTTGTACCGCGACCTGTCTGATTCGAACCTTTTTACATGCTGCAGCCCCAAACACCTTAAGGACGCAGTCCGTACCTACTTCAGTGGTATCGTACACAAAGCATCCGGTGACGGCTGTGATACGTACAGCGCTGTAGTGGCAATCCCGCTTTGCGCATCGCAGCTGCTGCCCATGGTCAAATGGGGGCTTGATGCTGATGCGCTAACCGACCAGCTTCTCTATTTGCTCAGCGAGCTGACGCGCACCACTCTAGCAGCGGTAGAGAAGCTGCGTGCCGGCCAAAGGCCTTTTGACGTCTCCGAGCTGTTCTTCGTCACGCTCACCCGCGTCACACCGGTATGCAGCTATGCACGGGTCGTCGTAAACGACTGCACGACACCCAGCACATTCCTGTGCTTTGACGACATATACCTGGCCATCTCTATACTGCGTGACACGGATTCCTCAGCCGAGGCTGCGCGCCTCTTGCTGCAGCACACCGCTAGTGCCATGGCCCACTTTGCTAAACTGCTTACCCAGTGGCAGCACCAGGCTAATGAGTTCATGCGCGGCATAGAACTTGCCAGTGCGGTGCTCCGCTTCGTTACTGATGTAGCAAAGCAAAGGCTGGAGGAATACGCTGCATCCTGTGCTACGCTCCAGCACTGGGAATCGTTTATAAGCTATAACTATCCCGGTTACTACACTCTATTCTTCGGACGGGAGGCGGTCGTGATATGACACAGGTTTCTATAGCTGACTATCGCATTGACCAGCTGCTGTCAAAACTGTTCGATGTAGCGGCACAGTTTGACTTTGAGCCGGACATGCCAGTCGATACCGCCATGCTGATTACAACACTCCCCTCTCTGTTGGATAAGGCTATGAACGCAATGCATGAGGCGGTGAAAGTGTATAGTGACGAATACGAGGACGGCTACATTATTGACACGATAACAGTTTATGAACCGTCTCCACCGTCGTCGTTCTTTGACTATGATGACCTACTCAACGCAGCATACCACATATTATCCTTAGACTTGGGCGATCTGTATGACAACCTTAACGATCCTGACTATCTTGCGGAGCTCGTTTCTCCTGAACACAAGCGCATCATTAAGGAGTACTTTCATGAGTTTAAGTACTCCAGCTCGTATGGCTGCGTGGACTACTTTAACCTGCGCCTTGACCTTCCCAGTTGTCCGGATATCGTCCATGCATTCTACAACTGGGAGATTTCCGCTCTTGATCTTGGCGACGCGCTCAAGGAACTGATAGTTGACCTATTTGAGTATGTCACCTCTGCGCTTGTCAAACTCCATACTGATGGTGACATGGAAGCTGCACGTCGTGCGCTATATGACGTTTATTACAGTATCACTGAGCACCACTCCGAGACTATCGATAAGTTGGCGTTTGTAGCTGATCTCCATACGGACATAGACAGCTTCAGATACGGCTTCGACAAGGATGCACACTTCTCCAGTGCCGACGAGCTGGCCCATACCGCTCTTCAGACTCTGTTCGAATTCCTGACAGAACTGACAGAGTCATTGGTAGAATGGGAAGCAGATGCCAGGTGGTTTGTAGAAGAGTGTCGGGCCTGCTTCAAAGCATTCAATAAACTGACTGACGCTATACAGAAACAGTTCAAAGACCTTGAGGTGTGGGCTGAGGATGAGGAGGCCTGGCGCGATTTTGTCGCTGAAGCCTACCCAGAGTACTACGCTGAGGTATACGAGTCCGACGCTGTGGCAGGTGGCTGCAATGCATCCTGAAGAGGCTCTGCGTCAGGCGCTCCTCGCTTTTCATACCGCCACCGAGCTTTGCTCAAGCCTGCCGGGCGTATCTATTGAGTCAATCTCGCTCGAGACCGCGCTTTTTCTCGAGGATGCGCATGCAAACTTTGCGTCTGTCTTCAAACAGACAGCTGATTTCTACCGGTCCTGCCAGCGCTACTTAACCGTTCTAGTCGAGATACCGGAAATTAATGTACCCAAGCTTTTCGACCAGGAACGCTATCTTGACCTTTCCATGGCCGTGTTCAAGGAAATAGCGGTGCGCTTAGTGTTGATGAGACGGTAGATTCGCTTCTGACTCACGCCGACCGTACCGTCGACAGCCTGGTCGGTACTATCATGGGCTGGCTTGACGATATTGCCTGCGACAGACGTATAAACGAGAGGCGCGCTTCTGCTCTAGACATGATTTCCCGCTTCGTACAGGATATGCTTGAAGACTATGCCAGACGCTGTGCTGACCCGGGGCACTGGCGCGGTTTCGTTGCTCAGCACTTTCCCCAGTACTACCATGAGCTGTACCCGGAAATTCCTCAAGAAACATGTTGACACATGTGTCCCATATATGGTACAATATAATTAGCAACACCCCTCCACCCCTGCACTGAAGTGCCCCGGAAGAGTTCACGAGTTACCGGGTTGAATGCAGCCCGCCGGAAAGCCGGCGGGCTGCATAACACTGTCTTTCAGGAGAGGTTGTGCATGCTTATTGATGCACTCATCGTGAAGAACAACAAGCCGATAGTCTTCAAATGCGATACCTCATGCCCCTATTTTCACGATCACTGCTGCTGTGCAGGCAAGAAAGCGTTCAGGGGCATTCTAATTGAGCCAGGTATGCTCTGTCCACTCTTACCCAAGGAAGGAGGTGTTTTTCTTGCCGAAGATAGCGATAACCGATCTGGACGGTAGAGACGTTACTATTGACGCCCAGGAGTTTATACTAGTTGGCTATGGTACGCCGGAGGGCGAAAAGGAACCGCGGATCTTCTCGCTTTCGCATGCCGCTCCAATCTTTGTTGCGCTGGCCTCCAAGATTGTAGATACCATGGCATACAACGAGATTGACGAGATCATGCGCGCAACGCAGCTTCTGCAGTCTGAAGAGGAGGAGAAGTGACATGCTGCGACCGATTGGAGCACGGTGTGTTATACAGCGCATCAAAGATCCCAACTCCAAGATCATTATCCCCGAAAGCGATAAGCTGCGCGGTGATGTGTACGTCCCGGCTGTAGTCCTGGCAGTCGGTGACGGTGCCTACCTCGAGTCCGGCGAAAAGGTGCCGGTCTGTGTGAAGCCGGGCGACAAAGTCCTGGTTCCCGAGCGTGTTGGCTACCACATTCGCCAGGACAATCAGGAGTACATCATCATAAACGAGCGCGACATTATTGCCGTCCTTGAGGAGTGACTTATCGCCGGGCCTATGGCCCGGCTGTACGGGCGGAGTAGCTCAATCAGGCAGAGCAGCAGTCTCCAAAACTGCCGGCTGCGGGTTCAAGTCCCGCCTCCCCCGCCAAAACTCTGAGAAAGGAGGTAAAAGCATGCTTTTCAAGAGCGTTGAAGTAAGATGTCCGTATTGCGGAACAGTCAATATGGTCGACATTGAATTTCCTGGATACTCTCAACCCAGAGTAATCACATGCGACATTGAACAGGGCGGTTGCGACAAATACTTTGTCGTACAGCCTCATGTAAATGTCGAAGTGAAAACCTACAAAATCGAAGGGATGGAGGATTGAATCAGGACATTCGCATAACAAGTTCTCAACAGGAGAGATGATCTTTGTTACCGTGGTAGGCGTAAGGATCAAGCGTAGGAGGTGAAGGTATGCCCAATATGATACGTGTCCAAACCGAACAGGATAGGGATCAGCTTGCGATAATCCTCATCAGGGCCGGCTATAAGGTCTGGGCCGAGCGCAAGCATGACGCCAGCCTGACAAGCTGCAGTCACTATGTCTATTGGGAAGACATATCCCAGGATGGAACGAACCAATCATATTCAGTAGATCTCTAAGCTCATATAAGCAGGTATGTTACAGTAGTACAGGATCCCTGCTATACACAAGCGTAAGCTAAGCCTTGTTTAATGGTATGGTTCGTTCCAGGGGACCATACCAAATACTAGCACGGAGGTGTGACGATTGATTTACGCGCTAACGGACGTGCCACAGAAGCTCAACTCACAGACCAAGTCAAAGCTCACATGGCTCTCGCGCTACATGAGCTATGACTATATTGCCATCTTCAAGGCCGGGGGCTGGTCTGAGGCCGACGGCTACCGCTTTACGGCGTTTCTCAACTTCATGTATCCCGAACTGAAGCATGCCATTATCTTCAACTATCCCATTGGGCATTCGGTAGGCTATATAGCCAAGCAGCTGGGCATGCGCAAGGAGGACGTCAACCACTGCCAGCACCTTGCCTGTCTGTTTGGGATGCTCGAGAAGGATCGTCTGCTCTACTCACGCAAGAAAAAGCGTCCGGACAGGTTCCACTTTAAGACCGGTGTACCGCCGCAGCAGATAGTGGACGTGCTGCGCAGGCTCTCCTCTGCCGGTATAAAGTCTCTCAAACAGCTTACGAAGAAGAATGTTGCAGAGGCTGGTTTTACCGGTCTTGACAGAATCTATAGGCGCGACCGCCGCGGCGACAAAGGCATAACGTTTGAGGAATCCTACGCAGCAAGGCGTATGGACCAGCAGCTGCTGTTCAATATTGTCACATCACGTCCAGAGGAGCTGCTCCCCTATCTTCCCGATGGTATCAAGCCACAGCCGTTCACTCTGCCGTCCGGAAAGCAGGTCTACAGGTTTGTCGGCAAGTATGTTGACAGGTACGTTGTCGCTGTCCTGCCGCCGATTAACCCTGGAGAGAGCTACAGCTTCAAGATCTATCCTGACCTTGACCGTTCTTTGGATGACTACAACACATTTGCCATACTGCACAAAGGCAAGCCGCTTGATGCTCCTGGTGTGGTCTTTGATGGTCTCATCAAGGACTTCATAGAGTGCTACCACGGTGTGCCGCAGGGCTACAGCATTGTGCCTGCAGGTAATGGGATGTACAGGTTCCACAAAGATTTACCGGACGCCCCCACATCTGTCTGGCAGACCATGTTGGGCAATTACGACGCCTCTCACTTGCTCGACAGGATGTACAATTCTATTCTGGCTCCGTGTCTTGATTACGACTACTTTGAGCGGTTTGTCAATCGCCCGGCTCATGTAATCACGACTAAATATCCCGAACTCCTGCCAGCACCTGACGGTATGGAGTGGAAACTGCGGCATGGCCGTCACGGCTGTTACTATCAGCTTACACCCCTTTCCCCGCACCTTAAGACCGTTCCCGTTCTTACGCGCACCTACCGCGGACGCGGGCTTATGTGGCACTTTGTCAGCAAGGATAAGGTAGACGAGTTTGTAAACAGGTTCGAGAAGGAGAGAAAAAAGATCACTGCTGCGTAAGGGCGGCGTCACTCTCCGTTCGCGCCGAATGTGATTCAGCTAAATAGTGCATCTAATTGAACACGAAAGGGGGTGTTGCCGATACTCTATGTCCCGACCCACGTCCATACCGCATTCAGCGTCCTCGATGGCCTCGCCAAGACTGAAGATCTGGTTGCCAAGGCAAAAGAGTTCGGCATGCCAGCCATTGCGGTGACGGACCATCGCAACACCGCTGCGCATGTGAAGTTCTACAGGGTATGTCAGGAGGCGGAAATAAAACCCCTGCTCGGCGTTGAGCTGAATGAAGCTGACGACAGGCTGCTGCACTCCCGTAAAGCGCGTCAGGAAAGAGGCTACGATGACTACCACATCATCATGATTGCCAAGAACCAGGAAGGCTACAAAAACCTCATGGAGATAGTCTCGGACGCCTCTACTGCGGGCTACTTTGACAAGACCGAGCAGACAGACATGACGGTCCTCCGCGAGCGCGGCAGGGGAATTATAGCCACTTCGGCGTGCCTGGCCGGCCGCATCCCGCGGTACATCCTCCAAAACAGGCTGGACGATGCCGAGCGATGGATATCCGACTTCAAGGAAGTCTTCGACCAGTTCTATCTGGAGATTCAGCCAAACTCCCTGCCGGAGCAGGCTGTAGTAAACGAAGCGCTCATTCAGCTTGCACGCAAGACGAACACGCCGCTCATTCTTGGCACTGACGTGCACTATGTGAACCGCGAGGACGCCTTTGCACAGGACATTCTATTGTGTATCCAGACAGGCAAGAAGCTCAAAGACCAGGATCGTCTCAAGTTCAACGGAGATCCGGACTACTACATGTGGTCGCCGGAGGAGATAGACAAGTGGATTGCCGCCTCTTCCCTGCCTCATGATGCTCTGTATGAAGCTGTAGAGAACACTCTACGCGTTGCCGAAGAATGCGACGTCACACTGGATCTTGGCACGCACAAGATGCCAACGTTCAAGACACCGGACGGCTCAACGCCTGAAGACTATCTTACACGCATCTGCTACACCGAACTTGACCGCAGGTTTGCCGATCACCCCGATTACGGCACATACAAGGCACGGCTTGAGATGGAGCTGTCTGTCATAATTCCCAAAGGCTTTGCGAGCTACTTCCTCATACTGCAGGATATCCTGGACTACTGCAGACGTCAGGGTATACCGCGTGGCGGTGGGCGCGGCAGTGCGGCGGGATGCTTCGTAGCTTACCTGCTTGGGATAACAACAATAGATCCGATACAGAACGGTCTATTGTTCGAGCGTTAGAGGATAGCGCTCGTTAAACTGGGTGAATTCGGGGAAACTCCCTTTAGGGACAACCCCGAGCCGAGCCTGGCCGGGCCCGGCGCAAGCCGGTGGTAGCCAGGAAGGTGTAGAGGCCAGCGGCTGAGTCCCAACGATAATGCCGCCACGAGCGCCCGGCACCGGAGTCCTCCGGTGATGATATGGTCCGACCTGCCTGGCAACAGGCAGAACCAGGAGATAAAAAGCTCCTGGGATAACATAAGTGTTCCTCAACCCCGAGCGCGTGAGCTTGCCCGACATTGATGTGGATATCAGTCACGAGCGTCGCGATGAGGTTATAGCCTACGTCCGCCAGACATACGGCCACGTTGCCCAAATAGCCACCTATTCCCTACTCCATCCCAAGAGTGCCGTCCGTGACATATGTCGCGTACTGGATCTTTCCTATTCTTATGCTGACATGCTCTCCAAGCTGGTGCCCGAGAAGATGCCAGACCAGTCCGAGGTAACGCTTGAGAAGTTCCTGCTCCCCGTAAACGACTTTGACAAGGCTGCCGAGAAGTGGGGACCGGCCGAGGCAAAAGCAATCAAGGCACAGGCCGAGCAGTTCCTCAAGGAAGCGCAGAAGCACCCGGAGATTATGAACATCCTCCACAAGATAGAAGGCTGTGTCCGCTCTGTAGGAATACACGCTGGTGGCGTCCTCATAGCTCCCACGGAGCTTACGGACTACTGCAGCCTTATTGCTTCTCCGGGCAAGGTCGTCTGTTCGCTCGATATGGAGGATGTCGATGTCTACGGCCTGCTGAAAGTCGACCTTCTCGGCTTAAAGACGGTGTCTATCATTTATCGAACAGCAGAAAGAGTTGGCGTTGACATAGACAGTGTGCCGCTAGATGATCCTGCTGTCTACGAGCTCTACCAGAACGGTCAGACCCACGGTATATTCCAGCTGTCCGGTGATGGTATCACGAGGTATGCCAAGGAGGTGAAGCCGCGAGAGTTCTCGGACCTGGTTGACATATTGGCCCTTGCCTAGGTGGTAGGGGGCCGTTAAAGCGGGTAATATGCTGGGACGCCCTTAGAGTCCAACCGACGATACCGACCGGTGACGGATCGGCGACCCGTAAAACTGGTTGGAATTGGGCAATCAGCAGGCAAAGTACTGAGTCAGTCAGTACTGGCCTCAGAGACTGCGGAGTATTCCGGCTCATGATTGGTGACAATCATGAGTATCCCCGCTAGGCCTCTAAGGAGGCCGAATGATACAGTCCGAACCCTAGGCGAAAGCTTAGGGAGTCAGGCAGAAATGACCTGACCTTCCAGGGCCATAGCTAGGCGTTGTCTAAGCCATTCTTCAGTTATTGGTTCATCGTACCGTATAACTAACAGTTTTAATCCATGGGCACTAATTAGTTTCTGCTTAATATAGTCCCGATACTTTCTGACCTTGAACTTCTCTAGCTCGTCTTCACCGAAGCGTTCTGTTTGCGGTATATAGTGTTGCTCACCATTGTACTCTATGCATAGTTTATAGGCTGGAAAGTAAGCATCAACATAGAGCTTACGTCCCGTTTTAGGGTTAACTAGCCATGGAAATGACTTCTCCAGGATATAGGTGCTATTGAGAATCTTGGCTATTTTCTCTATAATGATTCGCGCTGTTACTGGATTGCCTGGTATTCGATCTTCTAGTCCGGCAGCTCTGTAAGCATTATTAAGAGAGCCGAATCTGCGCATGAATGTCTCAACTGAGTAGCGTGATGCCTCCTTAATGACCTTGTGAGAAACATACCCGTATTCGTCTTTGAGTCGTCTTAGCTCTTCAAGGAGGTGTTCTTCAGGAATGTTTATCTCACAGTTGATGGGTAGCCCAAGTTCTCTAAGCATGTTGTTAAAGCTTCCAAACAGGCGCTCTATAGGTTTGCGTGAATACTTGCCTTCTCGTAGATAGAGTTCTTTGGTGATGCGACCATGCTCCCTAAAGACTCTTAGGACGTCTTCAACTAGTTCTTCTCTTGTAATTGGCGTGGCCCTGTGAGACGCTTCTTTATGCGGCTCGAGACCAAGAAGGCGGTAGACGTTTAGAAGTGATCCAAAGTGATCCTTATATGCCGTAGGTCCAAACCGCCCATGGTTGGCGATTATCTGATTGGTTACCTTACCGAATAGTTCGTAAAGCCGCAGGAATTCTTGTAGCAACTCTTCGTCGCTTATCTTTCCTTTATGCGGTGTTCTCACAGGACTCCGCCAGTTACGAGTTGAGATCCGTTTACTATCCTGTTTGTTAAGTTTAAGTTCTTCTGCAAGGCGCTTTATACCTCCGTACTTCTTCACTTGATAATACGTAAGTACGGGATGCTTCTGAATAAGCTCTTTGCTGATGTGCCCATGGGACTTGTAGATCTCATACAGATACCTGAGGACTTCTTCGCGAGTCATACCGTACTATACCTCCCATTGGTATTCTCATGGAGGTATAGTACCTGGAACAAAACGTTCACATTGCCTAGCTATACCTGGATGTAACATAAAGCTACCGTCCAGGCCCACTCGACGCCGTAGTAGAAACAGGGCGCACCATTGCAGAACAGTATATCTACAATCGTGAGCATCCAGATGAGATAACCTACCCGCACCCGGATTTGGAGGATATACTGAGGCCGACATACGGCGTTATGATATACCAGGAGCAGGTGACTTCGTCGCCTGGCAGATACAGAAATGTATCTGCGTAGAACCGGGCAAAATCGGCGGAGCCAACATACCGTATCGTTTAGCAGGAGGAAAACGATATGTCCAAGAGCGCTTGTCATGACCCCGTCCGAGAGCAAGCAGTTGCATTATACAGCCAGGGATTACTTATTCGTGAAGTTGCCGAACTGTTATCCCTTAAGCCCAGTACTGTCCAGTCGTGGATATCTAAGGCTGGTATAAGCAGACATCGTGGTCCCGCTTCTGGCGTGGTTAACGAAGATTACTTCGATTACATTGATACAGAAGACAAAGCTTACTGGCTTGGTTGGCTTATGGCTGACAGCTGTATTAGCGTCTACAACGGACAGTACTCTCTTAAGATTCACATAGCCATTGAAGATAGGATACTCATTGATACGTTTCTAAGGTTTATTAGATCAAGCAATAAGCCATGCATCAAGCAGTACCGAGGATGTACTTCATACTACGTTAGTTTGACATCGCACCACATGGTTGAGGCTCTAATAAGACATGGTGTAGTCCAAGGTAAATCGGCGCGTTGTTCTATTCCAGATATACCGCAAGACCTTGTTAGACATTTTGTACGCGGTTATTTTGATGGAGACGGTACGATTGAGACACGTGGCAAACGACGCAGGGCAGGGATAACAGGACATCCGCTTTTGCTTGAGCAAATTTTAGACATGATCATCCAGTCACACCCGTTAGAACGGTGTCCTAAAATATATCCTTCAACCGGAACATCTTACTTTCTCATTAGTAGGCGCCATGATTTAGAGATGTTTTATGACTATCTGTATGGAGATGCAACTATATGGCTTCCCAGGAAGCGCGATGCTTTTGTTGAAGCTCTTGGGCGTGGCAACGCCGAGGTAACCATCTGGCCTAAAAACAAGATGGCACCGTAACGCATAGAGGGTGAACCTGTGAGCACGAAATGTGCTCACAGAATATAATCCCTCCACGAGTGTCCGGCACCCAAACCGTAAAGGTCGGTGGGTGAAAACGTATGCTGACCTGTGCCGAGTGGTATGGTAGGCACAGAACTAGAGGATAAAAAGCCTCTAGGGTAACAAAGTGGATGAACATTGCTAAGAAGCTTGCGGGCTACACTCTAGGTCAAGCGGACGCCCTAAGAAAACTTATAGCCAAAAAGAAGCTTGATGAGCTTCCTGCAGCTCGTGCACAATTTGTCCAGGGCGGCGTAGCAAATGGTTATCCTGAAGAGCTGATGAACCAGCTCTTCGACCAAATAGAGAAGTTCGGTGGGTTGACAGAACAGCCCCCGTGCGGAGCAATCCGCACGTGCAAACCGGGTGAATTCAGGGGAAGCCTGAGATGGTCACCCTGAGCCAAGCCCAGCCAGGGGCCCGATGGATAATCGGTGGCGGCTGGGAAGGTGCAACGACCAGGACGTGCGTCCCCGACAATAAGCGTTCCTCGAGCGCCCGGCATCCCTCTGGGATGATGATATGGTCTAGCCCAACGGGAAATGAACCGTTGGTAGGAGCGATGCCTTCAACAAGTCCCACTCCGCAGCGTACGCGTACCTGTCATACCAAACGGCCTATCTCAAAGCACATTATCCGGTAGAGTTCATGGCCGAGCTGATGTCAAGCGATGTGAACAATCCCGATAAGCTGCTGGAGCATGTACAGGAGTGCCGCAAGATGGGCATCCCGCTGCTCCCGGTAGACGTAAACCACAGTAAAGCGGAGTTCTCCATTGAGACTGTTGACATTGCAGGCCGCCCGGTCAAGGCAATCAGGTACGCCTTAACCGGTATCAAGACCATAGGCCGCAGTGTAGCTGACGAGATTGTAGCGCACCAGCCGTACGAGTCGTTTGAAGACTTCGTGCAGAAGGTGCGCGGGCGGACGGTACACAAGAAGGTCATGCGCACGCTTATCCTTGCCGGTCTGTTTGACTGCTTTGAATCAAACAGGTACGCTCTTCTGCACAAGTACTACTTTGTGCTCCGCAGAGAAAAGCCTGATAATGTCGACTGTCCTGATCCGGCTACATGGAGTGATTCAGCTAAATATAGCCTTGATCAAGAGTCTTACGGCTTTGCGCTGTCTGGCCATCCTGCAGAATCGTATCCATGTCACTATCCACCTGCTGTACCGTACGATAGGCCGTTCTACATTTCCGGAGTTATCACTGACGTAATCGTGGACAAGGACAAGCATGGGCGGCAGATGGCCAAAGTGCGGCTTGATACGCCATTTGGTCTGTATGCCATAAGATTCTACTACCGCCAGTGGCAGCGCTACAGGTCGCTCGTCAATCAGATACGTCAGCTCGACCTGCCGCTTGTCACCATCAAGGTTAGGAAGACACGGTACATGTCATATGACATCATCGAAGCGGTCCATGTGCTTGTGCCAGAGGAAGCACAGCGGATGTGGCAGGAGTATCTTGACAGCTGCTTTAACGTTCACACAGTCCTGCGCTCGAGCTGCCTTGTGCGATTCTACGCGTGAAGGGAGGTGCTTCATCTTTGCCTCGTGCCCCACATGTGCAAGCACATGAGGTGCTTTCACTTGATGACGTTATAACGAAGCTGGCTACGCAGACAGGGATGTTTAAAAGCGACGTCCGTCGGGTGGTTGTTGCTCTGCGCGACCTTATCCTGGACGAGGTAGCCAAAGGAAATGCCGTCAGGCTGTACCGCCTGGGGATCTTCGTTCCCCGGCCGCGCTACATGACAGAGAAGACCAGTGACGGCAAAAAGCGCTTCGTCCTTGACAAAAGCAAGCTGGGACTGGTGTTTTATCCTTCCACCCCGGCTGCCACACTCAAAGCCAAAACTGATGTGGAGCAGTTAATCAATACCCCTTACACAGGGTTCAAGCATAACTATGTATTCTAAAGGAGGAGGTATGGCTATCATGAGAAAGAACGAGCTTATTTCCACTATTGCAAGCCTAACTGGTAGGGAGAAGAAGGTTGTGCGCGAGGTGCTCAATACGTTTGTGGACGTTGTACGTCAGTTCGTGCGCCAGGGTGAGAAGGTGCGCATTGCCGGGCTGGGCACATTTGCTGCCGTTGACAGGCCTGCACGCAGGTACAAAAACCCCATCACCGGAGGCGACGTGATGGTTCCCCCTGGCAAGCGCGTGAAGTTTTCACCAAGTGCTGACTTTAAAAGCTACGTTAACAATGCCTGATGAACCGAGCCGGGTATAACGCCCGGCTCTATGTATCTTAACTATCAAGGAGGGCGATTGACATGCGTTGGTCAGATATGTCTACGATCGAGCTTTTGCAGCTCTACGAGTCTGCACGCCAGGTAATAAACAGTGACTGCTACGGTGTATCGGACATATCGATTATTGCAGGTGTCGAGGCGGAGCTGAAGCGCCGTGCCAAATCCGTCGTTGATGAGGCCAAAGCACTAATTCACGAGGTAAAAGCTGGTATTGAGCAGGAGTTTTACCGTATCCTAGATACACAGCCGCATGAGATGGCTGTTAACAAAGCCTTTGAGCTCATGCTGGAGGCCTCTGCTCTTGCAGAGGGATACTACACCCAGGATGACATTGTTCTGGCCGCGCGCGAGTTCCTGAGGCAAGCAGTTGAGGCATGGGTTGAAACGCAGATTCAAGGGGGGCGCATGAGTGATTCGTCTAATGGATGTAGTAGTTACTAACTTACGAGTTAGTAACCTACAAGTTAGTAACTCACAAGTTAGCATACCGGAGGTGCACACTAATGTCTCTTGTGGCCGTAGATGTATGCCGGCTCTGCTACTCGCCCCTGATCATATATGAAGCTGCCGGGGTTGAGGCGCTTGGTATTAATCCAGATGGTACGCTGCTGGAACGTCCACTGTACAAGGACAATATAAGATGTGTGATATGCGGGCGTCTTTCTACATCGACAGATGCAATTGTGAGGCTGGACAAAGGACAGGAAACACTCTACGTCATAGTGAACGAGTATCAGGACGGCTTTGCTGTAGTGTCTATTCCCGTGGTGCCAGGCGAAGACGGCTCTGTAATATTCTCCCGCCGTGAGCCGCCTAAACTGCTGGCAAGGCTCGATGCTAATGAACTTACACGCGCAATGTATAAGCACATACACAAGGCACTCATAGACAGGTTTGTAGACGATAGCTGCCAGGACGTCTTCAATGCCCTTTTGCATATGGCCAATGTACCTACGGAGGTGAACAGTGATGGGTCTTGATTTGGGTATTGTCCCGACGGATGAGGCTCTAATTAGTCTTATCAAGCGTTTGAATGAGGCATATCCCTACAAGGGCAGCAATTGCATGCTTATCGCCAAACAGATTAGGGAGCACGACTATCTAGGTGCTGCCACCACGTTTGCTTTATCGTTCTCACAGCTTGGGGACGACATGGACGATCTGCCCAGGGTGTTGGCAGCGCTGGCGGAAGACCAAGCCGACCGCGCCGCGATCATCTCTGCTCTGTATGACATCCTTGGAGACTTAACTGAGGAGGGGGACAATTTCCAGCTTGATGAAACCAGTTGTTTTGGCTCCTACCGTGCGGTGCACTATTTTCGGTCGTTTGCTGCACGTACGCTTGACCACTGGCGCAAAAACGGCAGGCTATCCGAAAAAGACGTACTGAAGCTGCTGCAGACTTCTCTGCAGGCGATCCTGTCTTATGACTCACATGTTTGTCCTCATCTCACCGAGCATTCCGACTGTGAGGGCTACTACTTCCCTATTCGCACCAAACAACCCATCAATGCGATGTTTGGCTCGCTGTACAGCCTAGCAGAAGAGCTTATAGAGCTTCATCGTACAGGTGTGTGCCACGTTTTATCATCACTGATGGAGCGCAGGCTGGGCTTTGACGCTTATCTCCTTGAGTATGCGGAGTTTGTCCTAACGCGATACATTATGCTTGTACGGTTTGCTGTGGCTGCCCTTGAGTTTGATGATACCATCGTATTCTGCTGAAGGAGGTTGAGTGCTGATGATTGATGAAAGCTACAAGCTTGTAGGCGGCTATACCTTCGAGATTTACTACGACACCGAGGATGATTGGTACATTACGCTTGTTCCGCAGCTTGGATGTATGGGTGATGGTCCGACACCAATGGATGCGCTGCGGGACGCGGCAGATGCGGCAGCAGCTATAATCGCGGCAGCTATCGAGGACGGACGCCTGAAAATGAACAACTGAAGGAGGTTGAGTGCTGATGTCCAATGTGGTGCTCAAACCAATTCCTGAGCTTACCGAAACCAATCCTGCCGCCAGGCTGGTAGAGTTTTATGCGAAGCTCGGCTGGAACATGGAGGATCAACTGGATCCAACCAGGGTTAGGATGTGGCGCGACGACCTAAACGCGCTGGTGGCTGCTGAGACCGAGCATGCCAAGCGCGTGCTCACTGACCCGGGCTCTAACCCCGTCTTGCTTGTGGGATTCCTTTGGGTCAGCAAGGGGCCGAGTGCAGACGGCGTCACACCCGGCAAGGTTGAGCTGCATCCCGGTTGGACTATACCGGTAACCAAGAAACAGGAGGTGTCTGCATAATGGCATATCAACCAGTGTTTGTCACTATAACCGATGTTAACGGCACGAGGCAGTCGTATTCCTGCAGGAAAAAAGTGACATGGGTTGACACGTGCATTAACTTTTCCTCTGGAGCCCGTATCGAGGTAAGCTCTTCGTACGGCGATGAAATGTCTGGTGATGTTCCAAGTATATCTATACAGAGAGATAACATAGGCGGGCCTGTATCACTGGATATTTCCGGATTACTTGGTACTGATACGGAGCTCTACTTAGGTGATACGAAGGTAAACATGAGAGAGCTTGCCAGAGACCCGCAGACGGCACTGGCCAGGCTGGTTGCGCAATATCTGGAACAATGCGCTCAAGCTCGTGTCTCATAGTATTGACATTATGAGTCTTATTAGATACAATTAGGATAGTACAGGGAAGGGGGTGTTGAGGTGTCTACTGCTACTGTAGCGGCACTCGACCGGTTTCAACAGCAGGCAGTAGAAGCGCCGATCGATCAGCACGTGCTCATCACTGCTCCGCCGGGCAGCGGTAAAACCCGTGTGCTCACGCACCGCTATCTGTACCTTGTCCAAAACGCTGGTATCCCCGCTGAATCGATAGTAGCTGTAACCTTTACAAACAAGGCAGCTAATGAGATGAAGCAGCGCATATCCTCCGCCCTTGGTTTGGATGATGTAAGTAAACTACCGATTGCCACCTTCCACTCCCTTGCCTACCGCTGGTTGCGCAGGTACCACAATGTTGTCGATCTACCGAGCACGCTGACAGTGTTTGACGAAAGCAAGACGCGCAAGGTGATACGCGAGATTGCACAGGACACTCCGTACGATACTGATATACTCTGCGCTGCTATCTCCTATCTTGCCAACCAGGGCATGTTTCCGGGATATGACACAGGCTTTTTTGACTGGTCCGGCTTTGAAGAGCGCTACCGCGGCATAGACAAATACCAGATGCTTTCGATATACCGTGAGTTCTTCGACCGGATGCTCAAGCTGCGAGCCCTTAGCTTTGACATGCTCATCCTTTACGCCATCCGTCTGTTTGAAAGAAAGACGAGTGCAGAGATGCACATATCGCACGTCCTAGTTGATGAGTGCCAAGACATAAATCCCGCACAGTATGAGCTTTTGAGGCAGATGGCAGCTGGCGGTGCCCTGCTTTATCTAACAGGTGATATAGACCAAAGCCTGTACGGCTTTCGCGGCAGCCGCCCCGAGCTGATAGAGGACTTTGTGCAGGAGTTCCAGCCGCAGCAGTACAGGCTGGTATACAACTACCGCTCTGGTGCTGAGATAGTCAACGTTGCTTCGGATGTTATACGCGTTAACTATCTTGGCAGCAACAGCAAGATCCAATTTAAGCCTATACAGCCAGTGAAGGACGGCGGTCTGGTGCGCTGGTTTAACATAGTATGCAATGGCGACCAACCCATTTCCTCTGCCAAGCTCATTGCGGACACTCTGACGCTGCTTGTCCACAGCGGCGGCTATAAACCTGGCGATATAGCGGTGCTGTCCCGCGCATCCAGGCCTATCATCTCGATGCTGGACGAGGTGATGCGTGAGCTTGCAACGTATGCGGCACAATCCGAGACCGATCCGATCCCTGTGCGGCTCGTACTGCCGCGCTATCCACTTGATGACGCAGCAAAGTCGTTCATCCTGTTTGCTGCCAATCCCCACGATGTTGTCAGCCTTCGTGATTTGCTTGAAAGGTTGAAGTTTATTGGCGAGAAGACCGCTACACGGCTGGCAAACAAGTATGCACGCTCGCCAGTGGATAGTATCACTGATCTACCGGCGGTATTCAGAGGCGACCTGGTCAAGGGACTATCCAAGCGCACCAGGAAGGTGCTAGACGTTCTGGCGGACGCGTTTGACAAGATAGCTGATACAACCAAGCCGCTTTCGGAGCGTGTGTACGACTCCACACTCGAGCTGCTCTACATCCTCAAGGATGCGTCCGAGGATGACACGTCCATTGCTTTAGCCATTGAGCTTGCAGAGCAGTACAATGGCTCAGCGACGGACTTGCTCGACCTTGCTTCAATGCTTAATCTCGTCTATTCGACATACGAGGATGCCAAGGCCGGCAAGACCGACTCGGTAGTCTTTTCCACCATCCACTCAGCCAAGGGGCTGGAGTACAAGGTGGTGGTTATACTCGAGTTCCCGCGCAGCAGCTTCCTGCTCAACTCGATGGATCTAACAGAGGAGCGCAGAGTGTTTTATGTGGCCGTCACTCGCGCGATAGAGCGCGCCTACATCATCTCGTTCTATCCCAAATCGTTCTTCCTGGATGACGACTTCATTATAACCGATGTGCAGCATCCAAACCTGGTACGTGAATTCCTTATGCTCACAGACGTTGAGCCCGTGCACATCGAGAGTGACTTTGAGTTTACTATTGCACTCTCTGCAGAGCTGTAAAACTACAAAGGAGGTGCCCTAGCTTGATAGAGCTTACTCCTGAGTTTAGGCAACAGTATGTCGAAGTGGTTGAGGGGCGCGACTTCATCAAGTACGACGGCTTGATGGAGCTCGCTCACGATCGCATTGCAAGCATTGAGGTTGAGCTGATTGCCCTTCCTGCCGTTACAAACCTCAACACAGCGGTGGTGAAAGCCACCATCACTGATACCGATGGACGCAAGTGGTCGGCGCTTGGTGATGCGTCCGACACGACTTGCGCGCCCGAGCTTGCACCGCACAAGATACGCATTGCGGAGACGCGTGCCAAAGGGCGTGCGTTGAGGGATATGCTCAACATCGGCATGCCGATGTACGAGGAAGTCTTCCCCACACCGTCACAACAGACCTCTGTCGACGACAACGCACCTATAACGCTTGAGCAGATAGCCCGGTTCAAGCAGTTTATAGACGCCGGGCTCATGACGAAGGACGAGGCGCGCGACATCATGGTCAAAGCCGTGAACAAGGAAAGCTTGAACCAGTTAACCAGAGCAGAGGCAGATGCGCTGCTTAAAACCTTCACTCTGTATGTGGAGTCAAAAAGGAGCAGGGTCTCTTGAACCTTGTCGTCAAAATCCTGCTCCCCATTCTCATCTTAATCCTTCTGTTTGCCTCTGCTCGATCCTGTCCTGCACCGCCCGCTAAACGCAGTACAACTGTTGTAACTAACAACATGCCAGCCAGCAGCGGTGCAGACGGGACCGATGGAGGAGCCGAGCCTGACGAGAAAGCTGAGACTGACGAGAAAGCTGAGACTGACGAGAAAGCTGAGACTGATGAGAAAGCCGAGACCGACGAGAAAGCTGAGACTGATGAGCCGAGCTGTACAGTTACAGTTTCGCCAGCGCTACAGGTCAGCGAGGCAGATGTCTCATCCCGTCACGCGGATGAGCACAAGTCCAAGCCAGACCTGGTGGCGCAGTTCACGGTTACAGCCTATACGGCACATGATGCAGGTATGGATGGGCGCGGCATCACAGCTACCGGTACAAAAGCTACGTATGGGCGTACGATAGCAGTCGATCCGCGCCTTATCCCCTACGGCTCCAAGGTGTATATCCCCGCGCTCCAAGACTGGCCCAATAAAGGCTGGTTCATAGCCGAGGACACCGGTGGGGCCATCAAGGGATACAAGCTGGACATCTTTATTCCGGACAGAGGTGCTGCACTACGGTTCGGCAGACAGCGCCTGGAAGCACACGTATACAAACCTAAGGACTAGGAGGGTGGTTATGGCTGAAACTCAGTATCCAAGATTCGAGCTTGTATCAAACGCACGGCCGGGCGCCAAGCTTCCCACCAGAGCAGATGCCGGCAGTGCCGGCTATGACTTCTATCTTCCGGAAGACGTGGTGCTAAAGGCCGGCGAGGTAACTCTGGTCTTCACCGATGTTAAGGCTTATATGCCCAAGAACATGGTACTACTGATAACGATCAGGAGCTCGCTGGCAAAGCAGGGCATACTCATTGCTAACGCACCCGGTGTGGTTGATGCAACGTACTACAACAATCCCACAAACGAGGGCAATATAGGTCTCCTGCTCTTCAATACCAACTCTGATGATGTGTTCCTCAGTGCAGGGACCAGGGTGGTCCAGGGGATATTTGCAGAGTACTACCTTGCTTCAAATGACAGTACTCTAAATGACGCCAGAACCGGCGGGTTTGGATCCTCAGGTGCATGATATTGCGGTAAAGGAGGTATCGGTATGCCAGCAACAAAGCATGTTTATCAGTTCAATCTAGTGGTATCTCAGGATGCGAGGTCTAACATACATGTCGACCTCAAGCAGTTCGTAGAGGAGCTGCGCGACAAACCTGTTTATACAATCCGCTCATACGAGAACGGGGAGATAGAATTCAGTCCCCGTCCGGTTGGCCAGGTCATTACCGTTATGACGAATGAGCAGACAGGGGCCACAACAGCGCTCATCTCCCTGGACAGCTATATCAATCCCAAGCTGTTCACCATTGAGCCCCTGTTTGAGAAGTCCAGTGACGACGATACAGCGCGCTTGAACCGTCTCGTCTTAAGACCGGAATCACAGCCGGGCTTCATGTACTTCGTCCTGGATACAGAGGAATATCCAAGGGTTGAAGATATGTTTAGCGCCGATACACTGGACACATAACTCAGTCCCGGGGCGCAGAGGTGCCCCGGGTATGTTTCTGAAAGGAGGTTTCGGTATTGCGCATCCTGTTCTTCACTGACACGCACATACGGTTTTTCTCGCCTGTCAATCGCAAGGACAATTTCCAGGAAGCCATCTTCACGAAGCTTGAAGAGGTTGTCCAAATCGCAAATGAGCACAATGTTGACCTGGTAGTGCACGGTGGCGATCTGTTTGACAGATATGACGTCACAAACAAACTGCTTGGTCGCACGGCCGCACTGCTACGCCAGTTCAAGTGCCCCATATATGTCCTGCCGGGCAACCACGACATAGTGGGCTACTCGGTAGAAACTCTCCCCTCTACCTCGCTTGATGTCCTAGCCAAGAGCGGTGTTATAAAGCTGCTGCTTGAACCGCAAGTGATAGACGATGTGCTCCTCTACCCTATTCCCTCCTCTGCTGATATACCGGAGTCTTCATACAGAATAGAGAGAGGTGCGGCCAGGGTTGTTGTGATTGTTGCCCACGACAATCTCCTACCCCAGCCGGTGCATAAAGATATCCCGCATAAGGTGATATCTGATTCCCTGTCCAATGCCGATATCGTGCTCTTGGGTCACTGGCATCCGGGCTGGCCGGAGCCGGTAAAAGCCGGTTCAACGCTGTACGTCAATCCCGGTTCGATTGCGCGTCTGGACATCGGCCCTGGCTCGAGGGACAGGCGCGTACAGGTGGTACTGATAGACATCAACGATTCCGTATCCGTGCAGTATGTTCCCCTTTCCTCTGCCAGGCCCTATGACGAAGTGTTTGTTGAGGTATCCAGCAAGCACACAGCGGACCTTGAGGATGTAGGCAAGGCGATAAATACGGCGTCATCCGACATACCGGTAGTTGATGTCTTTTCAATGCTTGCCGAGATGGACGTGCCGGATGAACTGCGTGCTGTCATCAACGAAAAGCTGGACACAACCAGTCAGGCGTCAGATGCCTGTTGGACATCGGACCTGGTGCACATATCGGAAGTTGAGCTTACCAACTTCCAGAGCCACGCTGATACTAAACTGAGATTAGCACCCGGGCTCAATGTCATAGTTGGCCCAAGTGACAGTGGCAAGAGTGCTGTCCTTCGGGCGCTGTGGTGGCTGTTCTACAATAAACCCAAGGGTGCAGACTTTGTGCGGATAGGCAGTAAGAGCGCATCGGTAAAAGCTGTATTCTCAAGCGGGTCGTACATTGAGCGTTCAAGGACGCGGTCGTCATCGGGAAGCTATACCTATCGCGTTCCCGGTTCAGAGCCGGTGGAGCTTAAAGGGTTTGGCTCGACGCTCCCGCCAGAGGTAGTATCAATACACAAGACGCCGCTTCTTACCATTGCCGGCGAGGATGTTTCGATAAACATAGCCCGTCAGTTTGACCCGCCGTTTATGCTGGGCTCGGGCCCGTCGTTCACCATATCCCTGCTTGATGTTATGACGCGCAATGACGTAGTGTTTGAGGCTATAAAGCAGCTTAAGGCAGAGCTGCAGGCAACCAAGACCGTACTGCCGCAGTACCAAGAGCTGCTTGACAAACAGAACAAAGCGATAGCCTCTTTAGAGCAGTTGCTTTCTCTGTCGGACCGTGTCGAACAGATTGAGCATGAGCTTATGCGACTGGTGGACGATTGCCGCAAACTGATACGTATACGTGATTTGTATAATGGGTGGATTAAGTTGAAAGAAAGCTCGGCGGAACGGCTCCAGGCGCTTCAGGAGCTTCAGGCAAAAGCTGAGCGGCTGGATCGAATGTTGCAGGAAGCGGAGCGCGCCGCGGCACTGCTCAGCTCCAAGCACGTACCGTTTGCGCAGGGCTATAACCAGCGCATTGCCCAGCTGAGACGACTGCTGCCGCAGCTCTCCACAGCCCAGCTCGCAAATGCGTACAAGTGCTACGTTGAGCTTATAAGTGAGCTGAACGTGTGTCCGCTGTGCGGCGGCGTGGTAAACACCTCAGGCATCATATCCGAGATAACATCGCAGTATGAGGCAATTGTAGACCAGGTCAACAGAATTGCAAAGGAGGTCATGGGAATGACGGCAAAGGAGATTAAGACCGCCGGCGACGACGTCATGCTAAAGGTCAGGGCACTCAGGTCGAACTTTGAGTCGGCATGCGCCAACCTCAACTCCGCAATAGCGGTCGCCGCTGCTAACATAGACGAAGCGAAGAAGCTTGAGCAGCAGTGTCAGGAGGAGTTTGGTGTTGACATTACACAGTTCGAGACGCTCATGAATGACATGCAGAAGAGCATTGAGCAGCAGCTCGGGCGTATCCAGCAGGAGCTTGAACAGCTCAAGCAGCAGTACACGGCTCTTCTTTCTTCGGTCAAGGAACAGGGGGTGTTGTAAGGTGGACGAACTGCTTACACATATAGAGAAGCTCAAATCGGAGCTGGACGGCATGCGCGCCGTCCTTTCCCACTACTCCGACTCACTCTCTTCTGTTCGAACAAAGAGAGATGAGCTGAAGACTCAAATCGACTCCCTTGAGCAAAGGGTTGATGCTCTGCAGCGCGCTTCAGCACTGCTTCAGTCGTTGAGCAACCTCTCACGCGAGCGCGTGTCCAAACACCTGAGCGAGATCGTATCCACTGCACTCCAGTACGTCTACGGTTCAGACTTCAAGTTCGAGCTGGAGCTTGTCACGGACAAGCGCGGTAACACCACTGTTGAGTACTATGTCACAAGCGGTGATGGGATACGTACCAGGCCGCAGGACTCACGCGGCGGTGGTGTGGTGGACGTGATAAGCATAGCCTTGCGGATAGGCGTCCTGCTGCTTATGAACAATCCTCCCCTGCCGGGGCCCATCATCCTGGACGAGCCGGGCAGGCACCTCGATCAGGAGTCTGCTGTGAGGTTTGCCGAGTTCCTCAAGTACATCTCTTCCACCACTGGGAGGCAGTTCATAGTGGTCACGCACCACGAGGCAATGCTGCCGTACGCTGATGCGGCATATGTTATCGAAAAGTCGGGTGATATCTCAACAGTGTCGGAGGTTGATGTCAATGGCGGCTAAGACCTACCGCCGGGTTGAGCCGGCGTACAGAAAGGATGGCAAGTATGTCTGTCCCGAGTGCCTGTCCAGGCAGAGCCTTGAGATTGTCAACTACAACACGAAAGACAAGCTGTTTCTATTCGTCATACGCTGCAAGAAATGCTGCACTGAATTCCAGGTCTTAAAAGACGTATGAGGAAGGAGAGCAGCTATGTGGCGCTGCTACAAGCGCCGGGAATCGTACGGTTTCCCCGGGCTACCTACTCTATACACAGTTATCGTTAGGTTTTACCTGGACAGAAACGGCAACCCTGTGCACCACAGCCTCGACGGCCCGGCGGCAGTAGTGATTAACGATAAGGGTGAAGTTATACACGAACAATATCTGATAGAAGGCCGCTTGATACGCAAAGATCAGTTCTTTAAGGAGGTATGCAAGCTTATGGCACGTACGCGATGTCCACTGTGCAGGGCAGCAACAGATATAGACCTGGACACTGTTGAGACGGACACCATACAGTGCCCGGTATGCGGTGAAACGACCGATACTGCTCTATGGCGCGAGGCCAACCGTGATCCGTACGCATTCTTCGACGCGCAGGACTTGTGCGACTGTGGCGGCGAGTTTTGGTACACCATCTCTAACGACAACTCGCCATGTATTAAATGCGACAGATGCGGCAAAGTCCGAGATCCACGGAAAGGAGCTGGTATACTTGGGACGGAGTAACAGTACCAAAAAGGCTAAGCTCTATGTGTTCCCAGGTACTAAGGAGGATAACACCGGCATGTCGGGGCCGGTGTGGAAGTCACCACGGCTCTACCGCTGTAAGGATTGCGGCAATACCAGGCTGTTTTACGGCCATACCGTTGTTCCTGCCGTGCTTACCGTAGCAGCCGTCAGTCCGTTTCACTATGACGTAATGGAATATGCCATTCCGGAAGAGGAAGAGGTCGATCATGTGGTAACCACGTGTGCGGAGTGCGGCTCGTCAGATGTGGAGACGTACGAAGTCGATGTCAAGACTATGGCTATACACAATGTCGCTGATAAAGAAGGTGTATGGTCACACCTTATGCTCAAGACCGACGCGCTGCCGCCGCACGAACGTGATGTGGTGCGCGGTGCAGACGGTAACTGGTACGTAGGCTGCGAGCGCACTCGTGATTATCTCCTGTTCGGTAGGTTCCAGGAGCAGAACAAAGACCGGGACGAAAAAGAGTAAGCAAACACTTGTTCGTGTTTCGATATTGTGATATAATTAGCGGGAGGGGTGTCGCGTGAATCTGGCGCAGCTGAAAGACGAGGTCAAGAACCGGGTAGACATTGTAAAGCTTATAGGCGAGACGGTGGAGCTGAAACGAATGGGCAGCCTTTACGTGGGAATATGTCCTTTCCCGCACGGCTACAAGAACGGCAGGCCGGTTTATGACAGTAAGCCGAGCCTTACCGTGTATCCCGAGCAGCAGACGTACTACTGCTACGGCTGCGGTGCCGGTGACGGCGTGAGCGTCAACGGCGGAGCAAGTGACGTGATAGGCTGGATACAAAACCTGCACGGCGTGGATTTCAAAACAGCACTGTATTTCCTTGCCGACTATGCTGGCATTCCCTGCTCGCCTGTTGAGCCTACGGGCAAGGAAGATGTTATTGCTAGGCTACAGGAAACTACACGCCGCGATCTGGAGTACCGACAAAACCTGCTGTCGAACAAGGAGGTTCTTGATTACCTTGCCAGCCGTGGTGTAGATGAGGAGTTGATACACTACGGCAGACTCGGGCTGGTGCGTGATACCGGCAGTTCGCTCCTGGACGGTCGCCTATCTTTCGGTATTGCCTCGATCTCCAATCCGGAATACACGGCAGGTATGGCGTACAGAGCTTTGGACGGCTCACTCCCGAAGTACGTTAACGACAGATTGAGCCCTGCCTTCAACCGCCGCAGCTCACTCTATCTGTTTGCACAAAACCTGGAGTACATAAAGTCCTCCAGAAGAGTCGTCTTGGTTGAAGGCTACTTTGACGCTCTTGTACTGTATAAGGCCGGCATCAAAGATGTCTGCTCATCACTCGGCACACTGGTCACGCAGGACCAGGTGTCGATTATAAGCCGCTACGCTAAAGAGGTGGTTGTGTGGTTTGATGGTGACCACGCGGGTATGCAGGCAACGCTCAGAGCTGTGCAGATGCTCATCAAGGCAGGCGTGAAGGCGCATGTCATCAATGTCCCGGGGCTGGATCCTGACGGATTTGCATTGTCGTATCAGGGAGGCCTGGCGCGGTTTATAGACAATGAGAAGCAGTACGCACTTGATTGGCTGTTACAGCTTGCCGCGAAGGAATACGCGGCAATTGCCGAGGAAAAACTACGCATTATGAAGATGCTCAGCCCTGTGCTTCAAAGTGTGCAGGACCCGCTCGAGCTGGCGATATACAGTAGTAAGGTGAAGGATATTCTTGGGACATGTTGACTTCGTGTTCCTCAAATGTTATAATATGCTTAACGGGGTAACTTCCTATGCAAGGTTAGTCCTCTGTTAGCAGAGAGATATGGGAAGGGGGTTTGGTTACTTTAAACAGCTAGGAGGTCGAAATTATGAGCAGGGGTGTTGTTAAGACTTTAGCCGCAAATACCACCTCCATGACGATACTGGAGGCGCTGCGGCAAAACAGCATTAACGGTAGGGTAAAGATATCGGTGCGAGACCTATCCCAGATCACGGGGCATTCACATTCTACTGTACATCGTGCACTGCAGCGGTTGCGTTTTGAGGGCTGGATAGACATTATACCATCGGACAGAGTAAACGAGCCTGATACCATCGTTATCAAGCGCAAGCCTGACACAGTCCAGTCTTTGACGGAAAAGCTGACGCACGTCATGCAGCAGATGGAAGCTAACATGGAAGAGGCGCTGTCTATTATTCCAGTTCTGTACCAGGCCGTCTCGGCCTCAAAGACACGTTCCTCAGACGAAGTGCTATCCCTTCTACGCGATGCCGTTGCCAGCTGCAGTATGCTCCCCGGTAACTTATGCAGTGTCGTCTTTGACCTCTCCAAACTGCCACCAGATGTTGCACGCTACATCTCCTCTTTAGGGAGGGCTGATGATAACGACTAAAGGGGGAGTAATAGGTGATAGTAGATCTGGAGTACGAGACATTCTCACATCTCTTACACTGTGATATGCGCATCACACGCTGTTCCAACTATACTAATGCCCTGGTGTCCAACCTCATCAGGTACTCTGGTGAGATGGAAGAGCTGCTGGACACCAGGTTGTACGTAAGGGATTATTTTTCACAGGTAATCAGACTGCTGCCGTACCATGTGTCGCTGGCAGATGCCATCTCTAAACACTCCCATGATATCCTTGTACCAGATCTCATCTATGCATCACCCGAGGCTCTGCCAGGGCTCAATATTCTAACTGACATATTCCCCTTTGTTGAGTACAAGCTTTTCAGGTCCATCTACGATATGGAAAAGGAGGTACTGCGTCTCAATGGAAAAGAACTGGGAGAACAAGGTTCAGGAGATAACCTCTCAGATCGAGTCCTTGTACATACCTTCCGACCCATCCCCATCGACATTGATTGCGCTGCAGAGCAATTTAGACAGGTTGCAAACATCACTCAGCCTTGAGCACACGCTGCTCAAGGCTGAGCTGTCTTCACTGAAAGAGCAGCTCAAGGTCCGGTCCAAGATTCTCTACCTTGAGGTCAAGGACCAGGCAAAGACCGAGAAAGAACGGGAGGCACTCGTCTACAAGAGATTGATGGAAGACTTCAGGTACGGCGAATACGACGTGTTCACCGCCGTCAGTATTCTTGAAGGCCAGGTTGCATTCCTAGAGACTGCACTTTCGCTTATATCCTCCAAGACACAAAGGCTGATAACCATTCTTGGATCCATGAAGCTGGAACAAGCTATTATCTCCGCTGACCAAGCTGTTTCATCAAACGTATCCAAAATGGCACGTACAGCATGAGGTGTTCTTCATGAACTGCGAGGGATGCGTAAACACCGATAAGTGTTATCGATGCAAGAATGGAAGCCTGTACAAGGCTGAAAAGAAGCGTCTGCCGCTCAGAAAGGTATCTCCAAACAAAACCTCAACTCCGTGGCGCAAGCTGGAGCACCAGGTAGCTGAGACTCTCACGTCTTGCGGCTACCAAGCCAAGCTGCAGCCGGCGTCGGGCAGCAAATGGTACGCTCCCGGCGACGTCATATCATCTGACTTCCTTGTTGAATGCAAGTCTCATCCCGTCTCGGCACGCGGTGAGAAATATCACACGATAACCAAGGAGCAGCTCAAGAAGATTGAAGACGAGGCGGCAGTCAGCGGCCGCCTTCCGATATATGCGTTCCAATTCAAAGGTGATACCGAGGTTTACGTCGTCATGAAGATGGACGTACTAGAAGAGATTCTGCAGGCTACCCGGAAGGGTATATAATTTTATGCCCATGTGTCCCGTATAGGAGACAAAGTATCACAACAAGGAGGACGGCGCTATGCTTACAACCCGGACATTTGAAGAGGACTTAGCAAGAGAGCTTGTAGACTCGTACATTACGGAGCGTGACTGGAGGGTCAAGGAGAACGCCAACTCTACCTTCTCTCTTCAGTCTCTTAACCATTATCTTGCCTCAAGACTGATTGCAACATACTGGCTGAGCGAGGTATACCCAAGAGATATTGCGGACGCTCACAGGAATGGTGATTTTCACATCCACGATCTGGGTTCTTTGTCGAGTTATTGCTGTGGGTGGGACCTGTATCAGCTGCTGGAGGAAGGGTTCAGGGGCTCGACGATTGGAGCTATCAGCGACCCACCCAAGCACTTTAGGACTGCCCTCGGACAGATAGTCAACTTCTTCTTCACCCTGCAGGGCGAGGCAGCGGGGGCGCAGGCTTTTGCTTCGTTTGATACCTACCTCGCTCCGTTCGTGAGGGCTGACAAGCTAACGTACGAAGAGGTCAAGCAGGCGCTCCAGGAGTTTCTGTTCAACATGAACGTGCCGATCCGCGCTTCGTCGCAGGTGCCATTCACAAACATTACGCTGGACCTTAAACCTTCCCCTGCCCTTGCTAATCTACCTGCTCTTGTCGGCGGCAAGCCGTACGGTTACTACGGCGAGTTCCAGAAAGAGATGGACATGATAAACATGGCCCTTGCGGAGCTCATGCTGGAAGGTGATGCGCTTGGCCGTGGCTTCACATTCCCAATCCCCACATACAACGTCACTCCGGACTTTGACCCATCCAACCCAGTTGTGCGTAAGGTATTCGAGCTTACTGCTAAGTTCGGGAGTCCCTACTTTGCCAATTTCATATCCTCAGACATGAAGCCTGAGGACGTCAGGTCAATGTGCTGCCGGCTGAGGTTGGATGTTTCCGAGCTCAAAAAGAAAGGGGGCGGACTATTCGGAGCAAACCCCTTGACTGGATCCATTGGCGTCGTGACAATCAACCTGCCGCGCCTCGGGTATTTGTCGCAAACCCGTGAGGAATACTTCCAGCGTCTCGGTGAACTAGTAGACCTTGCGGTGGAGTCTCTCAACATTAAGCGTACGGTAGTTGAAGATCTTACCGAGAGAGGCTTGTACCCATACTCCAAGCATTACCTCAGACAGGTCAAAGAGGCCCGCGGTTCATACTGGGCGAACCACTTTGGCACCGTAGGAGTTGTGGGAATGAACGAGGCATGCCTCAACCTGCTCGGGGTGGGTATAGCGCACCCGGACGGCTACCAGTTGGCCAAGGATACTCTCCTGTTTATCCGTGAGCGTCTTGTAGAGCACCAGAAGAAGCACGGCTTAATGTATAACCTTGAAGCCACGCCTGCCGAAGGCACGTCCTACAGGCTTGCGCGTATAGACAAGAGGATGTATCCTGATATCATAGTTGCCAATGAGGAGGCTTACAGGGGCGGCGTAGAGCCCTATTACACCAACTCCACAATGCTTCCCGTCGGCTATACGGATGACATATTTGAGCTCCTCGAGCATCAGTCGCCGCTCCAGTCGCTCTATACCGGTGGTACGGTGTTCCATATGTTCATCGGCGAGCGGCAGCCAGACCCCGAGGCCTGCGCATCACTCATACTCCGTGTATTTTCCAACTATACCCTGCCCTATATGTCCATAACACCGACGTATTCGATCTGCCCCGACCACGGCTATATATTCGGTGAGCATGAAGTATGCCCGACCTGCGGCGCAGAATGTGAGGTCTACTCAAGGATTGTGGGGTATTACAGAGCAACTAAAAACTGGAATGCCGGGAAGAGGGCAGAGTTTAAAGACCGCGCAACGTTTGACAAAGTCTTTGCAGGAGCGTGCTAATTATGCTGCCTTCAGTAGCAGGTTTTGTAAAGCTTTCCCTGTGCGACTGGCCGGGCCACGTGGCAGCGGTAGTCTTTCTGCAGGGCTGCAACTTCCGCTGCCCGTGGTGCCACAACCCGGAATTGGTATATCCAAAGCTCTTCCCTATTCCGCTGCCGGATGACGAGGTAGAGCGCTTTATATCCTCGCTGTCTCCGAAAGTGTATGACGGGGTGGTGGTATCGGGCGGCGAGCCCACCATCCACCCCACTCTCCCCAATCTTCTTCTGTTAGTCAAACAGAAAGGATTAAAGGTCAGGCTTGATACCAACGGCTCTAACCCAGACCTGCTCGAACGGCTCATAGCCGAATCCCTCGTGGATGAAGTGGCTATGGACTACAAACTGCCGCTTGATATGTACCACATGGTCAGCTGCGGCAGTCCCGATGCCGTACGGAGGTCTATGGAGCTTCTCGCAGAGCGCGGTAACGGGTATCTCAGGACGACCCTGGTGCCGCTGCTGCATACAGATGAGGTGATGAGCCGTATGAGAGAGGAGTTTCAGCATATCACTGGAGGACGGCTGAAGTGGGTCTTCCAGGAGTACCATCAGCCCAAGAAGGTGCAGCCTAGTGCTTTATAAAGCATCTCAGTCTTCTGGAAAGGAGTGATTTCGTGGTAACCGCTGAGCAATTGCTGGCTGATAAAGACCTGAGGGAGAAGTTAATTGCCAGGCTTGAGGTTCTAGACAAAGTCAAACAGGTTGTGACGATGTCGAATACTGAACTCATGACAGTAGAGCAGGTAGCGGATTATTATGAGGTGGGTGTCGATGTCATTAAGAAAGTCGCAGAGCGGCACTATGATGAGCTGACCCAGGACGGGTATGCCCTGTATGACCGGGAAAAGCTGCTGAGTCTTTTAAAGGGACAGAATGTCACTTTAAAAACCCTCAGGGGAAGAACAGTTGCTACCATTGACAATCAGACCATTATCATTCCCAACCGCGGCCTCCGTCTCTTCACCCGCCGCGCACTGCTACGCGTAGGCATGCTTCTGCGGGATTCCGAAGTAGCCAAGAGAGTCAGGACCTACTTGCTCGACGTGGAGAACCTTGCGACGACCGAACAGAAAATACAGGACATCCAAGAAGAGGACAGGCTGCTGCTGGCCGTCATTAAGGCTAAGACGCTGGATGAGCGGCTTGCGGCGATGAATGAGCTATACCAGTACATCGATCGCTACAAAGCACAGGTCGACTACCTGGTGAAGGAGAACAACCTCTTGGCTCGCGGCATTTCGTCCTGGCCTACCAGGCAGGCCATTAATAAGCTTGTAAGAAAGCTAGCCTATTCAAGGTACGAGGGCAACTTTAAGGCTGCGTGGGAAAGGCTTTATGACGAGCTGCTGTACAAGCACAATGTCAATGTCAGAGCAAGGATTAACCGCAAGGGCGGCCAAACCACGACACTTTTCGATGTTTTGTCAGACGACGAAGTGGTAAAGGCGTTCCAGTCGGCCCTTGTCCTGTGCAAGGAAGCGGAGATAGACGTCTCCGAGGTGCTTGCAAAGGTTGAGATTAGAGTTTAAGCGTGGCTCGGAGAAGCTCTTGTGGAGGGATGCAGATGTTCAGAAAGATCTGCCCGCACTGCAACCAGCCATCGTACAGTGCATGTATCGAAAAGGGCAGCTGGATTTGTGCGTACTGCGGGACCGACATAACGGATGCGCCCGCATCCGCAGACCTGCGGAAAACAGTAGCCGGGCCCCGCTCAAATCCCGATTCCGCTATCTCCTCGCCAACTGAAATCCAAGGCCAAAGGGGGAAGGACCGTTGAAGAAAGTATATGTTGCTCATCCATACCTAGGTCTTCCCGAGAATAGGGCACGTGTAGAAGGAATCATCATTGGGCTTATGCAAGCGTACAAGGACACTGTATTCATCAGCCCAATACACACGTTCGGTTTCCTCTACAAGGTGCTCACGTACGAAGAAGGCATGAAGCTCTGTCTAGAGCTGCTCAAAATGTGCGACGAGCTGTGGTTGTGTCCCGGTTGGGAACAGAGTCGGGGCTGCCGGATAGAGAAAGAAACAGCCGAACAGTGCGGCATTCCAATAAGGTACCTGAGCAAAGAGCTGACAGAAACTCGGGACGCCAGCTCAAGCGCGGCCTGATGAGAGCTCAGCTAGAACAACAACACGGCAAAGGAGGAATGAGTTTGCAGATAGACAGAGCGCCGCAGTTTCAGATACTTGAGTCCTGCTATGCCATACTGAACGAGAGGTATAAGAAGCCACAGACCTGCTTTTCCGCCCTTCTCCAGTGGCTTGCACACAAGCTGCGCATCCAAGGCACACATGACTATCCCACTCCAACCCTTACGCTCGACATGGAAGCGAGACTGAACAGGACGCTCGACCTTGCTGTGTTGAAGCAGGAGCCGTGGGACTGGCTTGGCGAGCTCGCCGTGAAGCTCAACCTGTTTGATTGCGTGCCCCACAGGTCTACTCTGGACGAGGTAATGGACTACGTGCAGCACAATATCCCACGCTCGATATCAAGGACAACGATCGTCTTCGACCCATCAGCCGGCACAGGCAGGCTCTTTTTCGGCATCATGCGCGCCGGTATAGAGTGCATCATGGCTGGCGCAGAGCCGTCTCCCAAGGCATATCGAATCCTGGTTGTCAACAAGCACCTGTACGATATGCCAGCCTTTGTCGTCAGAGCCGAGCTGAAGGAACCATTTGCCTCCCCCGTCTGGAATGAAGCCAATCTGTACAACCCGCTGTTCAACTTCGACAGGTCAACTACCCACCGCTTATAG